ATAACCGCCGCAAAATCCAGTGATTTTTGGTTTTTCTACCTATTCAATAAATTAAAAAGCCAATCTTTGTACTACATTGCTATCTCAGGCTCAGGTTTATCCGCTGGTCCGTCCGCCATTTCCTCATCGGGAGTATTTTCTACCTCAATTTCCGTAGCCTGCATTTGCTCCAATACGATAATGGGAGTTTCAAACATTTCGGAATATTTCTTGATCTGATCATCGGTAAGTGAACAGCTGTCCCATTCGCCGTATTCGTTCATATAATTTCCTGAAACAAAGAAAGTTCCATGTACAAGAACATTTCCCACAATACGATTAGGCTGTGAACCATTAAGCAGGAATTCATCGTTGCACCAAGCAATCGCAGTTTCTTTCGGCTCAAAATATATAGGTTCGATACACCCTCCGACTATTGCCTACATATCGTGAATATCATCGCCGATTTCCTTTTCATACGGCGCTTTTTCAGGCTCAATAACAAGTATTTTCATTTACAAAACCTCCTCATCTTCATTGCAATAATCCCACAGTGGACACTCGTTACAGTCATCATACATTGAACACGTCCTCTCTATTTCTTCCTCCGAGATGCCGCAGTCGGGACGTTCTGTTTCAGGAGCATTGCGCCATATCGTAAGCGTCACTCCGTTATCATCGCACTCCATTTCTACAACAACAGGATTTCCGTTTTCATCATAAAGTCCCGAAAATTCGGTAGTTCCGTTGGTCGTGAGTACCTGTGCAAAAATTATCTTTTTCATAAAATTATACCTCCAAAATTGTCCGTTTCATCGTCAAACAGCGAGAGCTGGCGTACCGCCTGTAATCTCTCGCTTGTATCGTAATTGGATATGAGGAGTTCCGCATACTGACAGCCGCCGTCGTATCGCTGCGCCAGATTATTCACTCTGCTGATCTCCTCAATGTGAATATTAGGTTTATCCCAAAGTTCACGGATTTCAGGACAGTCATTGTAGGAAACAAGAAACTTGCCCTTGATATCCATTAGCGAATCCCTGAGCCTAATATGATCCTTGGTTTTAAAACCAACGTCTTTGTAGTAGTTTTCAGTTGCAAAGTACGGCGGATCGCAATAAAAAAAGCTGACAGGGCGGTCGTACTGCCTGATGAGCTTTTCAAAATCCTTGTTTTCAACTACTACCTTCTGCAATCTCCTTGCCGCCAAGTCTATCATCGGAAAATCCGACCATATTGAATGCGGCTGACTTCCAAAGCTGTCAAGTCCACTTGCGTAGCTGTATCTAATAAGTTGATAAAACTTTGCCGCCCTGTCAACATCACGAAATCTGCTGAACAGACCTCGCTTGTGAAGACTAGCAATCCAATCGAAATCTTCACGAGAATCGAGGACATACCGTAGTTTGTATTTCAGCTTATTCGGCTTGTCCCTGACACAGCGATAAAGATTGGCAAGATTTCCGTTAAAATCGTTGTATACCTCAAAATCCATACCGGGCGGCTTGCGAAAAAGCACCCAGCCCGCCCCTCCGAAAACCTCGATATACCGTTCATAGTAAGGAGGAAAGCGAGCAAGCACGTCGTCCCTGAGAGCTTTTTTCCCTCCCACCCATGACATAAAACTATTCATGTTTTTCCTTTCTGCCGTATGCCAATGACAGAAAGAAAGTCGCTTTGCTAATTACAGAAGTTTTCTGTCATTGGCAAAACGACTTAATTAAATATTAGATTTTACGCTTAAATATTTGATTTTACGCTGTTTTCAACCCTTGATGATCGGATCGACGTAGCTGAAAATTATTCTTTTCTGGTCAAGATAGCCGTTGGCTTTATTGACCTCGTTGCACAATTCCTTGTACTGCCTTTCCGAAAGTACGGGCTTTGTGACTCTCAGCATTGCAGGAATACTGCCGAGACAAAACTTGAAGTCCACTTTAGCTTTAATTCTGTTTGTGTGCATCACTTACCTCCTTGTCCAGACGTGCGATCTCTTTTTCAGCAGACTTAAAAGCCGCAGCAAGACTGCCGACCGTCAATCCGATAACCCCTCCGATTATCATTCCTATGAATAAATACGTCATTACATCATCTCCATTCCTAAATCTTCGGTTTCTTCCTTAGGACTGCAATCTTCATTCTGTTTTTGTTCATTTTCTGAAACAAAACCGCCAAGTCTGTTTGGAACATAATCGGAAAGCCATGTACCGCCGAACTGCTCGTGAGTCTGCAATCTCCACATCGCAAGTTTACCGACATCAAGCTGAACGTCATCAAACGGAAACAGCAGACAGGTAAGATTTTCATTTTTAAAAGTATATGCTTTTTCAAATCAACTTTCGTTCTGCAATATTCCGCTTTCCGTCAGCATATCGTTTATACCGTCAACCCATTCTTTAAGGTCGCCGCCGCAGCCTTGTAAAACAAGCCCATCGCTGTCATTCATTTTTCTCAGATCGTGTAAAGAAACGCTTATTATCTCCATTATTGCAAAACCTCTTTTCCATAATATTTTTTGAGCAGATTTATGACGAACTGCTGCCCTTTTCCTGTAACGAACGTCTGCTGATAAGTCTTTGTCATAGTCGCAGTTTCAAACACCGACTCCTTGACCGCAAAATATCCTCGGTCGATAAACGCCTGATAGGGGAGATTATTCGCCATAAGAACGCCTTTTCCTTTGAGCCAGCCGTAAAGCTTGTTCCTGCCGACGGGGATATTTTCGGCTCTCGCAAGCTTCGCCATAGCGTTCATGTCGATAAGATTATCGGTATTTGACACCTGATTCGCAAACTCCACCAGCGGCTGATCGTGGCGGATACGTTCATTCAGCTTGTTGATAATGGTCATTTGAAGTCGGAACAGGTCACGGTATGGCTCGTCGAGAAAGGGGAGATAGTTTTTGATGAACATATCCTCGTTGGAAACGTAGCCGCCGGTGCGTCTGATGGTGGGGAGGACTTCGGCGGTCACCCAACGCCTGAACTCTTTGGCTCTCGGCATTTTGCTTGAGAGAACTAAGCTGTAAAAGCCGCTTTCATTGATAATAGTGGTCTTGCTCTTGTAATTTGAACCACTGTCGGAAATCACGACGGTGGTTTTATCCTCGGTATCCACATGACGTGAAAGAGCGTCCCTTGTGTTGGAATACCCTAAAATTTCCGCAACATCTTTTCCTACAAGCCACGGTTCGCCGTCCTTAATGACTGTTCTCACTTTTCCGAATTCGTCATTTTCAAATATTTTTATCATATTCTTCATTTGCGTTTTCCTCCTCGTCAAATTTCAGTAAATTTCTTGCAATAGCTTCAACCACATTTACCGTAATTGAATTTCCTGCCTGCTTGTAAAGCTGTGCGTCGGACATACCTGCTTCAGCGACTTTTTCAAACTGCTCTTTTGTAAATCCCTGCAATTTCCAGCACTCCACAGGCATAAGCCTGCGGATTCTGCCTTTGTGTACTATTCCGTGTCTGTCCGTAACCGTGAGCGTAAACATCGGTTCATTAGGTTCTTTTATTCTGCGACCGTTCTGTCGGGTAGTTTCCTTAAATGGGTTGATTATCGCCCTAGGAGCTTCTTCAAGCACTCCCGAACGTTCGCCTTTGTGAGTTTCGTTTGTTACTCCCAAATCCATTCTTGTATGCAGACATCGGGCATTTTCTGTAATCTGCGGATTTTCGTTCAAATCACAAAAAACAGCGGAATGTTCTCCTCTATGATGAGATACTCCGCTGTTCTGACGTGCGGTAACACATCTTGCAATGTCTGTCATCTGAGGATCGGGATTGCAGTCTATGAAATAAAGTCCCGTTTTACCGCCCATGCCGCCCGAACCGCTGCATTGCGTAACAGCCGTGCCGTCTGTGGAATAAACTCTCGAACCCTGACTGCCGCCTATCAGCTGTTCAGGTTTTCTTTTTTCGCAATTTTCCTCATCATTTCCTCCGAAAGCCAGTATTTCTGAGGGACATTTGTCTCCAAGATATCCGATAAGGAACAGCCTTCTTCTTGACTGCGGTATTCCGAATCCGGCAGAGTTAAGCACGCGCCAGCACATACTATACCCCAGTTCAGAAATCTTTTCAAGGATGATTCTGAAACATTCCCCCTGTGATATACCAAGCAGGTTGGGTACGTTTTCAGCGATAAAGTAACGGGGGCGCTTGGCTTCAAGGATTTGGATATAGTTAAAAAACAGGTTTCCTCTATCGTCCTCAAAAGCGAGTCTGCGCCCCGCGACACTGAACGATTGGCAGCACGGGCCTCCAACGAGCAGATCAAAATCCGGCATATTTCCGTAATCGATTTTTGTGATGTCCTCATAAAAAATTTCCCCCTTTGTGTCATACAGCGTTCTGTAGGCTTTCTGTGCGAATCTGTCAATTTCACACCATCCGACGCACTCAAACCCGCCTACTTTTTCAAAAGCCGAACGGAACGCTCCTATTCCTGCAAACGCTTCGAAATATTTTATCATTTATCACCGTTCCTTTCCTTTTTGTAATAAAAAAACGGCTAAGTCTTTTTCAAAACTTAACCGTTACATTGACATATTCATTTCTTCGTTTTCTTCAAGATCTTCCGTTTCTGTAATTTCCTCGCACTCAATATTTTCCTCTGTTTGCTTATCAATCTGACTCTGTTCCTGAGCGATTTTATGGAACTTATCCACATCGGGGATAACCCCAAGCGTTCTTCCGTTATCAAATTTACAGTGCAGAGTACCCGCATCGTCCACAAATTGAACTATGCCTTTAGTACCTGGTGGAATCGGACGGGGATCGTTATCCATACTGTCAAGGCATATCCGAGTTCCTTCGGGATATCTCTGCCTGAGCATTTCTACCTTCTTTTCGTTGTAAATCATATAACACCTCACATCGTCATTCCCATATCGGGTTCTTCGGTCATGTCCTCGGTCTGACTGCTGTTCATTTTTTACTTGATCACCTCCAGTCGTTTTAGATTCCCTTTTTATAGTATATTTGTTATCAAGCCTCCTTTGAAATAAAAAAAGACCGCTTTGTCGTTTATCACATTTCGTGATATTTGACAAAACAGCCTTCTAAACTTTGTGAATGTTTTTTCATAAAAAATCGGCAGGCTTAGAGCAAAATATACTCAAAGTCTGCCGTTATGTTCGATATTTTTTGTTGTGTAGGGTTCGACTCCCTTTTTTTCGTGAAAACTGGTGAAAAGCATCCACGGTTTTACATTAAAATTTTTTGTTTTCTAAATATCAAAAAAGCCCGTAAACACGGGCTTTTTAAGGTGAGTATCCATTTGGTATCACCAATATGGTTGCGGGAGACCGCAACATATTTTTCCCACGATACTTTTCAAATTTTTATACTTTTTTCAAAGATAGAAAAAAATCAGCCGAAATGATAAATATATGACACGAAATTTGCACACGCTAAAATTTTGCTCTGAAAATATGTACAAAAAGCAAGTCTATATTTGTGCAATCCTACAAAATTCAATGTTATCTATATTTTTGTTATCTAACTGCTTGACTTTTGCTAGATAACATGGTATACTATAATCACAGACAAGAGATGAGACTTGAAATCAAAAATTAATTTTTTCGGAGGTACAAAATCATGAAAATCACAGGCGTAAAAAAAGCAGTAGGAACTTTTAAGAGAGCTAATGAGGGCGGCTTCTATCGTTCAACAATGGGTGTGTTGATGGTTGATTGCTCAACAGGTTATGTATGGTGTGACGAATTAACATGTGACTCTTGGGTCAACTACGAAGATAAGAATATCGCTTACTTGGAATGGGACGGGGAAGCCACTATGAAGAACATCAAGGCGGCAGCCGAAAGAATGTGCGCAGAACATATCGCATAAACAGCCCTGACGAGTATCTGAAAATTGATACGAAACGCCCGAAAGGGCGTTGGCTGGAAAGCAAAATAAAATTTGAAAGGAACTGATAACATGAGTAAATTAAAAGACATGAGAGAAACGAGAGGCATGACACAAGAGGAGCTGGCAAAGAGAATAGGTTCTGTCAGAAGCTATATCTGCCGTCTGGAGAGCGGTGCGCAGGATATCAATTTTATCCAGGCTAGCACACTGGGGCGTCTATGCACGGCACTGGACTGCAAGCCAGAAGATTTGCTGGAAGCTGACAGTTTTGAGTTTGAAGAAATTAATGGTGAAAAGCGACTGATAGTTGATGGGCTGTATAGCCCCGAAGGCAACTATTTGCTGGTAAAAATCAAGAACCGCACATATCAGCTGAACATGATTGATTTTTCAAACGTCAATGATGTATCAAAATATCTGATACCACGTGGAAATGTCAATGTCCCACGAAGCGCAGTGGAATTTGACAAAAAAGCATACTGGATTTATAAAATGTCTCCTCGTGACGGCGTGGAAGTCAAAGTCCTCGACCCTATCAGCCCAGAGGATTGGAAGACGCTAGTTGAAAAACTAGGGCTGACCGATAACGACATTTCAGATGAATTTGAGGTTGTCAAGGGTAAGAACTATGGCGAAAAGTGTGAGAAACACTACGTTTGCAGGCAGATAAGACTTACCACCCCGAAAAATTCGGTTACAATCGAACGAGAATTGAAAAAGCACGGCATAGAAGCGACAAATGTAAATATCGACAGAATAAACGTTAGGGTGAAGTGAATGGCAAAAAAGAACAAGTCAGAAAAGCTATTACCCGACATGGTGGTGGCTGATAACATCGAACTGATACGGCATATCGGTCACACAGCGACCCACACGGAGATAGTTGACACCATGAGAGCATATGCGTTCGACACGTTCATTCGCAGGTATAGTTTCGACTATGCCTGCGAAAAAGCTAATGCGTATCTGCTATCGGAAGAGGGATTGAACAACCTGTGTGTGCTGAAATGTATAAATAACTGGTATTATGGTGGACGCCAGATATATGTTTTTGATGATGATTTTGCCAGCCTGCTGAGTAGTCAGGGCAAGTCAGATTTGCACATCAGTACAGAAACGTTGACGCAATTGCCGTGCAAAAGTTTTTATGTTCAGCGTAAATACCAGGATAGTCTAGGATTTTTCGTTGATATCCAGGACAACGATATCTGCATAGCTGAATTTTTTGACGGTGATCGTCCAGACGGATTTGTAATGCGTTTCACGGCTGATGATACCGTTGAGGGTATTCTGCAGAAAATGGTGGGTGCTGAAACCACCATTGATGACAGCTTGGCAGCTGAATATGCTGAAATGCTGCAGTTCATTGTCTACCTATCAGCCGTAAACGCTGAAATCACACCTGTCACGAAACGACAGGCACAGAAGGAGACCGCCGCACAACATCCACAGAAGCCGTCTGCACAGCCCCAAAAATCAGCCGTAGCAAATGTAGGATACCGCATAGGAATGGCTGTTCGCAAGCACAGGCAGGCTGAAAGCAGTGCCAGCTATCAACACAGCCCACAGGGACACGGCGCACCAAAAGCGCCGCACATCAGGCGTGCACATTTCCACGGTTATCATACCAACAACGGCTATCGTGTAAAATGGCTGAATACGATTTTTGTAAACGCTGAACGTGACGGCGGAGATATCAGTACCGTTCACAAGGTTCTGCAATAACTGCGTATCGCAATAAAAAAAGCCGCCAGGGCAAACGCTCTGACGGCTAAATTTATGCGAATTTTATGCGAATTTTATTCGACTATTTTTTGATTTTTTCACGCAGTTTTTTGATGAATTTCTTTCCTGCAAGGCCGTTCGGCTTATAACCCCAACTTTTCAGACGGTTGTTTATAGCACTGACAGTGCCTTTGCCGATGATTGCATTATCGTCCAGCTTTGCACCGTCAAGGATCAGTAACTGTTTCAGGGCATACGACCCGTCTGTGCTCGCACCTTTCTTATAGCCTTTTGTTTCCAGTGTGGGTGGATTGATAGCGTTCTGATTTTTCGGTCTCAGAACGCCCAAAACGTGGTTATAGTTGTGATAGACACGTGTGCATGGGTCATTTCTGCCCAGCCAGTTCTGATCGTAGCTGTAGAAATATTTTGTGTTGCCTTCGCCTGTGGCAATCGCAACGTGACCGATGCCACCGTTCAGACCGCCGCCCCACACTACTATGTCGCCCTTCTTTGGCACAAACGACGGCGTGTTTTTTATCTTTGTGAAATAGCCCTTGACCGCCTGCTTGTCGAAATCTTCGTAAATCTGTTTCGCATACATACCTGTGAACATACCGCACCCGACAACATCACGGTTGTACTGGTTTGCCAGGTCAAAACATTGTACATCGTATGCTTTGTCAAAATCAATGCCCTTGCCCTTGTACTTTTTTACGAATTCGTCGAATGTCATAGTTAGTCCTCCTTGTCTTTGTCTTTAAAAACTCCGAATTTTTCCACAACCTTGTTTATCCAGTGCGCCTGTGGATTTATTTCACCATAGTTTTCCAGTATGGAAACTATCTCCATGGCAAAAATATATCCGAAAACAGCTAGTGCAGTTATAGTGCCTGCAATGCCTGCCAGTTCGCTGTGTCCGTAGTAGTGACCTAGCTGCTCAAAACCGATTTCCGAACCGATAGCCACGCCCATGACAACTATCTCAGCTAGCTTGTTCAGACCGCCCTTTCGCATTTTCGATGAACGGACATCACCCTTGCAATAGGCTTTTATCCAGCCTGTGGCAAAATCAGCCAATGCAAGACCTATCACGATTATCAGCATGATTATGTATTTCACTTCACTACCTCGCTTTCATATTTCTCTCCAGTGATTTTCTCATACTCTTCAGCCGTGATCCACTTACCGACAGCGGCGTGTACCATAGCAACCGACCACAAACGGGTGTCATAGTATCTCTTGACCTTTGCATAGTTTTTACTCATCGCCGCTCACCTCCAACTCAACACCGTTCAGCATAGCCAGAAAATCAATGTTTGCCTTTATTCTGTCTATCTCGGTGACCTTTGGTTTGTTGAAATTATCTTCCGTCAGCCCTGCGGCTTTCAGCATTTCTTCTTGCAATTCTGTCATGTTGTACCTCCCACTTCACTCAGTTTCACGATATACTCTTCTTCCGACGGCACTGGTATATGGTAATTATCGTTACTGTTTTTGAATGTTACTGAACCGCCTGCTTCGACTTCGACGTTCCGCAGAAAATCATCAGGGATAATGTCGGAAATGTCGGTGACGATAGGGTTCGCTAGTTCATAATACATTATTACACCTGACATTGCCTGCTTAAATGCGGTTGCATCGGTGTAGGTGGAATCTTTGACCTGAATTTGTGTAACAATAGATACCGTTCCATCTAATAGAATTGTCTTATCAACATACTCTTTAACATCTCTTTTGACAGTAAGGTATTTATCGCACAAAATATTGTGCCGCTTTTGTGTAAAATCTCCAATTTTTTTGAATTTTTTTGAGTCAACAAACGTGCTGAAGTATGTGCCGAAAGTAGGGCTAGTTTCGACCTGCCAGTTCACCGTTCCCAAATCCATACTATCTACACATTTGTAGTATTTTTTATTTTCGTAATCAACATAGTTTCGTGCCGTTCCTGCCGACCAGCCGTAGCCAGGCAGTGCCTTGATAGCTTCTGGGATTTTGTGTGCGTTGCGGTGATAGGGGGTGTAGGCTGGCATGGTATCTGATTTGTATATACCGTCCACAAGCATTATATCAAATGCGTCAGCTATTGACTGCATGGTTTCTTTGTTACCTGGGTAACAAGCCACCATAACCTGTGTTGCACCAACCATTGTACTAGAATCTGTTATAGCTCCTACAACACCCTTCGATGTTATCAGCCAGTTCGCCATCGTATTGTCATGAAAAATATACACAATTCCAAACGATACACCTGTCGGGCACGATTTTTCGTCTTTCAGAGCTATTTTTAGAGTCTTGTTTGTATCAATCTCAAAACCATAATACGGCACTAACGATACACATTTTTCAATGTCGAACAAATTCTTCCCCTGCTCGACAATTTCTGTCACCCCAGCACTGACAATTTCACCGTCAATGACCTCAGAATGACCACCTATTGACTTCACGCTCATCAGCTTTGCCCCTGTAGGAACAGTCTTGGCATACGCTGTGCTACTATCGGTCTCAAATCTATGTGTTACACCATTGCCCAAATCAAACAGTGCGTCCACACGCCTTTGAAGTTCCTTGTCTGTTAGCTTTATACGTCCTATCTCTGCCGTGTTCTCAGTGATTTTTCCGACAGCCGTAACATAATCGTCTGGCAAACTGTCAACCACGGATTGTGCTGTCTGTGCGGCAGTTTCAGCAGCTGTTCTGTCCTCTGCGACCTTAGCGGCATGGTCTGCCACTGTAGCCTTGTCGGCTGTCACCTGTTCTGCCAACGTCTGAACAGCCTGTCTGTCTGCCGCAGTGCTGTCAGCGCAGGTCTTTGCGGTTTTAGCGTATCCTGCCGTTATGGTCTTGTCAGCTTCGGTTTGCTGTGCTGATGTAGATGCTTGGGCTGCGGATATTTTAGCGTTATTCTGTGATGTGACCGCTTCAGCACGTGCGGTTTCTGCCTGCGTTGCGGACGTTTCTGCAGATGTCTGTGCTGTTTCAGCACGTTTCGCTGCCTGTCCTGCCGTGTCGGCTGATTTCTCTGCGGCTGTAGCTGATTTCTCAGCGTTTTCAGCCGCTGTTTTCGCTGTTTCTGCGGCGGTGACAGCGGTCTGCATATCTGCGTGCGCCTGCCTGCCTATGGCATCTATGCGGTCTAACGCATCCATAGCCACGTCAGGTGACGGCACGGCAACATCGCCTATAGCCGCACCTATTCTCAGGCGGAATATGCGTGATTTTTTTACTAAAATATACTCATCGCCTGACAGCTTTTTCGCACATATCTGACAGCTGACTGTCTGCGCTGAACGTAAGATATCTGCGGTAGGCGTCCACTGTCCGCCTGTGATATCGATCTCGTAGGCAGTGCCGTCGCCATAGTCGATAGTCAGCACATAGCGGTCTGCACCATCTATCTCCATGCCCTCGACAGACACTGGTCTGGCATTAGTTTCACCAACATAGCCCAGTAGGGCTGTGCTCACGACTACATTGTAGTCTTCGTTGATTTTTATGTGCATTGATATTCCTCCTTTCTATGGCTTTGTTACGATCCAGTCAATAATATATTCACCCTGTGGAACGGTAGCACTTGCACTTTCTGCGTTCGTCAGCGCTACTATCAAATTGTTGCTTGTGAAAAATGTTTCTACACACAGCCTTCTCACTTTTGGTGCCGACACCTCCCGCAGACTACAGATGATCTGCGTGTTCTGCGTCGGTGTGAACGGCAGATTCAAAGTCGTTGTGGCCAGTGTCGTCTCTGACGGTACAATAAAGGTCTGAGATCCTGCTGGCATATTCATCTTATTGATTGCATTCTGTGCAGCGGTCAATGCATCGACAATAGCCTGTCGGACGTCTCGACCTGTATATGCTTCTGCCACCTGTGTGATCTCTAAGCTGATATCAATTGCTTTTGCCATAATCATTTCTCCTATTTTCTTGATGTCATTCCACTAATCGTGTCGATTTTGTCGCCAAATGTCAGCACATTCTGCGATCTGTCATTGATGTCGATACTGGTGCCGATGCACCTCAATACCTCGTCGATGCCAAGGTAGCTATTGACTATGCGATACTTGCAGCCAAGTGCAAATCCGTCCAGCTTCTCATCAATGTCAATAGCCGATACCTCATACTGAACTTTTGCTGCTTTTAGTGCTCCGGCACATACTCTGCCTGCTTGAGACAATACGCCTGGAGTGGTGATATTGTCGAATATCATAGTTCCAGCGTGTACTCCGTACCGCTCTATCAGCTGGTCGTTGTCGATATACTTCGTTACTCCCGAAAGCGTCACACGTTCGCCCGTATCATCGTTGATGACAGCACCTAACGGATACAGCCTTGTGATGATCTCACTTGGGTCAATCGCCTGCGTGATAGATCGCATATTTCTTCCTAGTTGTATTGTTTTATTGCTGGTTTCTGAAAATTCGTTTGCTGTAAAGTCAAAAAATCTAATGCCTTTGTCGATGCGCACCCTCATTTCTCCACTGATATCTTCACCAGAAATCAGGTTTTTCGTCAGTTCTGAGAACGTGTCTTCATATCCTGGATTAAATATGTGCTGCGCTTGCGAACAACTAATGTTGCCAATATGTATCTGCTTGTACCATTCAACAGAATTATTATGTGCCGAAAGTAGTGTGGCTATATACGTTCTTATTGTGCACTTTAGCTGTTTGATAATTGGTACACTATCTTTCAGAAAACACAAACCGCCCTCGCAGACAACTTGCTTGCCAATCTCGCCACTATCGGTCATGTATGGTGATATCGTCAGTACTCTGCCATCGAATATCAGACCTTCCTTGTCGTCGTAAACCTTTATTAACGATGTCAGTTCCTTTAAATCGGAGTAGCAGCTGTTGTCGGGATATATGTTGAACGTAAAGGTGTCAATAGCGTTAATTTCTTTGGTGATGGTTCCTATCAGCTTGTTGGTTCTGACAGAACCAGTTTCGTGAAGCGTCTTTGCATCATCGAGTGTAACTAACATAGTATTTCCTCCACTAGTTCAATTTCTAATGAACCAGATCCGTATAGAGCTAAGACATTTGTGCCGGGGTTGACGACGAAATTTTGCATTCTAAACGTTGATTCAGTTTCTTTGTATAGGTTTTCTGTGAGGGTATGACCGTTAAGATCAAGCATTGTCAATCCTCTTTTGTCCTTATCGTTAGCATCTTTGCGATACCTTAAGCTCGGAACTATGTCATCTTCGGCATAAGAATAGAAGTACAGTACCCCCGGTTGGGAATGATAGCCGTCTTTGTGTGCTATGCAGGAGAGATGTGTCTGATTGAGGCAATCATCATCAAATGCAAATGTATCCCACGCTGTGTCTGCAAAGTCGTCAGAGACCTTATATGGTGCTACATCGAAAGTGACCTCGAGAGTAGCTGTTATGTCATCTTCACCAAGGCTGGTCTCAACAGTTCTACACTTGCCGACAAAATGATAGTTCTCGGAATAGTTGTCATAAATATTCTGCTGTGGAGCTTCACATAACCAGCTCTTGATCTTCTCAATCCTGCGGAGCAGTGTGACAGGTTCTGTATCAGATACGAACATCTTGTATGATACTTCGGTGTCGTCAAAATAAAAATTGCCGTCATAGTCAGACAGGTCAATACTGCCGTTGCGATAAGGTACAGTCACTTTGATCTCACGCTTCTTCGGCTCTGCAACTGTTGCACTGATTATTCTGATTTTAAAATCCTCATACGACTTTTTGCCATTAAATCTGATTTGTCGTGTCATACTGCACTACCTCTTTTCTTTCTCGCAGCTCTTTCGCCAAGCATTACATCTATAAATGGAACTGTTTCCTCTGCAATCACTTTCCCATTCGGGAATACTATCACGTTATGAATAGTCTCGGGCATTTGTCTGACTGTTGGGACGACCTGCGTGTTTTCTGTGGCGCTTGTTGCTGCTTTCTGCGTGATACTGTGGGCATATGATCCATTATATACCGACCTTGCGACTCTATTCGTATCGCTGTATGTATTGCGCATATTCTCTGACAGTATCTTGTCACCAGTATTAGTATAGGCTTTGATTATATCGTCCTCTGATGACTTCCAGCCTTGGATCTCACCCTGCGCATTCATTTTCGATATATTTTCAAATGCCTTTGAAGGGGAGTGTATATCATATACCCCCTTGACCGCCGCAAGCACTGCGTTCGCTCCACTTGTTGCGGTATCAATGACAGACTGCTGTGCAGACAGTATGCCTTGCTGCATACCTAACATCATTGCCGCACCCGTCTGCTCCCATACATCTGATATCTGGCTTATTTGGTCGCGTTTCAGAAGCGTCTCTATGGTACTATCATACTGCTGCCTGAGCTCGTCGAATTCTGATGTTGCTATCTTCTTACAGTCACCCATGCACTCTTCCCACATATCACTGTACTTTTTCAACTCAGGCTGTGACATGGAAAGTAACGCCTTTATCTTGCTTGCAGATTGCGGACCTGCTTCCTGCAAGGTCTTAATAAGACCTTTATTCACGCCTCTGTCTGCAAGTGTCTTGATATCATCAGACCAGCTTGCCATGCCGTCAAGATTAGACTCCAAGTTTTGCATGAGCTGTTCTGCGGATATCTCAGCACCGCCGTTGAACTCATCAAACAGGTTGAGGTTGTTCTGCAGCTCTTCTGTTCGTTTCTGGACGGCTTCGTCATAGCTCTTATTCATCTCAACTATTGCGTCAACAGTTTCTTGTGATACCTTATGTAAGCCATCTTTGTACATAACAGTGCGGTTATAGATCGTATCGACCTTTTTTGCATTGTCCTCTACGGCCTTTGAATTGTCTTCGAGAGCAGAAGAATGCTCAGAAACGTACTTGGAGGCGTCAGCATAGTCTGCGTTCAGTTGCTCAATCTCTCCGCCTGCGGACTTATACGACTTCTGAAGCTCTTTTACAGACTTGTCAAGCTTGTCATACTGCTCCTGTAGATCCCAGTACTGACTTTCATCAGCGACGTTCGCCCAATCTGCGTTTAGCTTATTCATCTTCTCTTGAATCGGGATCATTTCTTTTTTCTTTTTGGCAATTTCTTCTTCAAGCTCTTTCTGATTTTTCTCAGCCTTATAGAGGTCTTCTGATATAGCGACCATATCTTTCTGAGCTGCTTCGACAAGAAGCTGTTCTTTCTTTGCTTCTATGCACTCATAGACAGCGTCCCTATTGTTGAGAAGCTTGCCTGTCTGATCGTCAATCTGAAGATTAAGGTCAGGCATTGCACTGTTCAGCTGGTCCACAAGAGTTTTCATTTCTGACTTCTCGTCATTAGATAATCTCTCGGCGTCAGAAAGCTCAAAAATTCTATCTGCAAGACTTTTATAGCTGCTATACTCGGCTTCTATATCTGTCTTGGCTTCTTCTCTCTGATCTGCGGCTTTCTTTATGGAGTCTGTCAGTTCATTCGTGCTGTCGACCAACGCCTGTTCCTCGTCATTGAGGACTTTTGTTGAATCAGCGGCGTCATCAACCGAAGTTGCATAAGACACAATACCGCCAACTACCGTACCTATAATAGCTGCAATTGCTCCTACCGGCGACGCTTTTTGAGTTGCATTTAAAGCCTGCTGGGCGGTTTCAGCTGCTTTTGTTGCACCTGTAAGGCTCTTGAATGACTTTACGAGGTCTGAAACGTTATTTATGGCTTTTTTTGATACCATTGCCGACGTTATTCCTGTCAATCCTCCGATAACAAGGTTAGAATGCTCGCAGAAGAACTTTACACCGTCAATGAGGATAGGCAACGAACCTTTGGCGAACTTGGCGCCTGTTTCGACTAAATCTCCAAGGGCATTGCCCATATCGTCGAATTCGTCACTGAGGTCTCCATCTTTGATATCCTTGGTAAGTTCACTGAAAAGCTCTGAGCCTTTTTCAGCGGCGTCCTCGAGTGGGGCACTGAACTTATCAAAAATAGTTATGCCAAGGGATTCAAGGGAAGAGTCCATTATAGCCAGCTTACCCTTAAGATTGTTATTCATGGTGTCAGCCATTGTCTGACACGCTCCGTCGGCGTTATCTACCTGAGCTTTCAGGTCATCGAAAGACCCGCTCATGCCTTGAAGCATGGCATTAACGGACGATAAGTCTGTCTTATTGAAAATATCGCTAAGCGCCTTGGTCTTCTGGTCATCTGAGAGCTTGGAAAGCTTGGCGTTAAGGTCTCCGAAAATATCGTTGATATCTCTGATATTTCCCTCACTGTCAGCCACGCTCACGCCCAGTTCTTTCAACTTAGCGGAAGCAACGTCTGTCGGTGATGTTAACGACAAAAGCATATTTCTGAGATGTGTGCCGCCCTCTGCACCCTTGATACCGTTGTTCGCCAGTATTCCAAGAGAGGTGCACATTGTATCAACGTCCTGCCCTGTGGATTTGACCGTGCCGGCACACTGGAGAATGCCCTCACCAAGCATAGCAACTGTGGTATTAGATTTTTGGGCTGTCTTGGCCATCATGTCCATATAGCCGTCAAGGTCACTCGTCTGCAACTGTAGTGCTGACATAGTATCCGTTACCATGTCAGTGCAGGATGCAAGGTCCATGCCTGAGGCAGTGGCAAGATTAAGAACTTTCGGCAGTGTTTCAACCGCCTTATTTACGTCATATCCTGCAAGGGCAAGATAGTTAAGAGCGTCAGCAGACTCCGAAGCGGTATACTTTGTTGTTTCGCCACATTCACGGGCGGCGTTCTCTAGCTTCTGATAGTCCTCAGCACCTGTGCTGACCTGCTCTGCGGTCATGCCCATTGTCGCCGCCACATTGGACATAGAGCTGGAAAAGTCAATTCCGACTTGCGTGCAACTTTCCGCCGCTTCCTTAGCGGCATTAGCTATAGCTTTCAGCCCCTCAACGGCAAGATTAGCAGAGAAAACGTCCTTGAAGACACTGCCTGTCTGGTCAGCTTTATCACCAAGGTCTTTGACCTTATCTGACGTATCCTTGGCTTCATTGCCAAGCTTCTTGGTGCTATCGTCTGCGGTCTTGGTCTGATCTCGCAGTGTGTTCAGCTTCTTCTTGGTCTTTTCAAGCTCTTCCTGATACTTAAGATATGACTCAACGGGCAACTCGCCTTTCTTATATTGCTCGTTGATATCTTTCTCGTTTCTAATGAGAACGTCAAGCTTTGTCTTTGTTGCTTCGATAGCCTCGCTCAACAACTTCTGCTTCTGAGCGGTGTATTCAACGTTAGTCGGGTCAAGCTTTAAGAGTTTGTTGACGCTGTTTAGATTTTTGGTAGTCGAGTTGATATCAGCATTAAGCCCTTTCATGGCGGCAGTATACTCAGACGTATCACCACCGATTTTGACGTACATACCTTTGATTTTCTCATCTGATGATGACTTAGCCATTACTCACCCTCCCATGCCTTTATTTTCGCAATATACTTTTCATATCGTTCTTTGCTGATTTTTCCCTGCTTATATCGTTCTTCCACAACAGGCAGATTTGCTTTCAGTTCTTCGTATTTAATTTCGGGGTCAATGACCTTTTTGCCGGCGGCGATTAATCGCTGTCGGTCATAGGCGCAGGCATAGTTCACTACCATACCATACGTCATGCGGTCTAAATCAGCGACAGTAAGACCCCTGTTTATAACAAGGGAGATGACCTCCTCCGATTTGAGAGGCCGATCATCTCCGCTTTTACTGCCGCTTATGGATTTTTTCTGTCAACTTTCATGTTTGCCTGCAGTATAGGCATAACCTGATTATAGATATCATCAACAGGAAATGCACCATAGGCGAAGCTGTCAAGCCACGTCTGAATAGGCGGTATACTATCATCATAAGTCTTGGCAAGCACCCATAGGGTGCGGTATTCGACCTGTTGAACAAAGGCACCCTTACCAAACTGATGTACCTTGACAACGTCCTCAAGGTACTCCGTGCCGAACGCTTCTTTATAGCGATAGAACATACCTGCTGTAGCCTTGAAGCCTATCTGCCTGCTGTCTATAGTCAGGACTATTGTATTGCTCATTGTCATTCACCCGGGGTGTAGGTGTACTCAGGAAACTTTGTGAGTACTGTGTTACCCTTTATACGGAAACGTGCAATGTGTCCTTTCTTGTTGTTGACAGTAGCCTCAGCCGGTGACGGCTTGCAGGCAATCTTATGCTCTGTATACTCATAGTCCATACCGCTGTCTTCCTCTGTCTTAACCGAGAATTTCGTGCGATCTGTAGTATAGCAGTAAGGGAAAACCTCGGTGTATCCCTCGGCTTCTGATGTTGACTCATACTGTACGATCAAGCCGAACTTTGGCGCTTCTCCTGTTCTTGCTACTTCGACCAGTGTGCCGTTTTTCTCTTCGATGACATTGCCATACCAGTCTTTCTCAAGATCATCACACAGGTCAAGGGTAGTGATAGTTCCCTCGTAACCCTGATTAGTCTGACCTGCGAATGCTACTACGCCGTCAGCCCATATCTCCTTGCTTGATGACTTCGGGTCAAGGCTTACCTGACGGGTGCCCGAAAGCTTTGTCTTATGATACTTAAGTTCTCCATATGTGATAGTTGTCGCACCACTGACATCTGTAGACTCTGTAATCAGTGCATGGGCAACGGCTTTCACTGTTCCTTTCATTAATATTCCTCCTTGCGATCGAATTCGTATACCCACATATCCATTTGCTGATCCTGCCCCAGATAGCCTGCGGCGACTGAGAAGCATATGCCCTTATCCATAAGGGCGTTCTCAAATAGGATATGTGTTTCTTCATCTTCCGGCTCGCAATATATTTCAACTGCAATCCGTGGGATAACTGCGACAGTTCTTCCATCTGCAGATATCGTCTGAGGTGTCTTGTTTATCCATGTTGCGAACGGCAATTCCGTTTCCACTGGAAAATCTATCTTAGCAATCCTGTCCGCAGGAATGCCTGAAAGTGATATAAGTTCTGTCAATGTCATTTCGACTTCTCAATCTCCTTTCTGATGTTTTCCGGTAATTTTTCTTCGGCATACTCTTGTCCGTATATCATGTGCGGATAAGCTTTCGCCTTAAACGGAAGCGTTCTGCCACCACGCTTCATAGCATGGCCATACTCCAGCAGGTGTGTGAGAAGATACTGCTTATTCTTCTTGAAATTCACTATCTGCCGAATGTCGAAAGAGTCCTCGTACTCGGTGCTAACTGTAAGCGCCTTGGCATACTTGCCGGAGCGGTTATTGAACGTGAAGTGTTCTTGGACGACCTTGCGGGTTTCCTTTGCGGTCTTCTTAACGGCTCTTTTGGCGGCTTCATTAACACGTTGACTTTCTTGCTGAAATGCGTGCTGTAAAGCCTCAGCCATCTCATCAGGACTCATTGACATGGATTTCTAACCTCTTTTTTCGCTTTTCTATTGATAACTGCCAAGCCTGCGGCTTAGCGTCCTTTATCATCTGAACTTGAATGACGTTATACTGGTCGCCGTTCATTATCACAATGTCAGTCGCCTGCGGCTCGGCGATAAGTGGTATTCTTATCACCTTATCACAGCGGTGCTGATACTCAGCGGCTTTATAGAAACGCTCTGAGCCGACGGTACGATTGTCATATCTTATGCCTGCTTGCTTGATTTTCAAGCCATTGGCATTGATGATAGTTGCAATAGTGCATATGCCGTCATTGAACGTCTGCCGCTTGCTTATCATACGCTTCCTCCTGACATCTCCTCAATCTGACACCTTGCTCTCAGTGCAAAGAGCTGAGAGTGATAATTTTTTTCAAAGTCCTCGAAGCAATCGTTATATATATATCTGCAGCAGTCGATCAGAAGCTGGGCGTCGCCGTTGATATTTTCGTCAACGTTGATATCCAGCACCTGACCTGCATATCCGTTAAGTACTCCCATAGCACGTGCTATAATGCTGTTTATCTTTCTGTCAGTAGCTTCGTCTGACCAAGTTATGTTCAGCTGATTTTTAACTTCCTCGAATAATGCCTGCTGCATTTATATCAACTCCTTATGTTCCTGACGGTGTGACAGTGTATACTGTCGGGATAAATCTCTTAAGCTTTGAGATATCCAGATACCTGAAAGCATTGCTGTCGAGTGGCTTGCCGTTGCCGTATGTCTTGATCTTATATGTCCTTGCGTCATCAAGGAACTTGAATGAGTCATCAAACTCCAGCTTACCGCCCTTAGCCATACCAAGACCCATGAAGTAACGCTTGCCAAGGCCGAAGATAGCTCTGTCATCAGGAACGGCGCATGACTGTATGATCGTGCAAGGAATAGGCATAACATCATTAACCCATTTTCCCTGAACGAAGTTCGTTGTCGCAGGCATTACCTTGGTCAGATATGTCTTTGGATTGACTACGAAGATAAGGTTATCAAGCGACCTGTTGTTTCCAGCCTCTGTCTTGGTAAGCTGTGCGGCAATAGCACCAATAGCTTCAGGGGAGAGTTCATTGAGTGCAACTGTCTTCTGGTCAGGATACTTGCCACCGACTACTGATGCACTACTAGATACGTCCTTGCACATTCCAATAGGGCAGTTAAGACCGTCGCCTGACACGACACCGGTTTCCATGCCGACCCAAAGGGCTTCTGCCAGTATTTCACGGACATATCTATCCAGCCATGAGGCACCAAGGTCAAGCATATCGTTAGACACTGGAATCCATGCTGTGAGCTTCTTCAGCGCAACGTCAAAGGTCTTGAATGCACCTGAGAGTTCCTTGTCGATAGCTGTGTTAAGTTCTCCCCACTTAGCGGTCTGAACACCCTGGTCATTTACCAACATCTTCGTAATTCCAGTGGTATCCTGGAAGTTGATGAAGTTGAGCAGAGGGTGCTGCTGTGGAATCTCACCAAGAACTGACTCGATTATAGTGATTGGCATTGTCTTATCAACGTTTGCCAATGCCATCTTGGGGTCAGAGGATTTGCCCGCCTCAATAACGGCGTTGTAGTAGTCCCTTTCCTCACTGGTCAGCATTCTCACACCTCTGGTGCTGAGTATCTGATTATCGACAGATTCCGCGGTGCTCTCCACCTGCTCCATGATAACATCTGAAATCAGATTGCCGTACTTATCAAGGGCGGCTTCCATGCCCTTGTCATCACTATCTCTGATAGCGGTTGACAGTGAAGCAAGGATATCTGCTTTCTGATCTTTGATTGCGTCAAGATTAATCATTCTTTTTTACCTCCATTTTCATAAACTTTTCAAAAGCCGACATAGCGGCATTTGTTTTTTCTTCTTCGGCTTTTTTTGCTGGCAAAGCCTGCTGTGCGGTGGACTTCTTATAAAGCTCAATGAGTTTGTCCACATTCTCTCTGTCGAGGGCGCTTGACATAGTGTACTGCTTTGTATCACTAAGCATTGTAGCCATATCAACGGGTTGCTCTGCGGTTGATATGCTATCGCAGAAGCCTTTCTCAAGACATTCTGCCGCTGTCAGCCAAGTACCCACCTTTACCATTTTGGCAATTTCCTCACGGCTACACTTGCCGTTGCAACGTTCTGCATATGTAGTGATAGCGGTATCGGTCATCTTGTCAAGCTCAGCCGCCGCCGTTCTCATATCGTCAGCATTTCCCTCACAGTAGCAGGACGCCTGATGTATCATCATCATACTGTTGCTATACATGATGATCTCGTCTGCTGCCATAGCGATAACGCTTGCGATAGAACATGCCCAGCCGTCTACATAGCAAGTAACTTTGGCTTTATGGCGCTTAAGGATATTCCCAATAGCAACGCCCTCTTTGATCTGACCTCCAAGAGAATTGATGTACAGGTTGATATGTTCACAATCTTTGTACTCATCAAGCTTGGCGGCGAAATACTTAGCGCCTGTCTTGCTCTCCTCAACTTTCCCCTTTTCCCAATCAATGGTAAGTCCTCCACAGACTTGTGAATATAGATATAGGTTAAGCTCTTTGGGCTTATCCGCTTCCATTTTGAATTCAAAATGATTAAAAATGCTATTCATTGCTGTTTCCACCTCCTTCGATTGTCTCGTAGTTCTTAGTTCTTGTGTGCTTATCGGCCCAGGCTTCTGGAATTCTTTCCTCACCTGTCTTCTCCCTCAACTCATTCGTTGAGTAGAAGCCACTTGCGATAAGCTTGTCAACTGCATTTGCCATTTCAAGCACGTCAAGGTGCTTAAGGTTATTGGTACAGACTTTGGCGTAGCACCCACGCAGGACTTGCTCTTTGGTATAACGCTTTGCCGTTATCTCGTCTGATAACATCTTGGCGAAAGGATCAACGGCAGATGTCAATGTCATTGATAACGCTTCACTGATGTTCTCGACATTTCCCTTTACGATAGCCGGTGAAACGTTGAAAGCAATCGCCGCTTTTTCCAATGCGTCATTTAGCATAGAAATGTAGTCGGTTGCTTCTGACACTGTTCTCTTGGTTTCACCTGCCGTTTGAGAAGTATATTTCATTCCGCCCCACAGTGGAAGCACTGCATTCTTGGCGTCAAAATATGTTTTGAAATAATTATTCATGAGAACATCGAATTTCTCCTCAAAATCAGGTTGACCTTGCGCCAGTGGCGTTATCTCGAGTATGCCTTTTTGGCCGCCACTCTTGACGTAAGTGCTTGAAGCCGTTTCCAAGAAACGATTATGTTCATCTAGCATTTCCGTTAGTATTTGTCTAACTCCGCCATTGGAGTATGTGAGATATAAGACATCTCCCATATCGAATGTTTTCTGAAACGTGAATGAACCTCGTGCTACCTGAGAGAAGCGGTTAGGATATAGCGCATACTCCTGCGTACTCCAAGAGTCGGCGCAGATTATCTGCTTTCCAGCGCTGACAACAAGGCTCTCGCCACGCACAAGGGTCTTGCGGACTAGCTCGTTCTTGAATTGCACTGCTGTTTGATTGACGTTCGGCTTAACGTTGAAAAGATACCATTCTTCGCCACGGAATGACTTGCCGTCACGATAGGTTTTTATCTCGCACTTTGAAACCAGTGCCGCAAGGATTTCAACAACGACCTGAATAGCATATGCCTGCACGGCTATTCTCGCTTCGTCGTCATATCCAACTGTCTTAATACTGATCACTTCATTACTTTTGGCATTCATTATGCGTGATAGCAGTGATCTCAGCCCCATTGCGTTACCTCCTCTCTGCTAATATGTGAATACATTCATAACGCTCTTGCCCATAGGCATACTTGATATTTGCTCAGCAATTTTATTCTGTGCCGCTTTGGCGGCGACATATGCCTTGAAAGGGTCTGTCTTTCTGGACTTAGGCTCTATTTTTCCATACGTCATATTGCCTGCGGACGAAGTGCAGACCTTGGTGTTATTCATAGCCCAGCGGAAAAGGGGATTGTCTCCAACTGCAAGCTTATGATTCACCAGCTGACTTGTGATTACAGGCATTATCATCATTTCATTTGACGGACGGACAAGCATGATATTTCCGTAGCCTTTTTCGTCGGAAGCGTAGAGATTCTCTTTAAGAGACCTCCTAAGCAGTGTATAGCGGTAGTTATCTATGCCGGTCATTGCAACATTGGCATTCAGCTCCGCCGCTTTCTGAGCCACCCATATAACGGGTATCTCAGGCGGTATCTCTGGACCGTCAACGAATGACAGTAGCCCCGCCGCTTCCCATTCTTGCAGGGGTGCCTTGATTCTTGATAAATCTGCGGAAGCCTTGCACACCCAGGTGTGCGTTATCCATACGTCAGTTCCGTCTACGTCAAAGAGCAAACCAGCTGAAAGGAAGTCATCGGTTTTCATATAGTCAAAGCCTGCTGTGCATTGTCTGCCTTGAAGCTTTGACAAATATGGCGTGATATCCTGATTAGTTGCCAGGATATTATCAAATGCGGTTATACCGCCCTCAGTCTGCTGTGGCAGGCAGTTCATGCGTTTAACTGCAAAGCTGATGTTGCTTATCTTATCGTCCAGATAGTTTTGAAATTCCGTCTTCATCTCTTGGAGAAGATCAGGAAGGTACTGCAGTGACGGGTTCGCCTTATACCACATTTCAGGCATTTCAACTTCTTCTGGCTTATCTACTCTTGCAATGAATGGTAGCATGCCGTTATCATCTATCTCACCGTTAAGGATTCTAATCCCTTTGGTCTTATCTTTGTCAAGTGGACCTTCACGGACGAATCCGTCGGTGCTCATGATCGTGCGGCGTGGGCGTGGTTTTTTTCCAAGGCCGCCAACAGCAACATCTATGAGTTTACTGTTCTCATATGCGTGCTCCTCATCATGGTCTACCTTGCCCGGTCTTGCACCGTCGTTAGATTTCGGGCTCGATGTTCTGTATCGCAAGACGGATTTTGTTTTCAGATTTATGATTTTTTCTGTGTTCCAGTAAAAAAATCTCTGCATCTTGTCACGGTTGTCTTCAAGGACGTTGTACACATCATTGAACGTGGTCTTAGCCTGATCTTCTGTCGTCGCAAAAATATCGATGTTGTAATGCTTGATGCCATTCGTCGGTGTTAGCAAACAAAAATCTTCAAAGCCTAAGTAGCCGTTTTTTCCTGTTCCTCGACCGACGTAGAGAAACAGTACAGGCCATCGTAAAGAGCCATTGGACTTATAGGTGCAGTTGTGAAGGGTGAACACGAATCGTTCCCATGGAAACAGCTTGAACGGAAAATATTTCTCATAGCTGAAATATTTCTCAGCTTGTTCAACATCAACATAGATATCCTCGCTCAGAAATGTTCTTTCAACGTATTCAATGAGCTTGCACTGCTCAATACAGTATGGGTATTCGTGCTCTTTAACGAGGCTAATGTATTCAGCAAGGCAGGAAAGATCGAGAGCATCTTGACCTTTACAACTCTTCATCATCGTCAAGATTCTTCACCTTCTCGGTTGACAGACCGAGATCTTTCAAAATCTGCAATTTCTGCTTGTTATACATATACGCCTGCTTTACAGACGGATTGTCCTTTTCATATTCTTTACCAACAGCAGAAACCGCCATGTAGGTAAGCCCTCTCTTGCGGATATCGGCTTGCATTTTCCTTTCCTGTTTTTCGTAAAACAGATAGTCTGAAACCAGCGATTTATAGAAATCGACAGAAGCACCCATTTGTTCGAGCTGCTCTATCAACGACTGTTCAATCTCTGATAAACTCGGTTTTTTCACTTTTGCCAACTCCTTACATTTGATTTTCTTGAAAAAAATTCTCTCACGTGCGTGCGAGGGCGGATTTGTCTTTTGTGCCTCCCGTCGTACAAGGCCGAAAAAATTTTTCGACCCTTGACCCCGGGGGGTATCGCCGCAAGGCGCTCACCACCGCTCCTCATTGACGAACTTATCTGCACGTTCTTGCCAGCGCCGTTCTGGGTGCTGTGCTTCATGACAGTCATGGCACAGTGCTATCAGCTGTCTATGCCGTTCGCCATTATCGTCATAGTAATACCGACTGTATGCAAGCTGCGGAAATTGCTTAAGATGCTTGACGTGATGAAGAATATTTGCTCTCGTCACCTTGCCTTTGCACTTGCATATCTGGCACTCATAGTGTTGCTCTGCGATAACGCTCTTACTGAACTTTCTCCAGTAGCGGTCGTTGTAGAACTTGTCAACTCGTCCGTCCTTGATTAGCTCTCTGATCTGACTCGTACTATACACGTTATCACCTCGCATATATAGCACAAGGACCACGTCATACAACGTGGCCCTTGCACCGGCATAAAACTATGGAAAAACTATAACAACAACCCCGCATTATCATCATAGCACGCAGAGTGTGTTCGTGCGTGTTACAGTGTGTTTTTCTTACAGAACTTGCAATGCCTGCCCTTGCAGTAATCTTCTGAAGCATTGGCTTGCCTGGCTATCCACGCCCATGACGGTGGTTGCCAAGCTCCGTCCTTGCGTGGAACAAGATAGCGAAGTCGAAAAATAATCCTGATGAATGCATCATCAATGCTAGACACATATGCTTCAATCTCTGCTATCTCTGCTTTGAGTCTGCGATAGTCGTCACTATCTATGCCTACCAATTTCAGTTCAGCCTTAAGCTGTCGATATGACAGCAATCGCTTCTTAGTCATGCTCTTGCTCCTTTCCCTGCCTTGCAGATAATTCTCTTGATATCTTCGGCAGGATATCTCTCAGTATCACTCCGTTCTTCTGTAGCTTGCAGGCATGACGTGTCAAGCTATCGTCGATATATGCAACGTATAGCTTACCGCAGTGAGGGCAGTTATAGCACCATACGTCCCCCTCTATGCTTTGAAATTTTTCTTTACGAACGCAAACTATGAATGTTTCATGGCAATCATCACATATCACACTGAACTCAGCTCCATTAAGACTCATCATCTCACCCCCTATATGTTCAGCTTTGCCGTTCGGCGGTACATGAATAGCGATATGTAGAACGTGCCGTTATCCTCGTTCCAGAATGGACGGCAATCAGCATAGTAATAGTCTTGATACATATTCTCGAACAGCGCCGAGTTATCACAGTTATATGCCATGCTCTGCACCGCACGTTTCGTCAGACGATAATCGTTATTCTGCGGTTGCGGTTTAATGCAGTTAGTTGACGCAACATAACGCTTGGCATGCTTGCCGTTGTTATGATCTGAAATCTTCTGCTTGCAGAAATATTTTGCAATTCCTGCACAGCCTGTCTGGTCAAACATCAATGGTAGTACCTTGTCAACATAGCCCTTGCCCCATATGGAAGCTATCTCGTTGATAGTCAGACCACCTGTCATGATAACATGGAAGTGGATACGTCCAGACTTTGAGCCCTGCTCAATGGAATAAATATACTTCATTCTCGGTAAGCCTCTCTTGACTCTTGCTCTATTCACACGCTTGACGAAGTTAGCAAAGTCTTTCTTGGCACGCTCAAGGTCAGCAGGATTATTCTGCGGTGCATAGGTCAGCTCGAACTTATAGTCTTTGTCAGTGAAGTTTGCAGGAATAAGTCTTGCCAGAGCCCTTTCAGCATTGATCTGATTCAATCTCTCCTGCACCTTGCTTGTCGGTTTTCTTTTCTTCTTTCGACTAGAAGAACGTGGGCAGGCATAGACGGGATACATATTCACTTCCATGTAATTTCCATAAATATACTTCTGCTCTCTGTATCTCATCTGACTCATTGTCATTTCCTCCCACTGTCCGAGTTATTAAGACCCATTACAAGCCCTCATACCCGTGCTTACACACGGGCTGAACACTTGTTCTATACTATATATAATATATAGGGCTTCACTCTGTCATTGCCAATTGCTCATAATTTCTGCTCTTGCCTTTTTCTTCGCACTCCCTGTTGAATACTTCTTGTAACATATCGTGCATGGAATTAATGTCATTAAGAAGTTCTTGTGTTACAACGCCATGGGTTTCACACAGTACACCGAGTGTCAGTAAGCCTGCTTTGACGATTATCATATCATCAATGGAATAGTATGTAAGAATTTCATAATCATCTATTACTTCAAGAAATGCTTTCGGGCATATATGTACTTTTTCTGTGCCTGAGAATATCTGATATTCGCTTGGTCCGGCAACGAATGTTGAACGACGATCTATAATCTTGCCTGTTGTGCATGAAGCGATGTTCATAACAATGCTGCTTTCAATAGCAGGTGGCAGCTGCTTACATTTCCAATTCTCACGGTCACTTTCATTAATGTCAAAAAGCGTGAGTAACTGCTCGCTGGTATTCATGTTCGGCATGCCGTAAAGCGGATATATTGCACTTCCTGAGCCGATCCATAATGAATTATCATTTTCATTATAGAAGTAGGATATGGTCTTAGCCGCTTTACTGCATATTTTTTTCAGCTTAGATATTTTCATTTTCTCACTCCTTTATTAAGGTACTTCAAGATTGCTTCCTGCGCCTGCTCAAATCCTTTGCAGACAACTGCAAGATAGCCGTTGTCATTAAGCGTTTTCAGAAACTTCTGTTGAGATTCCGATACTCGTCCACCTGATGTGCGTTTCATTTCTATAAAAAGACCGTAGTAACCGCCACGTGCCACCGGAAGCATTATGTCAGGCACACCTGACTTTACGCCCTCAGATTTAAGATCTGCGGCAGTTCTATAGTGGCGATAGCCACCGTTCGGTATAGCGAACATATACTCCAGTTCGGGATATTTGCCTGAGCTGAACGTTGCCCACTTGAAAAGCAATGCCTGCTCTATATGTTCTGTTGGTGTGTTTGAATTTTTCATTTTTTCACCGCCTTGCTGAATATATTTTTTCCCTTTTTCATCAGCTTGTATTTCACCATGTTTCAAGATATTTTCCGTCACCAAGCATGACAGCTTTCATATAGCTGTCCACATAGTCAGGATAGTATCGCTTTAGCCAGCTACTTTTTTCATCATCTCCATGTGGCCACCATGTGCCGTCATGAAGTCTGTCAAGATTGAAAATGCCTTCCATTTTTTCGTAGACTGGATTAATAGGATATCCTGTCGCCAAGGCCAATGCAAAGGCGTCCTCTGCGGTCCATGTAGCTATAGGCTGGCATCTCCATGTCCCGTCTGCACACTGATATACATAACCATTTCTATGAAAATTGATAGCCCTTGCCCGACTCTCAGAATTTCTACAACCCCATATAATTCCGTCTATGCCTCTGAATGTCTGCTCGTCTCTCAATCTTTTCTGCTTGAAGCCTGCTGGATATTTTTCTTTGTGATTCAACACGCTATCTACGTCCCATGTATATGGAACATGAATTATATTGCTGCCGAATTCTTTCTCGCAAGTGAGTATGTGATTTGCTCGGTCGGGCAGAGGATTAGGTGGGTCCGCTGTCAATATCAGCACGTTCGGGTCTATCATCTGCGCCAATATCAGAACTGCCGTCCCATCTTTTCCACCACCGAAAGATACGGCAGGTCTTTCGGTGATCTTAAAAAAATACTCTATAACATTAAGTGCTTCAAATACCTTATTCTTGAACGCTCTAGTACCGACAAGTTTCACACAGTCGATTAGCCTGAATTCTCTCATGTGTGTATCACTTTCGGCAGGTTGAATGAACCTTATATCTGATAATCTCATATGTCACCTCTTGAATTCGTGCAGTGCAACGTCTTCTCTCAGCTCCGCAGGTTCTCCAACTGTCGCACACGGCAGCTTGCCATCAAGCAACCAGTACGGCGGTCTTATCCGCACACTAGCTGAACATGACCTTGTCAACATTTTCTGCGGGATATTACGGATAGCTCGTCCATTTTCTATGACACAGTCCTTATACGTCAGGTCAGAACGTGGAACTATGTCGTAACTGACAACTTCGCCGTATCCCTGCTTTCTAAGCCCACCAATTGAATGAATTCTGCGGACGTATCGTGCCAATGCGCTATAGTTGGACGAAGAAGCCAAGAAACGCACTTGCTCACAGCATACGCCATAGAGCTTTATCATCCAGTCCTTATCTATGCCTTTCTTAGGCGTTTTCTGACTATGATAATACATGTAGTCAATACCGTCTTTTCTCTTGGTCATAGTGTCGGTTATCCTCTGCCCATTGATGAATTCTGCCGTAGAGCAGCAGTATATATAACAGCCACCATTATATAGGCAATCGATTGGAATAGGCAGGTCTGGTACGTCACATGAGTGTGTAAGACGTGTCAGGTGAATGTTTTTATTATGCGCCGCCGGGCTGACGGCGTAGAAAATACCGTCTAGGTGAATATCTTCCGTTGCAATTACTGGTGCAGATACATTCAGCCTTATCTCATAAATCATGATATATCACCTATGAATTTCGCAATAAAATCAACATCTATGTTGCAGATGTTTTCATTATATAGTGTGTCATTCAGTGGTTCGTCCGTTTCAATGGCTATCTGACCATATCCACGCCCGCTTTTTCCACCTATGTGGTTGAGAAGATTAATTCCATGTGCAAGGCAGGACCTCTCAATCTCCGTGGCCATAGGTGCGAAAGACACCGACCCTGAGAACGTTGCACCCTCAATAACGACCTCTGTCACATATGGCATAGGCTTAATTCCTGCTTCTTCTGCGTTGATGATATTCTTATCAACATGGCGTGTTTCACTGATCTCTGCAAGCAAGTCATTCAGACGAGTATCACCCGTTTCAAGCTCAGAGCAATCGACCTTGAAAAAGCCGATATTGCACATACCATTGATCATATACTTATAACAGCTGCTTCCAAGCAGTGAAAGAATAGGCAGTTGCTTACGTATTTCTCGGATAGCATTCGGATCTACTGTTGCACTGAGGTTAGATCCCAGTGCGCCACCATTGCCGAGGATAGCATATAGCTTGTCCTTCTTCTTGTTGTCCAACATCTCGAGGACGTTGGCATTCTTGGCGAAAAATTCTCTTGCCAGCTCTCTGCGGATAACACCCCTCACGGCGTTGCCGCTAATTGTAGGAATGTCTATCTTCTTCCCCTTGAACATGACCGGTATCTTGCGGAATTCTGCAATGTTTCCGTTTCCGATACCCTCAGTGAATGCGCCATGCGCTATCGGTGATTTTGCAATTATTTTTAAATTCATATTAATCCCTGTCCTTTTCTGCATAAACTATAGCGACTATCAGATGTGTCTTTGAACGAATGACTGCCATCATATCGTTCAGATCATCTTCTGACATATCTCTTACCATTTCGGCATAACCGCCGTTATTGATTGATCCGACTGCTTCTGACAGCTTGCTGACGAACTCGTGAGCGTCAAGCGACTTAAAACGGTTGATACGGCGCTCAAAGAATCCGTCCCAGAACTGCAATCCGTTCTCTGCACGATACCTTGATGACTTGGCTATGCAGCCAAGAAGCGTTACTGCGTTGCTCTCTGCACTTGTAAGCATTGTGTTCTCCTCTTTCCTTTCAAATGTTTTCTTATCCTTTACGGCGGGGGTATACTGCACTATCAGATCTATTAGTCCACAGGGACGTGCTTGCTCGAAAAACTCTTCACACGTATTCAGAAACGGAAACTTGACGAGAGTGAAGACTGAATATTTGCCCGCCTTAAGCTCTTTCCTGGGCACTCCGTATGCAATACAATCTTTAACGGAATTGACAAGCTCTACTATGTTAATCTTGTCATATTCGACAATAATCGTTCTATCGTCAGTGCCTATATATGCCGTGTGCTTATCTGATAGCCCAGCATATAGCCAATGGTGCTTTTTGAACGAATAGGGTACTGACAGTACCCATTCATCTTGTGGATTGCATATGAGATCAAGGACTTCTGCTCGGTCAATAATTCTATATTCACCACGCTTGTCTGAATATATTGGCTTGAAGCGCAGGTTTTTATCGTTATAGGCTCTCTCACACTCTGCACATATCATGGTGCTAGGCGTAAGAACTAACTGAGGAAAGTCTGTGAATGTGGTCTTAATCGCTCTCTTCATTTCAGTTGTGCCCGCCTTGACACCACAAGAGCAACAGACGGCAGCATTAACGTCTTTTCCCCCGGTTATGAAACGCCTAGCTTGCATTATCTGTTCCTTACCTCCGGTCATTAGCTCACCCCCCCTAAAAAGTGACTGTCACATTCAGCACGGCCGCCGCTATCCAATAGACGGATTTCTTGTAGTCCTTTTGCACAGCGTATATGCTAGCCGCTCCCACGTCTAGCAGAATCAGCAGGAGCGGGAATATGTATTCGGGTTTTATTTTCATCATTGCTTATTCCTCCTCAAACTTTTGTGCTCTTGTTACGGGAACATTCCCTCCAAATGATATTTCTTGAAACATTGCCATGACTCTTTGCTTGACAAATTCCTTACATAGCTTGTCTTTTTCAACTTTGTCAAGAAGTTTCGCAAGAAGTGCCTGCGGAAGTTCAAAACTTTCTTTTATGCCGAACAGATTGTTGATTATTTCTGTTGTCATCTATGTCCCGCTTTCCAAACATCACCCCTCAAGGTCATCAGCCGCCTGTCTGAGCCACTGGCTTGTGACAGTAATGAACTTTTCCTTGGTCTGTGGGTCTTCAATATCATTGATTTTTTCAATGAATTCCGTAAGCCCTTTCTGAACGTTTTCAAAGATGATCTTCAGTGCAACCCTTGCTTCGTCTGCATTGCCTGACTTCAATTTCTTTTCCAGCTCTGCCTTGGCGTGGTCCGCTTCTTCTGCCTCAGCCTTAGCCTTACTGAGGGCGGTCTCATACTTAGCTACGGCTTCCTTAACTGCATTGTCACGTTCTGCCTGCGCTTCTTTGAGGACGTTATCTTTTTCAGCTTCTGCCGCCTTCACGGCTTCACGGCTTGACTTCTTCAGCGAATTCAGCTCTTTCATATGCTCAGCGTGAAGTTCCTGACGGACAGACAGCCTTATCTTGTCAATCTCTTCTTCGTCGAGGTCTCTCTTAACTACCTCGATAGGCTTGTCCTCGGCCTGCTTAAGCTTTTCTCTCAGTTCTTCAAGCTCAGCTCTGAGAGATTCGGCGCTTTCTGTCTGTTCCTTCTTCTCCTCCTCAAGGAATGTCAGTTGTTCGCCTAATGCCTGCTTTTCTTTGATTAGCTTCTTGACTTCTTCAACTGTCATTCCGCCAAGGTCATGTGTGTCAGCGAATTCTTCACGTTCGTACTCCGGAAGCTTGGAGAGAAGCTCCAGCTTTGTTACACCTATACTTGCGTGTTCTTCGAGAAACTTTGTACTGTTATCCTCATAGAGCTTGATATAGGTATATGCCTGACGTTCTTTGAACGTGTAATCTCCATTGCTTTCAAGATAGTTTTTGAAAGACTCATAGCCAAGTGCTATGTAGAGCTTGTAATCTCTGATATTCTTCAGTGACCTGCCCATTTCTACGATAGCCGTTGCGGCTGTTCTGTAGCATTCACATATATGCTGATGTTCTGCCATAGCCGTTTTCATAGATACTGTAATTTCTGTGTTTTCCATTGCGTTTCCTCCTATTTTGGTTAGTTATTCAGCGGGTATAAGCTGCACCTGTCAGTGCAATGTGAGATTATCAGAATTAAATAAACAAACCGGGGCAAGCCCGAAACTGCTGTGTGCATTGCCGTGGTCGATAGCCCCCGGGATGACGATATGCACGTTGTAAGCGTAGCCGGTGTCGCACCTCCACGGAGTAAGCGTCCACATACAGCCTTCAAAGAGCGGCACATAATCTCTATACTTGCGGTACTGGTCGCAAGTGAGCAGCGTTATATAATCTTCACACGTTCCGTAAGCTTTATCACCGTTATCGGCGACAAGGTCAGACGTTTGCTTTATAAGATGCTCCGTGTTAAAATGTCCCTCTAGCACATCTTCGTTAAGAAAGCGGCGGAGAGTGGATTTCTCCCAGTTGTTGCAGCCGTCCTTGAACTCCTCGTTAAAACGCTTTTCACACCAACACTCAGCCGTTATTGCTAAGTAATTGCCGTCGATAATATCGAGGCATATAAAACGTATACCATTATATACAAACTCCTTACCGAGTTTGATCTCATTCATTGTAATTCCTCCTAGCTTGCTTTTCTCCTCTTATTCTGCTTCTTCTGACTATTCAGCCACTCTTGGAAGTTGACTTCAAACGCCTTGATTATTTCAGGCTTTTCAAGCTTCTTGCCCGTTAAAGGGTCTTTGGCTTGTTCATTCTTAAATCCGTGGCATTGCACGATATGGTCAGCATTGTCTATTTCAATCGTAAACCATGACTTATCAAGGTCAGATGGTTTTCTGATGAATAGAATTGTCGTGGCGCCGTTGCAATGCCTTGAAGCATAGCCGCCGACGCATATTTGCAAGTCCTTTCCCTCTTTGATGATGCTTTCGGCATTCTTTGGCACGACCAGTTGAATGCCTGGATAGCTATAGCCCTTATATTTTTTGCAAAGCTTCTTGTATCTGGGCTTATAGGCTTCCTCACGCTCGGCGGCTTCTTTTCTCTTGCGTTCAACTTCCATGAAGTTGAAGTTCTCAACTGCGTTATCATGCGCTTCGTTCAGGTCTCTCGGAAAGGCTATGTTTTTTAATGAAAAATCATATCCGATTTTCAGCCCTATGTTAGCATAATCATCATACAGCTTGACAAGGCGCCTTATCTCTGAGTGATCGTCCTCACAACGCTCTTCTTCAGGAGAGTGCTTCATGACTTTTCTCAGGTATTCTAATGCCTGCTCAGGGTCAACGCCCGCTTTTTCAATGCTAGTGCAGTAATCAGTAATATAGCTGTACATTCGGCAGTAGAAAATGTCTTTCTTCTTACCTTTGCGCTTGAAGTCCTGATATACCTCTATAACACTTGCCGGCGTGTGATTTTCAAGAAATGCTTTCACTTCATTCAGCGTTAGATGCTTGAAGAACTTTTTCGGTGATGTTGCATTCCAATTCAATATCTTATAATTTTTCTTGTTGCGCCAAAGCAGATCCTGCACCATGGTGTCACAGTTCATTTTAACCGCCATTTCAAGTATCGGATACATAGCATATGCGGTATAATAACGTTCTTGGTCATACTCTCTTATGTAGTGGCGACAACAGTAGCAATCAAAGCCTGAATACTTTAAGAATGTATCCTTAATTATATTATTATATAGGTATACTTGTCTGTGCTCAGCAAATCCGTTATTGAATGTACTGCACATTTTCCTCTTCATAGGCTCTATCATATAATACCAGCCGTTTCGACGAAATAAGGCATGCGACCGATAAACCTCCGCACTGCCTTTTCGCAGGACGTAAAGCTTTTGAAAATCGACCCAAAGATTGGGGCTCCTGTCGAAGTCCTCCGTTCCGTATTCGTTATAGTCTTTATGAATCGTAGCCGCATATATATATACCACTTCTTCAACGGCTTTATATATGACGAAATCAACTACTTCATTTAATTGAACTTGCTTATATCCTGCCGCTTTATATTTGGCTTTCACACCGCAACATGGGCAGGTACCCAAATAGTTATGCCTGATGATATTATCATCAGTGTGGTATATATCACCATAATCATTACTATTGACCTTAAATTCGTGATTGCAGGACGTACAGAAACAGGTATAGCGCCCTTGGCTAGTCCTGCGGTAAAAGATATAGGGCGTAAAGTGACGATTAATCTCGGCACAATCGTCAACGTTGAGGGGCGGGAAGCCCTCAACGTCTTCTTTCTGGGCATGGGTGAGACAGTCTGTGAATATAGGCTTATATACTAGCGACTGCTCTTTGTTATTGTTTATCCACACTTTCAATCACCTCTCAGAAAAGGTCATCAAAAGAAACTGTGATCGACTTGCGCTTCTGCTCAGGCGCTTCCTTGTTGACACTACCGCAGAGGTCTATATCCATGTGATAACGTATCTTACAGCCGGGAAAGAAAAAGCCTGCTGCGGTCTCATAAGTCTTAAAGTCTGATAGTGCAAAGTTGCTATCCTTAATTGCTTTGTAAACTGCTTCAAAACACTTCTGAAGTGTGCCGCCCTGAGCGACCGCCTGTGCGAACTCCTCGTCCTGCTTGACGAAGCTTTCAAGTGCGTCAATGACAGGCTGAATGATAGTACACAGCACTGTGTTCGCAGATGCTCCACCGCTAAGCTTAACGCCCTCTCGTTCGTTTATGAGTTTCTTCAACGCCTGCTCTCTGTAGCTAGTCATATCTCTTTACCTCCTCTATTCCGAATGCAACATATCCATTCTTCAACCCCCAACCACTTAGGACATATGTTATCCTATATCTGTGGTTTGATATTACATTAATGGCAGCATGTCCGTTACTAACTGGAATGAACTCAATCGTGTCTCCGGGCTGAAAGCATCTGTCATTTTTACGAATTTCAAAACACTTTTTACCTGTGACAACTGCTTCACAGAAGCATTCTTCCAGCTTCAAGGTGTGCGTTGTTGGCTTTTCCAAGAATTCTATCTGTTCTTCTGGGATATTGCTGTTTGAATTAAGTGGCTGGTAATCTTTTGGAAAATAGAAATTTGCGAATTCTTCTATTCTATATCCCGTGTCCTTCCAGAAGCCAAGTCTTTGATAATGCAGTCCCTTTTTTACAAGCCCACTATTGTCATATATTATGCACATATCATATGCGCAGTCTGGCCAAAGATTGGGCATATCAGCTTCTTTGCCAGTGCACCATGCAAACCCCTGCGCCTTGCATTCTTTCATAAAGTTATCGTATTCTTCCTGAGTCTTGACGTGAACAGCTATGTTCTCATACTTAAATTTTCTCCAATCAAATGTTGGTTTCTGTTTATTTGAATTCATCTGCATTATAATCCTCCGTTCTGGTTTTGAAAAACTTGCAACGTGTGCAAATTTCTTGTGTTGGCTTCTCGATTAATGCCATGCACTCTTGCCTTATACTGTTGTAAAAAATACATGGACCTGCGTTATGCCTTGGTGGGGGCGATTTGTAATCAAGCCGCTTTCTGGCGCCCGCAAGTTCAGCATTATAGCATAGCAGGTCAACGTCTGTTATTACCGGCATTTACGCTCCCCCTCCTTTGTGAGCTCCTTTAGGGAAGTTTCAAGCTTATCCCTCGTGCTGTATATTTTTCCGTACACCTCGCCTATATCAAAGGCTCTCTGCTCACATTCCGACATTCCTTCGTAGATAGTGAGCATATTTGCGCAGGCTTCGTCAGCGGTATTATATGCTTGACAAATATGCCTTTTTGTGTTATCATCAAAGTGTATGTTATCGGTATCTTCTTTTACAGATACCTCCGAGCTTGTACTGTTGGCAGACAGTGCAGGCTCGTTTTCTTTTATGTAACGGGTAAAAAATACGCCGCATTTATAGATTTTTTTGTTAAGCGGACATTGTTCACAGTTCATATCTGAATTAGTGCAAACCTCAACCGCCTTTTCAAATTCCTCTTTCGATATCATCTTTATCCTCCTTAAACTTTTTCTCCCAGTGCTTTTCAATGGCACCAAGTACTATGTACATCACGATATCCGCAACGATAAGCGTCGCTATGGATAACAGTATTATTCCTATGGTACTCATTTTCATTTTCCTTTCGTTCCTGCTTCGACTTCTGTCACTACGATAGACCCGTTGTCGATAAGAGATTGAACACGTTTCTCAAAATCAAAACGCTGCTTGTCCGTAAGCCCTATGGTCTTCGGTATGCCACGGCTCTTAAGATACATGGTATACATACCATGTATCACGACATTGGCAAGGTTGAAACGATACTTGACGTTCGGAAACTGCTTGGACTCTTTTCGATAAATAGTATTATCGACGTATACTGTCTTACTCATTGTTGTCACCTAGGCGGCAGTTGCTCTCAGCGTCATTGAGGTGATAGAACTTGCAGTCTGTACACTCCATGCAGACATTACAGCCCGTGACTACGTTCAGCTCGTTCTCGGCAAGATATTTCTTGACGTTCCCTCTGAGGTATTCACCTATTGCTGACGCATATCTGCTGACAGCTATAAGAGGATTACGGCGCTGATTAGAGCTGAGTGACGTTTCCAATGGCTTTCCGTCCACAGTGATGACATATTCACCACCTATGCGGTTAAGTCTGACTGCGTTGTTGAAATCATACATTAGTAAATCATCTCCCATACCTGCCCAAGACCGAGCATTACTACGATTATCATGAATGCAAAGAAGATAGTCAGCAAGGCCATTGCGAAGCACTCTCTGCGATCTTCTCGCTTTCGACGGGTAACGAGCTTGTTATGCTTGTCTCTCTGCTCTCTCATTGTCAGGTAGTCAACCGCCTTGACATCTTCATTGAGTGCAAGGGCTACGTTTTTTTTTGCCATAGTTTTTCCTCCATTTTCTCAGATTTCTTTTGATTTGCTGATAATAGTCATAATCTGATATTATCATCTTAACGCTGGTATTGTCCGCCATGTCAACGATGACGAATTCACCGGCACATATAGAATAGCCGTGGCGTATCTCTCGGACATAGCTTTCAATCCCCATATCCGTTGCTATTCTGATGACGGCTTGCGATATCAGTGAACTGCGGGTATCATTCTTTGCGTACATCTCTGTCACCCTCCAACTCTTTGATACGCTCCTCGATATCAGCCACCAAATTCTTCTCTATGGTCTGCGCCACGTAGTAGCTCAGGAGGTCTTCTTTGCTCAGATCTCCATGCCATAGCTTGTCACCGACAAGCTGAGCCTTATTAATGGCTCTTTCTATCTCAGCGTTTGTTCTTTCGCCGATAATGGCGTCTATCTTCATAATGTGCAGCACTTCTTATCCCTCTCTTTCTGTTTGAAATGGCGGTAAAGAATGCTTGCGATAACGTCAGCCGGTATCTTCTTGACCTTGCGGCGGGTTTCTATGATCTTGCCGTCCTCTATGCGGTATGTAACGCTTACGGGAATATCAATCGTTTCTTTCACTTTACTGCCCCTCTTTTACATTCTCAGCTGACCAGCGCCGGAACGCTTCCAAGCCTGCTGCGGTTTCTTTCTGCTCCTGCAGGGTAGTCCTGACCTTGTCTTTGACTCTGAACTTGCGGATATCGACCTGACCCACTGTGCATTCTTCGATATAGTCATCTATGCCCAGCGCCTTGACCTGCTCCCTTGGATTGTCAATGAACGTTTCCAACATGGCGTTCTGAATGGCTTTCATACGCTTACCGCCCACGCCATACTCTGTGGCGGTCTGCACCAGCGCCAACTTGATGTTGTCCGCCAGAACAGCCCTATTCTGGAGATTGAACCATTTGCAGTGACGTTCAACGAACGTTACCACCATGTTCAGATCTATGCCGCAATTCTCACACGCCTGCTGCATTTTATAGGCATATACGCCGTCCTTGTCCCACTCGTTGGCTATTTTGCAGTTGTCTGCAAAATCGTCTATCCATTGGCGGCATTTCTTAGGATAGAACGTCTTAGGATACTCCTTATTCAGAACTATCAGCAGGGAGCAGAGCATTTCATAGTTCTTGACTATGACCTCAAATGCAAGGCGGTTCTTATGATAGTCTTTTATCTTATGGTTTGTCATTGGTATCACCTCTTTTTTCGTTTTGTTGAGGTCAACAAAACGTTATTATGCTGACCAGCCATAAAGCTGATTAGGCTCAACACCAAGCTTCGTAGCAATGATAATCACATCATCAGTTGTTATCATCTTATAGCCATTCAGCATATTGTTGAATGTTCTGTAGTCGTAGCCGAGGATTTCGGCAACTTTCTTCTGCTTAAGACCTCTGTCATCAATGATCTTCTTAAGCTGTTCTGCTACGATTGATTTCTTAGCCTTATTTGTCATAATGGACATCTCCTTTCATGGATTAGTTAAAGTTTCTTGTACTTTACATATATTCTAGCACAAGTTTCTTGAACTGTCAAGATGTTTTGTACAAGTTTCTTGTACAAAAGTGTACAAATATTCGCATTAAAATTTGTACACAATTCTTGATATTAATATCAAATTTCTTGTACTTTTATCTTGACATACTTGTATTATTGTGGTAGAATATAAGTATAGAAGGGAGGGAAACATATGAGTCTAGGGTCACGAATAAAGGAAAAACGAGAACAACTTGGAATGACACAAAAGCAATTAGCTGACAAGCTTGGCGTTACAAAATCGGCAATATGCAATTATGAGAATGGAACGTCAAGCCCTAAAGAAGATGTTCTGTTAAATATTTTTAAAGTCCTATCAGTTGATCCAAACTACCTCTATCAGGACTCGGTAAATGTTACCGAGAACTCAAAGAAAAAAGACGAAATAATCGAAAACATTCGCCTTTTTCTTGACAATCTTTCCGATGAAGACTTAACTAATCTTTATGATTATTTGGAGTTTTTAAAATGGAAAACTTCCAAAAGGAAAGAAAAATAAAAAATAAGCACTCCACAAAACGTGAAGTGCTTATTCGCCTGCCTATATGTAGGCGGTACCCTATTCGTCGGACTTGGTCTCAAACAGAAGTGAATATATCATTTCTGCCAGTTGGTCCTGCAGCTCCTTACGCTCAGCGTCAGTCATGCTGCTCACCCCTTTCTTTTTCATTTTTTGAAAAAATATGTTTAAATCCCCTTATGCTGGTTATAACATATTTCGGCAAAAAATGCAGTAAAATTTCCTATAATAAATTTATTTTAGGATTTTTACCAAATCAGAAAGATCACATTTGAGCACAATAACCAAACGTGCAATAACTTCAATTGTGGGGTTGGCTTTGCCGGTCAGTATCTTACTTATCTCTCCTTCGCTTATCTCGGCAAGCTCTGCAAGCTGTTTTCCGTTCATGTGCTTCTCGTGCATTATCTTTTTTAATTCGATTTTATAATTTTTAGTATTCATATATATAGAATGCACCTCCTATATATATCTAATACCATATAAATTTTTGAAAAAGAATAGCCCAACTTTTTTCTTGAGGTGCAAGGAGTGGATATATATGAATAAATGTAATATCTGTCATTGCAATCTTGGTTTATTTTCAAAAAACAAGCGAATCAGAGATGGTTATATATGTGATGATTGCTTGAAACGATCTGGCATTAGCAAGCCTAAGATAGAAATAACCATAAAGGACGTGCGTAACGCTCTTTATGGAGATCTTCCAGAGCCACACAAAAAAGCTGTGCCGAAAGCTTCTTCACATAATGACAAGGATAATGTGCTTGATAAGTATTTTAGAATAAATAAGGCAGCACACCGATTTTCTTTTGGCAGTGGTGCTGATTATAAGTATAACCAGCTTGTGAGCTATGAGCTTCTTGAAGACGATGAAACTGTAACAATGGGCGGAAACGGTGTCAAGCGTGCGGTTGTCGGCGGTATACTTGCAGGAACTGCGGGTGCTATAGTTGGCGCAAGCACTGCTAAGAACAGCTCTAAGCAGCTTGCAAATATGCTGAAAATTAAAGTGGTTATAGATCCTGACACTCAGGTAAGATATGTGCATTTCGACGTGAAGGGGCTTGCCAAGGATACGGCTACGTATCGTGCCGCATATAAAAACGCCCAGCAGGTCATGGCCATGCTGGGCGAAATTGAACAGTATAATAAACAGCAGAATGCAAATCCTGCTGATGAAAAAGTTATATCTATCCCTGAGCAGATAAAGGAATACAAAAGCCTGCTCGATTGCGGAGCTATAACGCAGGAAGAATACGATATTAAGAAAAAAGAGTTATTGAAGTCTTAAGGAGAACACTATGAGCAATGCAGTTATATATGCTAGATACTCTTCGGATAAGCAATCCGAAGAAAGTATTGAAGCCCAGCTCAGGGCGTGCAGGCAGTACGCCGCCACTAAGGGATATAATATCGTAGCCGTATATGCAGATGAGGCTATCAGTGGTAAGGGGTCAATGACAGCAAGCCGTGCGCAGTATCAAAGAATGTTGAGAGATTGCAATAAGGGTACTTTCGATACTATTCTTATTCACAAATACGATCGTGTGGCTAGATCACTGGGCGAACACGTTAATCTTGACGCTCGCCTGCAGAAAATGGGCATTACACTGATAGCGGTAGGTCAGGACTTCGGACTTGGACCTGAAAGCAAGATAATGCGTGCACTGATGTGGTCTATGTCAGAATACTATATAGATAACCTTGCAAATGAAACGAAGAAGGGAGAACGTGAGGTGGCTCTGAAGGGCCTTCACAATGGTGGCTATCCTCCGTTCGGATATGACATTGTTGATCAGAAGTATGTTATAAACCCCTATGAAGCGGAATATGTCCGCAAGATCTTTGCGGCGGTGAAAAATCATGAGGGAACTAAGGACATTATCGCAGAAATGGCGGCAGTGGGCATTGTGGGCAAGCGTGGAAAGCCCTTGAAGTATTCTGCGGTATATGAGATACTACGAAACGAGAAATACACAGGAACATATATATACTGCGTTGACGAGGAAAAGGATAGATCCAAGCGCAGGTCTAAACCTAATGCTATAAGAATAGAAAATGCCTTGCCGATGATAATCGACAAGGCAACATTTGACGAGGTGCAGAAGATTATGGATAGCAGAAAACAGAGTGGACCCAAGACATCATATCTATGCAGTGGGCTAGTCTACTGCTCATGCGGTGCGAAAATGCACGCACACATATCAACGAAGAAAGGACACGTATATCACTACTATCGTTGTTCAAAGAAGTGCGGTGCGCCTATGATATCTATGGATATCGTTGATGACGCCGCTAAGACATATCTTCGCACCCTGCTCAGTGAAGAAAATCAAAAGGCTATTGCTAATGCTATGCGAAAGTACAAGTGCGGAGAGCCTGAGAGAGCCGCTGACTTCAAAAAGATAGTTGCATCTAAGATATCGGAGAAGCAGAAGCAGTATGACACCTTGATGACCAACATGTCAAGTGGTGTCCTCCCAGCTGACGTTATCGAGGATATCGGTGCGAAGATGAACCAGCTCCGTTCTGAGATAGAGGCATTGAAGAAGACGGAAATGCCAAAGGACTACACTACGGATCAGATTTCTCTTTGGCTCAAGGCTTTGCATGACAGCCCAGATGATAAAGCTATACGCCTGCTCATTTCTCGTATAGATATAAAAAACACGACCGAAATTAACATACAAAGTACATTAACTTCGGTCGTGGGAACTATTGGTTGCGGGAGCTGGATTTGAACCAACGACCTTCGGGTTATGAGCCCGACGAGCTACCGAACTGCTCCATCCCGCGATATTCTACTGTTTTTCACTGCTCTCTCCTGAGTGCTTATTTATTATATCACAAATGAATGTGAATGTCAATACCTTTTTTGCAATTTTTTTATTTTGACTGAAAACTCTTGACTATTGTATCCAAATCGGGTATAATATATACGATATCGGGGTGTGGCGCAGATTGGTAGCGCGCTACCTTGGGGTGGTAGAGGTCGTCGGTTCAAATCCGGTCACTCCGACCAATATGTAAAAAACGGCTTTCCGCTATTGTGGAGAGCCGTTTTTTAGTTGTCAAAATATTCTAACACAAAAAAGCTCCGAAATGATCGGAGCTTTTGGTTTTATATTACATCTTCGCAAGCTTTGCAAATTCTGCTTTCAGTGCAGGATAGATCTCTGTGTAAAGCTTGTAGTATTTCTCATATTCAGGTACTCGCTCTGCTTCAGGCTGCTGTACCTTGTCGGTCTTTACTACTGCCTTACAAGCTTCCGGTACTGATGAGTAAATGCCTGCGCCTGTTGCTGCAAGAAGTGCTACGCCAAGGGCTGGACCTTCTTTCGATGAAGCTGTTTTTACAGGACAGTTGTAAAGATCTGCGAGCATTGATCTCCACAGCGGTGAGCTTCCGCCGCCTCCACATGCCATCATGTCGGATACGTTGATATTCATTTCTCTGAATACCTCAACGCAATCTCTCAGGGAGTATGATACGCCCTCCATTACTGCTCTCAGCATATCACGCTTTGTGTGCATTGCGGAAAGTCCGAAGAATACTCCTCTTGCGTCAGGGTCAAGATGCGGTGTTCTTTCGCCCATGAGATATGGCAGATAGAGAAGTCTGTTTGCACCAACAGGCACTTTCTCTGCTTCCTTATCCATGAGATAATATTCGTCAACGCCCATGCACTTTGCTGTTTCTTTCTCTGCATTGCAGAAATTATCCCTAAACCATTTCAGCGAAAGTCCTGCGCCTTGTGTAACACCCATAACGTGCCATGCGTTCGGTACTGCTGCACAGCAGGTGTGAACTCTGCCCTTTGGGTCGATAGAGATAGAAGAAGTGTGTGCGAATACAACACCTGATGTTCCGATAGTTGTGAACGCCTTGCCGTCCTCTGCAACGCCTGTTCCGATAGCCGCAGCGGCATTGTCGCCTGCTCCGCCTACTACTATAGTACCCTCTTTAAGTCCTGTAAGCTCAGCCATTTTCTTTGTGACCTTGCCTGTTACCTCGCATGACTCGTACACCTTGCCCAGCATTGACATATCAATGCCAAGCGTATCGCAGACTTCCTTTGACCAGCAGCGGTTTGGCACGTCAAGAAGCTGCATACCGCTTGCGTCGGAAACCTCTGTTGCATATTCGCCAGTGAGGATAAATCTCAGATAGTCCTTTGGCAGAAGAATGTGTCTGCACTTTTCATATATATCAGGCTCGTTGTTCTTTACCCAAAGGATTTTCGCAGCCGTCCAGCCTGTGAGGGCAGGGTTTGCTGTTATCTTGATGAGCTTTTCTCTGCCTAGCTTTTCGTTCATTTCTTCAACTTCTGCGGCAGTTCTCTGATCGCACCATATTATGGACTTTCTAAGAACGTTGTCGTCCTTGTCAAGCATAACAAGTCCGTGCATCTGTCCAGAGATACCAACACCTGCAACGTCCTCTTTATTTACGCCGCTTTTGGTCATAACAGCCTTGATAGTGTTTATCATTGCGTTTGCCCAGTCAGCAGGATCCTGTTCTGCATAGCCGTTTTTAGGCTGATACATAGGATATTCAATAGTTACAGAAGAGATAACAGTACCCTTTTCGTCAAAAAGCACCGTCTTAGTGCCGCTTGTGCCGCAGTCTACGCCGATTACATAAGCCATATTTTTTTACTCCTTTATAATATGTATAGTATCATTTGTACTCATTAAAACGATTACATTAATTATACAATATTTCTCTCTGAAATGCAATACCCATAAAACGTTTTCGCAAAATTTATCTGCACATAAAAACAGGACGGTGGGGCTACCGTCCTATAAGTTTGTTGAAAGACCTGGCGAACTTGTTGGCGGGACGTCGTGTCTGCGTTATTGGCAGGGTACGGTCTTATACCGTCATTTTAAGTCTAGTCTGCTTTCTCAAGCACAAAGAATGTGCTGTTGTTTTCGCTTTTCATTTCCTTTATAGCCCAGCCTGCCGCAATCAGACTGTTGAGCTTTTCAACTCGCTGAAATCTGTCCATATCCGGGGCTTTTCCATCATGGGCTTTGTCCTCATTTCTTGAAACATAAAATATCTTTTGCATATATATCCTCTTTCCCTGAGAGTGACAATTGTTCCCCGATTATTATACAACTGTCGCATTTTCTTGATTACATTATACTACACAAATATGGAGATTTCAAGGAATACCAAAAATTTTAACCTCTTTTTAACGCTTTAGTATTATTCTGATTTTTCATGCTTTTCAGTGCTTATTATATATAACGGCATGGGTAAGGTGTAAAAATGCACGTTTTCAGGGCTGTTTTATGTGCTGATATGTACAAAAACTTATGACGAGTGAGTATTTTTATATGACAGCCCTTGACTTTTTTTTATAAAAGGCATATAATATTATTATTAATTTATATATTTATAGTCTTTATAAATAATGAAACTAAGAAACTAATTTATATGGAGGGTTTAACAATGGGTAGAGTATATAACTTCAGCGCAGGTCCTGCTGTACTCCCTGAGGAAGTGCTTAAGGAAGCTGCCGATGAAATGCTCGATTATAAGGGCACAGGTATGAGCGTAATGGAGATGAGCCACCGTTCCAAGGCGTTCGATGACATCATCAAGGAAGCTGAAAAGGACATCAGAGATCTTATGGGTATCCCTGATAACTATAAGGTGCTGTTCCTTCAGGGCGGTGCATCTCAGCAGTTCTCAGCCGTTCCTATGAACCTTATGAAGAACAAGAAAGCGGCTTACATAATCACAGGTCAGTGGGCTAAGAAGGCTTATCAGGAGGCTCAGAAATACGGCGAGGCTGTTGCTGTGGCTTCTTCTGCTGACAAGACTTTCTCTTATATCCCTGATTGTTCAGATCTGGATATCCCAGAGGACGCTGACTATGTTTATATCTGCGAAAACAATACTATCTATGGTACAAAGTACAAGACTCTGCCTAACACAAAGGGTCACACACTTGTTGCAGACGTTTCTTCCTGCTTCCTGTCTGAGCCTGTTGACGTAACAAAGTACGGCGTTATTTACGGCGGCGTTCAGAAGAACGTTGGTCCTGCCGGCGTTGTTATTGCTATCATCAGAGAAGATCTTATCACTGATGACGTTCTCGAGGGAACACCTACAATGCTCAAGTGGAAAACTCAGGCTGACGCTGACTCTCTTTACAATACACCTCCTTGCTATGGCATCTACATCTGCGGCAAGGTATTCAAGTGGATAAAGAAAATGGGCGGTCTTGAGGCTATGAAGGCTCACAACGAGAAGAAGGCTAAGATACTCTATGATTATCTTGACCAGAGCAAGCTCTTCAAGGGCACTGTTGTTCCTGAGGACAGATCTCTTATGAACGTTCCATTCGTAACAGGCGACGCTGAGCTTGACAAGAAGTTCGTTGCTGAGGCTACAGCAGCAGGCTTTGTAAACCTCAAGGGTCACAGAACTGTTGGCGGTATGAGAGCTTCTATCTACAACGCAATGCCTATTGAGGGCGTTGAAAAGCTCGTTGAGTTCATGAAGAAATTCGAGGCTGAGAATGCTTGATCGTCTTTTAAAGATGATATCTTCAATTGACACTATGCGGCATGACGACTGGCGTGAAAGAATGCAAAGAAAAAACAGTGTGAGGGCTAAGCTTGCAGCTGCGATCTTTGGCATTGTGATAGTCGGTTGCCTGATTGTCAGAGTGATCTCGTAAACCATTTGAAAGAGGTAATTGAAATGTATAATGTTTTAACTCTGAATAAGATCGCTACCTGCGGTACTGATATCTTTGACAAGGATAAGTACACAGTAAGCGACAATGCTGAAAATCCTACCGCTATAATGGTACGTTCAGCAAAGATGCACGATATGGAAATGCCTGAGAGCCTGCTTGCTATTGCAAGAGCAGGTGCTGGCGTAAACAATATTCCAGTTGAGAAGTGCGCAGAGCAGGGAATCGTTGTATTCAACACACCTGGCGCAAACTCAAACGCTGTTAAGGAGCTTGCTATTTGTGCGCTTCTTCTTGCTTCAAGAAAGATAACAGAGGCTGCTGCATGGGCTGCATCACTTAAGGGCACTCCTGACGCTCCAAAGACAGTTGAGGGCGGCAAGTCTAAGTTCGCAGGTCCTGAGATACTGGGCAAGACACTTGGTGTTATAGGTCTTGGTGCTATCGGCGGAAAGATCGCAAATGCAGCCGTTGCACTTGGTATGGACGTTATCGGCTACGACCCATTCCTTTCAGTAAACGCAGCTATCCAGCTTGATCCTGCTGTAAAGGTAACAGCTGATATCAATGATATTTACAAGAACAGTGACTATATCACTATCCACGTTCCTTATACACCTGACACAAAGAACACTATCGACGAAGCTCAGATAGCAATGATGAAGGACGGCGTTCGTCTTATCAACCTTGCAAGAGGCGAGCTTATCAACAGTGCGGCAGTTGTAAAGGCTATCAAGGACGGAAAGGTTGCAAAGTATGTAACAGACTTTGCAGATGATGTTGTTCTTGGCGAAGAGAATGTTATCGTTCTGCCACACCTTGGCGCTTCCACACCTGAGTCTGAGGACAACTGCGCAACAATGGCTGCTCACGAGCTTATCGACTATATCGAGAAGGGAACTATCAAGAATTCTGTAAACTTCCCTAATGCAGAGCTTGCTAAAACAGGCGACCACCTTGTTTGCGTGCTTCACAAGAACGTTCCTGCACTTATCGCACAGATCACATCTGTTGTATCTGACAAGGGCGCAAATATCGAGAACCTTGTAAACAAGTCTAAGAAAGACTGGGCTTACACAATGCTCGATGTTACAGGCGACGTTGACGCTGACGCTTTCAAGTCTATCGATGGCGTTGTTGGCGTAAGAGTTCTTTAATTGTTGATAAAAGAAATTTTATATGCAGCAATGAGGCTGCCCACGGACGAGTTGCGTCTTGGGCAGCCTTTTTTGATACAAAAAAGCTATAATTTAAGTGAAAAATGGAGGAATTTAAAATGGACAAACTTATAACAGCAATTTTATTTATCGGAATACCAATGGCACTGACTCAGCTTATTTACAGGATAATTGACCACAAGGGTAACAAGACCGCAAAGCTTGCTGAGCGTTTTCCTGTGCTTGTGAAAAGAAAGTTTCTTGTGCAGATAGGCGGAGCAATGGCGTTCGTTATCGTGTTCGGGCTTATCTCGCTTCTGCTTGACCTGCCTATCAAGGTGTTTTTCATTGTGTGCGGAGTTGTAGTGGGCGTGATAAACGGAATGGCAGTCACGCTTATGTACAGAGATTAGTCGGTTGCAACGTGGCAACTGATGAAAAAAAGCTGTCAGCATTTTTTGCCGACAGCTTTTTATGTATGCTTATTTCTTTCTGAAGACCACAAGCTTGCTGATGACATAGTTAAGTATCAGCACAACAACGTTTGCCACTATCTTTGTTACCCAATAGTTGAAGCTGAGAAGTGAGTAGCCGAGCCACATCATGAACATTTCTACGAGAAGTGTGAATATTCTGCCGCCGTAAAATGAAGCCGCTTCGGAGATTATCGCCTTTTTGCCCTCTGCTTCAGACTCGAAAACCCATATCCTGTTTGTGACATATGCGAAAGTAACTGCACATATCCATGATATGACGGTGCTTGTGGTGGAAACACCGCCCTTGCCTATGCCTGCCTGCTCCAAAAGTACTTTTGAGATGCCTGCGGTCACAAAGCTCACTGCGGTGGTGAGTACGCCGAAAAACAGATACAAAAGCATTTCCTTGTTTTTGACGTAAAATGGTCTGAACCAGCCGAATATCTTCCAGTCCATTATTTTGTCGAAAATGTCCTTATCTTTCTTTGCCATTTTTGTTATCTCCTTTTGTGCATATGAATATTATGAACACAAAGAATATTATAACTCTTTTACATTGTTTTTTCAATAATACTGTTGCAATTGGTTAAAAAATATGTTATGATAACTATATGTAGTCAGTTTTCATGACTGCCTTTAGTGCTATTTTTATAACTAGGGCAGCAAATTTATACTCTGACCTGAAAGGATAATTTTATTTTATGAAAGTTGTTATCATCGCTGTGCTTCTTATGCTGTCTGCTATTTGTTCTGCAACGGAGACAGCGTTTTCTTCATGCAACAGGATAAGGCTAAAAAAACTTGCAGACGACGGAAACAAGTCTGCAAAGAAGGCAATGAACATATGCGATAATTTTGACAAGGCACTCACTGCCATACTTGTGGGAAACAATGTGGTGAACATTTCTTCATCTTCTATTGCAACTGTGCTTTTTACTGAGAAATTCGGCAAGGGAAGCGTGGGTCTGGCTACTGTAGTCATGACAGTGCTTGTGCTTATTTTTGGTGAGATCTTGCCTAAGAGCCTTGCAAAGGAAAATTCTGAGCGGTTTTCTATTCTTATGGCGGCTCCGCTTTCCGCATTCATGTTCATCATCACACCTATTACGGCTATCTTTATGGGCATAAAAAGCGGTGTTTCAAAGATTGTGGGCAACAAGAACAGCGAGCCGTCTGTTACTGAGGAAGAGCTTAAATATATCATAGACGAGATACAGGACGAGGGCGTACTTGAAGAGCAGGAGTCGGAGCTTGTGCGTTCGGCACTTGATTTTGACGAGATAACCATAAGCGAGATACTTGTGCCTAGAGTAAATATCGAGGGTGTTGAGCTTCATGAGGATATGGAGAGCATAAAAAAACGCTTTGTGCAGACAAAGTTTTCAAGGCTTCCCGTGTATGACAAGGACTTAGACCACATTGTGGGACTTATCCACCAGTCTGACTTTTTTGAAATGTATCTCAAGGGCAAGACAGACATAAGCCTTATAATGAACAAGCCACTTTACATAACCGAAAACCGCAAGATCTCTGAGATCCTGAAGCAGATGCAGCGCAAAAAGGTGCATATGGCGGTGGTGCTAGACCAATACGGCGGCACGGAGGGCATTTGTACCCTTGAGGATATCATAGAGGAGCTTGTGGGCGAGATCTATGATGAAAGCGACGAGGAGGATACCTCCCTTGTGAAAATAAGCGACGGTGTTTACGAAGCGTCGGCGGAGCTTTCGGTATCGGATTTTCTTGACAGGATAGGACTGCCGGAGGATACTATCGAAACCGAAAGAACATCTCTCGGTGGCTGGATAATGGATATGCTTGACAGACTTCCTGAGCAGAATGAAGTTATAAGCTGTCCGCCTTTTGAGATGACAGTGAAAATGGAGGACGAGCAGAAAATAGACAGGATACGCTTCAAGATATCCGAAGAGGAGCTTGAAAGCAAGAAGGCGGAGGAAGAAAATGCCTAAGCAGATAAAGAAAGAGCAGATAAAAAAGTCAGAACTTTTATACAGAAAATGGTCTGTTGCAGGGCTTGCGGCAGCGGCTGTGTTCATGGGGTGTATGGCTGGGCTTATGAGCATGATAGTGAAAACCGAGGGGGCAAAAGTGCCAACGATAGTGCTTTTTGCGGCGTTTGTCATTTACACGGCAGTGTCGGTGGTATGTGCGGTGCTTGGAGTGAAAAGCTATGTAAAGGACGACTGCGGAGTGTGCCTTTTTCAGGGTATAGTGCATATTTACAGCGTTATAGCCTGCGTAATGAATGTGAGAATGGCATTTATAATACTGTTCTCAGCGTTAGGCTCGCAATCGGGGGTAGATACCCTTATAGGAAGCCAATCGCAGAACGAATTTATACAAAGTCAGTATGCAAGCTGGATATGCCTTGCTGTTGCGTCGCTGTTTTCAGTGATACTTGGTATTTTGGCGGTAGTATGGCTTGTGAAAAATAAAAAGAACTGATAAATCGGCTTTGCGTAGGGGCGACCTTGGGTCGCCCATTATTTCGTATGTTTCACAGCATACAGGTCTTAGAAAATCATAGAGTAAGGAAGAAGAAAAAATAATGTTTTTGCTTATACTTGTAGTTGTATGCTACACAATATGTTCCCTTAGTGACAAGTACGCTGTTTCAACGGCAAAATTCAACGGCGATGAGCTTGGATTCTTAATGGCGGCGGCAACGGCTGTTTTCATGGCTTGCTGTCTGCCTTTCCTCGACAGGACTATTACGCTTAGCTGGCAATCCTTTGCGGCGATAGGTCTGCTGTGCTTGTCGAAGATCCTTGAATTTAAGCTTTCGGCTATTATCCTTGATGAAATATCAGCCTTTGAGCTTAAGGCTTGGCTTGGTATCACCCTTTTCATGTCCTATGCAACGGATATTTTCCTTGGTGAAAAGCCGAGCATTTTCAAGTTTCTTTTTATCGTACTTACTGTTGCAGGACTTGTTTTTATCGCAAAATCAGGCAGAACGGACAGCGGAAATATAAATTACCGCAGGATAGTTGTTCCTCTGGTGTTCTATCTTTTGGCAAGATACGGTTACGGCATAGTTGTAAGAGCGTCGGAGAATTACATATCCTCGACCATGGCGCTGTTCTTTGCGCTTATACTTATGGCTATCATACTTCTGCCAAGGGCAAAGCCTTTGGAGATATTCAAGAAAAATCAAAAGGGTGCATGGGTGGTTGTGCTTACAAAGATTCCGAATGTGGCAGGTCTGCTTGCGGAGAACGCTGTTATTGCTGTGAGTCTTGCGAGTGCGTCATTTATCCAGCCTATGATACTGTGTTCGCTGTTTGTTATAGCGCTCATAAGAAAAGAGCCTATCACAAAGCTGAGATTTATCGGCAGCGTTATTTGTATGGTGGGTATAATCGGATTTCAAATATGTTAAAAAACAAAACGTCGGACGTTTTCAAATTCGTCCGACGTTTTTTGTTATCTTTCAGTATTGTACATTGCGGCAAACCAGTAATCTTCTTCAAGATAGCTTGTGTCTTTCTTGCCCCATGTAATTTTTATTTTCACAAGACAGCCGTCAATATCCTCTTTTGGAAGCTCTAGCTTTTTGGACTCCTTGGCAAGCACCTTTCCGTCATAGCTGTAGACAGTGTAAAGCACGTCACCGAGCCTGTCCCCTGTGACTTCTACGGACATAGGGGTTTTAAGGGTAACATTGCCGTCCTTATCTACATCTGCCTTTATATTAAATGACGGTACAGAGGAGAGCAGATCTTCAAAGCTCTCTTCAGCGGAAAGGCTCTCGCTCTTGCCGTTGCAGTATCGTGTCTTTTCAGTGCCGGGAAGCTCATATTTGCTTCCGTCACAGGTCAGCACAACTGAACCTTTCTCCACCTTTGGGGTTATATTTATCACAAGGGCGCAAGCCAAAAAGATAACGGCGGTAAGCAGACCTACAAGTATTTTCCTTTTCATTATTATCACCAATGCTATTATAGCACCTTTTGGAATAATAATCAAGGGCAGTGTTTTAGTCTTTGAGCTTTATCTCACGTTTTATCCTGCCCATTATCACAATGGCGGCGACAGTGCCTACAAGCTCGCCGAACGGAACGGCTGCCCATACTATCTTGCCTGCTGAGGAGGTAAGGGTGAGAAGATAAGCCGCGGGGAGAGGGATAACTAAAAGTCTGATAAGGGAAAGCACAAGAGAAGCTATGCCATGGTCGAGCGCCTGAAAAATTCCCTGATAGGCTATGTTTGCACCTGCAAAAAGATAGCCTAAAGTGATTATCCTTATGGCGTAGGTGGCGAATATCTCCGTATCCGCTGACAGTGAGAATACATGGCATATCTGAGAAGCAAAAAGCTGCAAGCCTATAATGCCAAGGAGCATGAGTCCCAACGTGTAGAGCATACCGTATTTTATGCCTGAACGAACTCTTGCTTTGTCCCCTTTGCCGTAGTTGTATGATACAACCGGAATGATAGTGTTGTTCATGCCGAATGATGCAAAGAATACGAACTGCTGTATTTTATAATAGATACCATAGGCTGTTACGGCGGATTGACCTATCCTGTTGAGTATGACATTAAGACCGTAGGTCATGACGGACATAAGAGCCTGTATTATTATGGCGGGAATGCCTATTCTATAAATGTTTGTTATCATTTTGCGCTGGGGTATAAAATACCTCATGCCGCTTGGTATCTCTTTGTTGCACACAAAATGAAGCACGCCGCCTATGACCATTGTGAGTACCTGACCGATGACAGTGGCATATGCCGCACCTTTTACTCCAAGCTCTGGGAAAGGGCCAAGACCGAAGATCAGGACAGGGTCAAGGACGATGTTGGCTATTGCGCCTACAAGCTGAGCAATGGTGGAATGGATAGTTTTGCCTGTTGCCTGCAAAAGCTTTTCAAATATCATTGAACCTACTGCACCGAATGACAACACACAGCATATGCCTAGATATTCGCCCCCAAGCTTTAGAGCAAGACTATCATGGGTCTGTGTTTTCAAAAATGCGTCAGTGCCGAAAAATCCGAACAGCATGAACACGATGTAGGTGCAAAGACCTATGAAAATGGCGTTGCCTGCTATTTTGCCTGCACGCTCAAAATTCTTTTCTCCAAGGCTTCTGGAGAGCAAGGCATTTATTCCAACGCCTGTGCCTACGCCTACAGCGATTATCAAAAGCTGGACAGGGTATGCAAGGGTTAGGGCGTTTACGGCATATTCGCCTATGTGCTCAACTGTATCATCTGTTATCCTGCTTACGAAATAGCTGTCAACGATATTGTAAAACGCCTGAACTATCATTGAAATTATCATAGGCAGACCCATGCTCAGCATGAGTTTCGGCATGGGCATAACGCCCATCTTGTTTTCTTTCAGAGCTTCTTCGCTCATATTTCATTACCTCCCGTTTTTTGCGCATAAAAAAACAGCACAAGTCCGAATACAATCGGACTTACGCTGTCGCTGCTCATTGTTATAATTATTATACCATATATTTTTTCATATGTCCAAGGACTTTTTATACAAAAGTCAGGTCTCAAAGACCCACTTTTTTGATGATATGAAGCGTTGCAAATGTACAATAAAATATATAAAAAACTATTGACAAAATCAAAAATATAGGTTATAATAACCTCATAGTAAAAGAGAGTAGCTGGCGGAGAGATCCGTTTATGTTTGCGTCAATACGTTCCGATGAGGGACCGCTGCATATCTAAACGGCGAGACTTTTATTGATTAAATTGCCACAGGCGCAGTTTACCCAATAAACGTCTTGCCGATTTTTTATGCGTTTATTTTACTGAGCCTATGAGAAAAGGAGGCTTTGAAGGGTATATCGGCAATGCTTACAGGAAAAAATAAAAAAGGTGGTATTTTATGAAGCAGTATCAGAAAAAACTTGACCAGCTTTACACTGAGTTTTCATCAGGTGAAAATGGTCTTTCAACCGAGCAGGCAGTGAAAAACTGCGAAAAGTTCGGACGAAATGTTATCACGGAGGGCAAGAAAAAGTCCATTCCCATGATTTTTTTAGAGCAGTATAAGGACTTCCTTGTGCTTATACTCATTATTGCTGCGATAGTTTCAGCTTTCATGAAAGACGTTGAGAGCTGTGCGGTAATTCTTGTTGTTATCACAATGAACGCTATTTTGGGTACAGTTCAGACCGTCAAGGCTGAAAAGTCACTGACGAACCTTAAAAAGCTTTCTGCGCCGACGGCTAAGGCGCTTCGTAACGGTGAAAAGGTCATTATCCCATCTGAGGAGATCGCAGTGGGCGACATTCTTCTTATCGAAGCAGGCGACCAGATATGTGCAGACGGCAGGCTGATAGAATGTGCGTCTGTTCAGGTGAACGAGTCGGCACTCACAGGCGAGAGCGTTAATATCGACAAGGATATGAGCGATATAGAGGGCGAAAAGCCTCTTGCTGAGCGTGCTAACATGGTTTATTCAGGCTCTTTTGTCACATACGGCAGAGGAAAAATGTTTGTCACTGAGGTTGGTATGGACACTGAGGTGGGCAAGATAGCTTCGCTTATCCAAAACGCATCAGAGAGAAAAACGCCTCTCCAGAACACGCTTGACGAGTTCGGCAAAAAGCTTTCCATTGCTATACTTATTGTCTGTGCAGTAGTGTTCGGACTTAGTGTGCTTCGTGGCGGCAAGCTTATGGATTCGTTCATGTTTGCTATCGCACTTGCTGTTGCGGCTATTCCTGAGGCTCTCAGCTCTATCGTTACTATTGTGCTTTCTTTCGGCACACAGAAAATGTCAAAGGAAAACGCTATCATAAGAAAGCTTCAAGCTGTTGAGGGCTTGGGCAGTGTTTCTGTAATATGCTCTGACAAGACCGGTACTCTTACTCAGAACAAGATGACAGTCAGAAAAATAATGGTAGACGGCAGGATAATCGACACTGACGCTGTTGATATTGACGATGAAAAGGTCAAGACTATGACAAGAGCCATGATCCTTTGCAACGATTCAAGCTGTAAGGACGGCGTTGAGATAGGCGACCCTACTGAAACGGCTCTTATCAATTTTGGCACAAAGCTTGGTATCGACACTGACAAGGTGAGGGAAGATCTCCCTAGAATTTCTGAGATACCATTTGATTCAGACAGAAAGCTTATGTCAACTCTGCACGTTATCGACGGCGAAAAGGTGCTTTATGTAAAGGGTGCGGCTGACGTTCTTATAAACAGGATAACTTCAAGCGACGAGGAAAAGGCTGTTATAACTCAGCGTGTGGCAGAGCTTTCGGAAAAAGGTTTGCGTATACTTGCATTTGCAGAGAAAAAATTCGACAAGGATACCGTATGTCCAGAGGACGAGGACGGATTGGAGTTTGTCGGTCTTATTGCTATGATGGATCCTCCGAGAGAGGAATCAAAGGCGGCTGTTGCGGAATGCCGCAAGGCAGGCATAAAGCCAGTCATGATAACAGGCGACCATATCGTTACGGCTTCGGCTATTGCCCGTGAGATAGGTATTCTTGACGACAACTCAAAGGCTGTCGAGGGTCACGAGCTTGACGCTTATTCAGACGAAGAGCTTGTCGACTTTGTAAAGGACAAGGCTGTTTACGCTCGTGTTACACCTGAGCATAAAATAAGGATCGTAAAGGCTTGGCAGGCAAACGGCTGTATAGTTTCCATGACAGGCGACGGAGTGAACGACGCACCTGCGTTAAAGCAGGCTGATGTGGGCGTTGCAATGGGCATCACAGGAACTGAGGTTTCAAAGGACGCTGCCTCAATGGTGCTTGCAGACGATAACTTTGCAACTATAGTCAAGGCCATAAGAAACGGCAGAAACATTTACGAGAACATTAAAAAGGCTATACTCTTCCTGCTTTCGGGCAACTTTGCGGCAATTCTTGTGGTGCTTTTCAACTCACTGCTTGGACTTCCTGTTCCGTTTGCGGCAATACATTTGCTGTTTATTAATCTGCTTACAGACTCGCTTCCTGCTATCGGTTTGGGTCTTGAACCTCACTCCGAAGAGGTCATGAAACGCAAGCCAAGAAACGCAAACGAATCTATACTCACACGTCCTTTCCTGGGCGAGATAGCATTGTATGGCGTAGTTATAGCGATAGCAGTAGCTTCGGCTTTCCTTATGGGAAACAAGACAAGCGCAGCTCTTGGTATGACGATGGCATTCGCAGTGCTTTGCTCTGCAAGATTGTTCCACGGATTCTCCTGCAAGAAAAAAGGACCTGTTATCTTCTCAAAGGACTTTTTCAACAACAAGTTTGGTCTTATGGCGTTCGGTCTTGGAATGGTATTTTTAAACTCCGTTCTGCTTGTTCCACCGCTTAAAGGACTTTTCAAGATAGCAGACATGACAGGTATGCAGTTTGCGTGGATATACATTCTAAGCTTTGGCTCTATGCTCGTTATCCAGCTTATAAAGGCGATATTCTTTACAAAGTCTGAAAAGTAAGGTCAAGAGCATGACACATGGTCAATAAATGGGACGTCGAGGACGCCGTCCCCCTACAATTTGTATAAAAAACCGCTCTTCGTGATGTCACGGGGAGCGGTTTTGTTTTACATATCTTCGCAAGGCAGCCAAATGCCGTCCTCTTTATGAAGTATCCTCTGATTTTCAGATCCTCTGAATTTCAGTGAGATGTTTTTCTTTTCGAGAACAAATTCGCCGTCAACGAGGTAGTCGATAAGGCTCAGCATTTCGTCTGTGTACTGCGTTCTGTATGGGGACTTTGAGCCTGCAAGCAGGTCAGTTTCAAGGGTACAGCCTGTGTAGCACCACACGTCCTTGTCGGGAAGTTCTGTTTTCACACGGCGGAGGAGCTTTGTAAGCTCAGGCTGGTTCTCAGGCTCCATAGGCTCGCCGCCAAGGAGCGTAAGCCCTTTTATATAGCCCTTTGAGAGGGCGTTAATTATCTCGTCTGCGGTGGTATCTGTGAAAGGCTTGCCGTAGTCAAAGTTCCAAGTGTCAGGCTGAAAACAGCCTTTGCAGTGGTGTCTGCAACCTGATACGAACAGCGTGACCCTCACACCTGAGCCATTGGCAATATCGGTTTTCTTTATCTCACAATAATTCATTTTCCGCTCCTTTCATACATACAACGCAGGGCAATACGATTTTGTATTGCCCCGATAGTTATATGCTGTTTGCTGTTTTATGTCAATAATAATGTTCATTATTTTCGGATTTTGCAGTTTTGAGTTTTTGAGTTTTCCTTGCTATAATGTTCATTTTTTTGACGAGTTTTGATTTTTGAACTTTTGAGTTTTAACGGCTATAATGTTCAAAATTTTGCGATTTCGCTAGAAAAAAATTTTGGGTTTTAAATCGCCACAATTCCATTTTTGGGGAATCACAAATGCAAAACTCTCTCCTTTATCTCTTGAGTCCTGCCCTGATTCCAGAACTGCGTGCCGATGTAGCCACAGGTGCGCCTTGCAACGTTCAGAGTGTTCTGATCTCTGTTGCCACAGTTCGGACACTCCCATACAAGCTTGCCGTCATCTTCTACTATCTTTATCTCACCGTCAAAACCGCACTTCTGACAGTAGTCGCTCTTTGTGTTAAGCTCTGCATACATGATGTTGTCGTAAATATGCTGCATAACTGCAAGAACAGCCTCTATGTTGTTCTGCATATTCGGCACTTCCACATAGCTGATAGCTCCTCCTGGTGAGAGAGCCTGGAACTGTGACTCAAAGGTGAGCTTGTCAAATGCGTCGATGTTCTCGGTAACATGGATATGATAGCTGTTTGTGATGTAGTTTCTGTCTGTTACACCCTCGATAACACCGAAACGCTTCTGCAAACATCTTGCAAATTTGTATGTTGTGGACTCCAATGGCGTGCCGTAAAGGCTGAAATCTATGTTTGTTTCTGCTCTCCACTTTGCGCAGGCGTCATTAAGGTGCTGCATAACTTCAAGTGCAAAAGGCGTTGCTGAAGGGTCTGTGTGTGACTTGCCCGTCATGTATCTTACGCATTCGCAAAGACCTGCATAGCCAAGTGATATGGTGGAATATCCGCCGAACAGGAGCTTATCGATAGTTTCGCCCTTTTTAAGCCTTGCCAATGCACCGTTCTGCCAAAGGATAGGCGCAACGTCTGACGGAGTGCCTTTAAGTCTTTCGTGACGGAGCATAAGCGCACGTCTGCAAAGTTCAAGTCTTTCATCAAATATCTTCCAGAACTTATCCATATCCTTATATGACGAGCAGGCAACGTCCACAAGGTTTATTGTAACAACGCCCTGATTGAATCTGCCGTAATATTTAGGCTTGCCGTTTTCGTCAAGATATGTTGTAAGGAAGCTTCTGCAGCCCATGCAAGGGTAGCACTGACCATTGCCGTTCTTGTCTACCTTAAGCTCTTTCATTTTCTTTTCGCTTATATAGTCAGGCACCATTCTCTTTGCGGTACACTTTGCAGCAAGCTTTGTAAGCTCCCAATATTTTGAGCCTTCTCTTATGTTGTCCTCTTCAAGGACATATATTAGCTTAGGGAACGCAGGTGTTATATAGACACCCTTTTCGTTCTTTACGCCTTGGATACGCTGTCTGAGCATTTCCTCTATGATAGCCGCAAGGTCATCTCTTGTCTGCCCCTCCGGCACCTCGTCAAGGTACATGAAAACAGTAACGAAAGGTGCTTGACCATTTGTTGTCATAAGAGTGATGACCTGATACTGTATCATCTGAACGCCCTGAACTATCTCAGCCTTTACTCTCATTTCGGCTACCTTATTTATAGTATCCTCGTCGGCAGGGATATTAAGCTCTGCGAACTCTTTTTTTACCTCACGGCGATATTTATCACGGGATATCTGAACGAACGGAGCAAGGTGGGAAAGTGTGATACTCTGTCCGCCATACTGTGAAGAAGCTATCTGAGCGATAGATTGTGTAGCGATATTGCAGGCTGTAGAGAAGCTGTGTGGCTTTTCTATCATGACCTCGCTTATAACAGTGCCGTTCTGGAGCATATCCTCAAGATTTACAAGACAGCAGTTGTGCATATGCTGAGCGAAATAATCGGCGTCGTGGAAATGTATCAGACCTTTTTCGTGAGCCTCAACTATATCGTCAGGAAGCAAAAATCTTCTTGTGATATCCTTGCTCACTTCACCTGCCATATAATCCCTCTGAACTGAATTGACAGTAGGGTTCTTATTGGAATTTTCCTGCTTGACTTCCTCGTTCTCGAAGTTAAGAAGAGAAAGTATCTGCTTGTCAGTAGTATTAGCCTGTCTGACGATAGAACGCTCATAGCGGTAGGTGATATAATGCTTTGCCACTGTATACTTGCCGTGGCGCATGATATCGGCTTCCACCCAGTCCTGAATAGTTTCAACGTCCATAGCCCTATTCATTTCAGAGCATTTGTCCTCTATATTCTGTGCTATCTCTCCTATTTCTCCCTCAGAGAGCCTATCCTTTTCCTCCACAGTGATATTAGCTTTCGCAACGGCATTTTCTATCTTTTCCTTATCGAACGTATTCTCAGCGCCGCTTCTTTTTATTATCTTCACCTATACTCTTCCTTTCATTCTATCCTGCTCAACCACTATATATTGTGGTTGACTTCTTTTATTACAACATAATATTGAACATTTACTATTATACCACAATCAGAATATAAGTCAAGGGCATAGAATGATAAATAATCTACAAAAATTCCGGTTAAAAACAGAGCAGTTTGCCGAAAAAGTATTACAAATGATTACAAACACTTGATTGACAAAAAGTGTGAAAAACAATGGCATTTAAAGGGTGGATAAAGGTGTGAAGCTACAAGAAACGATGTGAACATTCTGTAAAATAAGTGGAGAAATTCAATTAACTTGTTGACAAGGGTGCTTGCATATGATATAATATTAGAGTTGAATGCGCCAGTAGCTCAGCTGGATAGAGTGACTGGCTACGAACCAGTAGGTCGGGGGTTCGAGTCCCTTCTGGCGCACCAATCATTTTCGATACTCACAAAGGAAAATCCACAGTGTATAAAAGCGTGGACTTTCCTCAGCAAGTATCTTTAAGTATCCTTGCTGAGCATATATGAAAGCTTGTAGTAACAAGCTAGGATATGTTTTGTGACATTTGTTTCGTTTCGCTCTTAGACCTTGTCAAGGCAGCTGCACATTGTGGAGCTTGGGCGAATCATCTGATGTTAATCCATAGTGGCGTCGGCACATAGGCTTGCAGTTAGCTTAACTGTTACTGGCTGGCTCGTGTTCATGTTCTGAAATGTTAAGGATGCCTGATCGGCGTGATTGAACAGTAACGAACGTCATGGCTCAAAGCGACTTAAAGACAACTCAATGTCTTGTTGTGCTTGTGTTTCACATCAGTTGACCTCATCTCAATCTTATTTGAGGACTTACGATATTTGATTTTCAAGCTGCATTTTTGATGAGTTGAATCAGCAGCTAAAAGCAAAAAGAGCTTTCCAGATGTTTGACATCGTGAAAAGCCCTTGACAATCTATTTCCAACGTGCTATAATAGAGCACGAGGATAGCATTCTCTGAAAGCTCCACAGTTGCTGTAACATCTGTGCTGCTGGGCTTATAATCTCCGCCAAGAGTTTATAAGCCATAGAGGGTGCAATTTTTTATGCCCTCTAAATTTTCTCTGTATATTAATTATACCACCATTTTGTCAATTTGTCAATACTTTTGCGGAAATTAATGGTGGGAAATATATCTTTTATATATAAATGCAAAAAGCCCCTAGTGTGTCACCGTGACACACTAGGTGACACACTAGGGGTTCTTTTATACAAATTCTATTTTAAGTTTTTTGCCTAAAGCGGCGGCAAGTCTTTGAAGCGTTTTTATTGAAGGATTGGCATTCCCTGTTTCAATGTTGCTTATATCGCCTTGTGCAATTCCAGTAAGCTTTGAAAGCTCACTTTGTGTTATGCCGCTCTTTTTACGAGCGTTTATCAGTGTTTGAATTATTGTGAACTCAGGTTCAAGTGCGTCATATTCCGCTTTGAGCTTAGGATCTTTTAACTGTTCATCAAGAAAATCATTAAAATTTGTCATAGTGATCCTTTCGGCATAGAATTATATTTATAAGCATTCTGATTTATTAATTTACATTCAGCTTATCCTTAAGAGCAGTCTGAAGAACTTGCGAAAAATTTATGCCGTTGGCAACAGCAAGTTCATTTAACCAGGAGGGAATGGTCAAAGTTTTCTTGACAGACTTTTCAAAGTGCTTTTTCGCATACTCATCAACATCGACGGTTACCATATTTACAAAAGCACTTTCATAATCGTTATATTCTGCATCGATATCGATCTTATCCATATCAGGTGCAGCAGGAACTTCTTTCTTGCTGAGTTTTAACTCATACAAATAACCGGCAAGGCAATCAACTGCCATACTCATAGCTTGATTGATGTCATCGCCGCAAGTGGCAATTCCGAGAACAGGAAATATGACAGAATAGCCACCTTCTTTTTCTTTGTAAAAACAAGCCGGATACATTGATAACATATTTATACCACCTTTCATCGATAACAAGGCAAGGGCTTATTTAAGCCCTGCCTGTTTTAAAATTGCGTTTGCCGTTCCTTTTGGAATATCTCCTTTGTGGTTGGGAACAATGACGATTCCATTTTTACTCTTATGTTTATATTTGAAGTGAGAACCTCTTGCACCGTCATAATACCATCCAGCTTCTTTAAGTAGCCTATCCATTTCTTTGAACGTCATTCTATCACCACCATATATATTATATCACATTGCACGTATTTTGTCAACACGTATTAAAAACTAAGCCTCTTATCTAATGTGTCACCGTGACACATTGACATCTTTCATATACTCATCGATTGTTTCAGCGACTTTCAGCTTTTCACGATATGTAAGGTGCGTGTATATATCGCTGGTGACAGCTATGCTGCTGTGACCGAGCCAGACCGACACGGACTTTAGCTCAATGCCGTGCTGAACCAACAGTGACGCACAGGTATGACGAAGATCGTGGAAACGGCAGCGGAAATTCATTTCTGCCATTATCCTGCCGAAACCAACAGACAGATCGTCGGGCTTGACGATCAGCCCCATATCGTCAACGCATATGTATTTAAGATATTCTCGCGAATACTTGTCACGATGAGCCGTGTAATTATCGCACTGCCTGCGCCTAAGTTCCTTGAGGTATCTGAGCACGCCTGAGGGGAGAGGCAAGGTTCTGCGGCTTGCTCTGGTTTTTGGAACGTCTGAAAACACCAAAGTTATCTTGTGATCTTTGATGCATTTGACTATAGTATGCTGTATGCACATAGTCTGCGTTTCAAAGTTTATGTCTGACCAACGCAGACCCAGAACCTCGCTGCGTCTGAGTCCCATAGTTCCTGCCAGAAACACAGGCGTGTAGATATCGGTATTTTTGACCTTGTTAAGAATTATCTCAAATTGATCTGTGCTTATGAAATTTCCACAGTAACGGTCAGTGCAGGGAAGTTCCGCAAGCAAGGCTGCATTGTGGTCTGTCAAACTGTTCTTGACCGCATATCTAAGTGCCATTTTGATGTTCGAGTGATGTTTGCGTATCGTTAAGCCCGATAGACCGGCGTTGTATTTGACTAGATAATATTCCTCAAGCACACCGGGCGTGATCTCTGAAAGCATTGTGCCTTTGCTGCGAAAGTATGGCACGATGTGCACATACACTTGTGAACGATATGCCTCATAGGTGTTGATTTTTACCGCCATCTTTCGGCTTTTGAGCCATTGCTCGATCAGATCTGCAAATAGAATATCATTTGCCTTTTTCTCAGAAATCTCGTCCTTGAGCTGCTGATTTTCTGCAGCAAGCTTTACCACAAGCCTTTCAAGCTCTTCCTTTTCGCTGATTAATTCTTCAATAGTTGTCATAATGATCCCCTTTGTTTTTAGAATATATAATATATTACAACAAAAGCAGAGATTTTTACAGCAGCAAAGCAATATCTGTCTGAAAAAGAAGGCGAAATTTGATAAAAAGCGTGCATATTCTAAAAAAATAATTCAAGTATAGATACAGAAACATCAAATATCTGTTTTCAGACAGATAATCAAGAATGGGTCAGTTATAGACAGTTCATTTTACCCACTACCCCTTTTTAAGAAAAAAATCTCCGAAAGCCGCATTTTTTTCTTAAAACCTATTGACAAAGCCGAACTTTTGTTATACAATGAACTTGTGTTTTTAATGGGTGTGTTCATTGTAAAGCAATGAATGCTCTGCCTCCTGCTTGAGCGGCGGGGGGCTTTTTTTATTCTGCTGTGAGGAACATATATGCAGACAGTATATGTGTTGTCTGTAAAATCACCTACACGATTTCTGATTTTCTTCTTACGAATGAATTTGCCTTTTACAAGCTTTTCTATCGTCCTGAGAACGTCCTGACGGCTCATGCCAAGAAGCTTAGATAGATCATTATAGCTTTGGAAAAAACTCTTGTGCGAGCTGTCAGCCAGCTTACAGCACACTGCATAAACTCTGAATTCATTTCCATTCAATCTGCTCATAAGCTTTTTATCCATGGTGAAATATTTAGAAGCTGTAGATACGGCATCAATAGTGTATGTATATGTTCCGAGCTTGCCGGGTGTAGTCATTTGACGTTTCTGTGATTTTATGAAACCGCATTTGCTGAGAGAACTGACTGTACGCTTTACCGTTGACAACGAACAACCGCATAGTGACATAAGGGTTGACTGCTTGACTGTGATCTCATAGCCAAGCAGATTTCTTTTTGTATTCTTGTGGATAAGACTATAGAATACACAGGCAAGCTTCAAGTCTGATGCCTGTGTAAAACGTGTAACAAAGCTGTTAGGTATTCGCATTTTTCAATTCCTCGTTATTTATGTATTGTTCCAGTGCCGTCCATTCATCGGCAACAAAATTGCTGCGTATATCAGGACGTTTCTGTATTTTCTTTATGTAGCCCCTTGCAGCGGCATAGTTCTGATCTGAAAGAAATCCTCCAAGCTCGCTGCCTACAAGTCCGTTGATCTTATATAGCAGGGCAGTGATATCGACATACGGACCATCGTCCGGGTATTCTCCCGGAAAATAGAGCTCGTCCTGATCGGTGTAATCACCATCTTCTTCGTCTGAGCCGCTTGTTCCATATGCCTCTGCAAAGATCTTTCGTGCCTCGTTTGCACGAAACTCATTTAGCTTTTGCACCTGTTGCTGATATTCTATGACTTGCCGTTGAGCCGCACCAGCATTTTTCTCAAATTCAAGTGCAGCCTTATACATACTTTCGGGCACAGTGCTGCCGTCTGACTTTATCTGATCTATCTTGCCTAGCTGCATATAGTAGTCATTCATAGCACGTTCAGCGGTCTTTTTGAGGCTGTCTAATCTGTACTGATAACCTATTACGCCCAGACTGTCCCAAAGCTCGTCATATGGATACATTGCTGCTGAAAGGTCAATGTTGCGTGATTTTATCGGCAGCTCGTCTATAGGTATGCGTGGCATTTTGTTAGGCAGCAGATGATATGGCGTAATATTGGTCTTTATAGGTTCACATCGCATCTTTTTGACAATAGCGGTGCCGAACGGCAGCTTTGAGAGCTGTGTTGTATCGAGCAGCGCCTTGCTGTCAACTCGTTCGCCCTGGTGATCTAAAAATCCGTACAGGCTGCCGCTGAATGTCAAATAGTTTACTGTTTCATTGCCTATCATTTCAGAAAACGCTTTGTTTGTATTGCCATTAAGAGATAATATGTATATCTGAATGTTACAGCCGCCTTTTATGCCATCTTCTTCTTTTTCATATTTCTTAAGCTGTCCGTAGTCCTGAAGAAATAGATTGAAAAGAATGTTAGCACCGGGTGAGGCATTCATTTTACTGCTGAGGTCAGGCAGCTTAGTCATTTGTCCGAACTCGTCATACATATACTCTATTTTCCTTGGCAGTTTTCCGTCCGGAAACTTTCTTGCCTGTTTTGCGAGATACAAAAATGACTGATCTGCGAACATCGAGGCGATAACGTATCGTGATTTTTCCTCATATGGAACGAGCATATATATAATGCAGGGTCTGTCGATATCTATAAGATCATTGAACTTTATCTCACTTTTCGATGTGAGTTTTTGCACACCCATATCTGTCATAAAGATCTCAAGGTCACCCGAAAGCACAGTATATATCGATGAACGTGTTTCGCCTTGAGAAAACTTTGACGTAGAGTAGGATGTTCTTGCAAGACAGCCCACAGGCAGTGCGTTGAAAAGCTCATCAAGTGCGTTGACTTCTTTCTTGTTGCCGCTTTCGTCCTCGATAACAGTATTGTAAATTCCAAATTCAGTAAAGAATGTTGTGATACTGAACATATTAACGCAGGACATATCATTTTTCTCATAGCCTTTATCTAAGAAATAGTATATAAGGGCACTGAGCAGCGACCTTGCGGAGTCTGTCCATATAGCCTCGCTCTGGGTATCGTCTGTAAGGCAGTGAGCGAATGAGCTGACGAGCTTTGAAGTCTGCGACAAGTCATTGTTGCCGTGTTTAGCTGTGAGGTACTCGTCAATGATAAGTTGTAGAGGATTCCAACAATCAGATCGGTCCGTATCGATAAGGTTAAGAGTAACTATCTTGTAGCCGTTTCTGGCAAATTCCTTATAGGTCAGTTCAAGCAGCTCGCCTTTCATATCATTAACGATAACAGAGGGCTTTTCTTTTGCATTCGCCATAAGCCTCAGGCTTGGCAGCACATAGCATTCACCCTTGCCGGAACGTGGTGCACCTACGGTCATTGTGTTGTATGTGCCCGGTTCGATGTAGTAGACGCCGTTGCTTTCTCCTATGAGCATTCCTGCCTTTTCTGCTGAAGTGATGTTATCCATAGGCACTGCCAGAAAATGATCTAACAGTTCGTTGTCCTCCATAAACTTGTTGTCACCCTTAACGTTCTTGCTGTCATTTTTCATTCGGTAGAGTGTATGCAGCTTTACCGTTATTCCCAGACCAACTATAAGAGAAAGAATCAGCTCAAAAATGAACATCATAAATCCGGGTGGAACAATGATATTCCACGGCATAAAGTGCGTTTTTGAATAATCTGCACTGCCATTGACGGTGCTTATACTTCTCAATGACTTTATAACATAGATGAAAATGCTGTTAATGATAATGTAGACTACCGATGTTGCAATGGCAAACTGCTTTACTCTGATGTTCCTGCGGTCTTTGTCTTTTTCAATAGGTGTTTTATTCACCGCATTTAAAATACGCATAGCAAGATCATAGATCCAGCCAAATACAAAAAGAATTTTTGCGATGATAAGATTTTTTATGCGCTTAAGTTTTTCAAGATCCATATTAGTTCCCCTTTATATGCTATGATATTGTTCTTTTGCTTTCGCCATTTCCTGCTCGATCTCAAATTCTCTCATAAGACGTGCGGTTTTTGCTTCTTCAGATTTAAGGGCGTTGCGCAGCATACTTGATGATTTATGAAGAAGTGTCCTCTGCGCCTGCATACAGCCCGCAAGTCTGAACTCAAATGGTATATCCGCTTTTTTACCGCTTATTATCTTTTTAGCAATGTCATTGCCTGAGCGTGCTGACTTTCTCAGCCATTGATATGCTGCTTTCTTTTGACCGTCACGAAGCAGCATTAAACCATAAGCGAGCTGTCCACTGTTGTTGCCGTTTAAAGCGCACTGACGGAAGCACTTTTCTGCCATTTCGTCTTTATTTTCAGACAGATACACTTTTCCAAGAATATACTGTGCATTTGGATCGTTGTATTCAAACGCAGAACGCTTAAGGTATTCTTTAGCTTTTGTATTATTGAATGAGCTATAATATTTGCCCAGAGTGTATATCGCAGGCTCAAAGTCCTTATCGGCGGCTGATGAAAGATAGCGTATCCATTTTGAAACTTCTGTTGTTTTTTTGCTGTCAAGAAGAATTTTTCCTGCAGCATACATTCCAGGTATGCTATCTTTGTCAGCGGCATTCGTGAAATACTGCAATGCTTTTCGTCTGTTATTTTCAGACAGATACAGCTTGCCGAGGATATAAGCTGCTATACCCATAGTATCGTCTTTGTGATCGGCAGCTTGAATAAGGTATTTCTCAGCCTGTGTATTATCGTTAAATTGCTCTTGATACAGTTTTCCGAGAGTGTATGCTGCATAGTAATTATCTTTTGCTGCTGAACGTTCTAAGTATGATGCCGCCTTGTCATATCTCTCTTGTGAAAGATACAGCTTGCCAAGACTATATTCACACAATCCTGTTTTATCCTGTGCGTTTTCAGAACCCTTTATCAGGACTTTTTCAGCCTTTTGAAGATCTTTTTTGCTGTCGCTCTGATAGAGCTTACCGAGCATATATTGTGCTTTATAGTTATTGGAGTCTGCCGAGAGCAGCAGATATTTTTCAGCACGTTCAAGGTCTATAGCCGTTCCTTTGCCATTCAGATACATCATACCTATCTTGTAGCTGATATTATCGTCATGGTTTTTCGTGAATACTCTCTCTAAACCTTTTAAAGCTTCAGCGTAAAAATTATGCGCACTTGATAGGTCTTTTTCTACTCCTTGTCCAAGTTCATAAGCTTGTCCTACGGCATAACTTGCGAACGGCATTCCGCCTTTGCTGCTTAGTGAGCGCATATAATAGTCAAATGCTTTGGCATAGTCTGTTTCAACACCAGAGCCGTATTTGTATATGTTTCCGAGAGCAAAATAAGCATATTTGTTTTCAGAAAGCTTATAATGCTCTATAGCTGAGCTATAGTCTTGAGTAACGCCAAGCCCATATTCGTACATTTTACCTAAGCGGTAGTTGAGATAGGACTTTGTCCAATTATCACGTTTGTCATTACTCATGTCTACTATTGACAGCAGCTTGTGAAAATCCTCAAAGGCTTTGCTGTAATATTGCTGACTTAATGTATCGCCGTCATTGGATTTTAGCATTTGGCTGTCATAAAGCTTGCCTATGTCATATGTTGCGAGAATATTTCCGCTTTTGCTTTCTATTGAGAGTATTTCAAAAGCTTTTTCGGGGTCTTTCTTTATGACTGCTGATTTGTTCTGTTCATTTCCGTACATATAGTCGAGGGCAAGCTTATAGTTCTTGCTCCAATCTATGCGTAGACGTTCCACTGCCTGATCGCTTTTATCATTTTCAGACAGATACGCTTCAGGCTCTTGCGGAAAAATATCCGTACTGTAGTCAGGAGCATTTGGTTCATACAACTCATCATAATTTCTTGAAGATAGGTACATTTCCAAATCATCAGGGATATCAGAGTTTTCTAAAGAGTCATAAGGCATAGCATCCTCTAAATCATCTTTTTTATTTTCAGACAGATACATATTTGTGTCCTGTGGTTCATAATAGCTGTCTTGCAAAATGTCAGCAGACTCTAAGAAACCTTCATCTTCATTTTCAGACAGATACTCGTCTGATTTTTCTGATATGTTGTTTATGCCGGTGTCAGTCCACAACTTCTCAGACACAGGATCGCTTGCTTTTTCAGACAGATACATTTTCGACTCTGGGATGTTGTTGATCTGTATGTTCTTGTCCTTTGTCATATAGTATTCTCGGCAGATGTTCAGAAACGAATTGCCGACTCGTGAATAAAATCCGTCTTTACCGTTTTTGTTTTCGCCATAAAGCTGGGTTTCTTTATAATTCGCCCACTTTGAATTTTGTCCGTATCTTTTGCGAAATAACGCTGCCTGTATTTCGTCAAGCTTATGGAGATATGTGTCGAACATAATACTTAATGTGGGGTTTTCATCTATTACAGACCGTATGCAGCTCTGAATTTCGTTTTTTATGGGTTCACTTTGCTTTGCGTACCACCACTGATTGCCACTGTTTTTAAGCTCCTCAGGTATCTTGTCGATAAGTGCGTTTATTTTTTGAATACTTCCTGCAAACTCGGACTTGATATGAGGTGCAAGTACATCTCTTTGAAATTTTGTAAGCTCTTGTGCTGCTTTGCTCTTGTCAATGCAGTGTGTCATTACTCTTTTTAGTTCGTATAATACTGCCAGCTCAACATTGTCCTGACCTCTGTTCTTGTATGTGATGCGTCTGTCTTCAAGCCGGTGATATTCCACAAGCTGATAGTGTATGTGTACGTTGCCTGTGTTAACATGGATCGCACCTACCCAGTAACAGTTGCTGGCGTCAAGCTTTTGCGATTTATCTATCATAGCGTTAATGCCTTTTCGTGCAGCGTCCACAAGTGCTTGTCTGTCAAGCATATTCCCTACAATGAAATCATTTTCTCGCAGATATGCATTATCAAATGATATAACACCTGCATACTTAGGGCAGCCCTCTGAACGGCTTGCTCGTTCCTGCTGCCGTATCTTATCCAGATCAGCGGCGGTCAAATTATCTTTAGTGCTTGTAAACGCTCCATAGGATCGTTCTTTTTTTATATCCTGTGCCTGACTCTTTTCGTTTGGTATGAACTCCGAATATACATATTCCATTTCATCAGCGTGCTTGCTGGGCTCGAACGCCTCCGGACGCAGCATATAGTCCAGAAAATCGAATATCTTTTTGCCGCCGTCGCCGCTTATACGCCATTTGTATACGAACTTGCATTTGTGAAATATTCCTGGTGTCATTATTAGTCACTCTGTTTGTCTTGCAGGGAGTTTGCACCCTTATCAACTGAGCGCTGATGTACGATGCTCTTGTAGTTGTCATTCGATCGTGACATGACCTCATGAGGTTCGCTGTCACTCAATCTCTTGTCGGCTGAGTGGAATTCCTGCACTTCGTAGAAGTGCAGGAGCGTATTAATTCCGTCACGCTCCTGATATATCATGCTGTTATTTTCTTTTGCGATCATTAGCAGCTTTTCAATATCATTTTCTATATTCGCCAAGCGATCAACGCTTGCTGTATGTTTTACTTTACTGTAAGTGCTGTCTATCAGAAATGCAAGACAATCACTGTAAGTTGAAAAGTCTTTTAGATTCTTTATCTCCACAAACTTTTGAAAATCCTGCTCGGAAAAAGAAAGCAGTTTATTGATAGGTTTGCTTTTCATTTTTTTCATCCAACCTTTCCTTGTAGTTTGATTTTATTTTGTGATATCTAAGTTAGAGGTGTGGGTCAAGAGCATAAAGGCACGATATCGTGCCTGCTGGAAACCTCGGTAGAACCGAGGTTTCAGGTGGGGTACTGTGATATCATCAGGTCTTTTTCTATATACGATTTATATACGATTTTTTGTATATAATGGCAGTCTATATATTATTTATATATCACAACTCAAATTTTATATATGATTTATATACGAAAGCTCCTATTATTTACCGCTTTATATACGAATTATATATTTTTCATGCTGTAATAATTTGTATATATTTCTATTGTGTAAACAAAACCGCCCTGTTTATGAACTTTCTTTGTCAGAAATTTCAAGCGCCCTGAGAATTTCTTCATTTGTAATTGAGTTTTCTTCGGAATTTGTTATCGTTTCTGTAAGCAGATTTTCGATTTTTTCTGTTGTATTTATCATTTTTTGCGCTGCAATATACACATTATTTATAGTGGAATTTGCACCCTCTGAAAGGCGGTCAAGCTCCTGATTTACTAATGCACGAACGATAGGCGGAAGGATATTTACAACAAAATCGTCATTGCTTTTCACAAAATCTGATATTAGTTTTGAAAGTAATGCGTTCCGTGATAAGTCCTCAGCTTTTGCTATATTGTCTATTTTATCTATCATATTCTCAGGGATATTGCGTATGATTATATCCATTTTTAATTATTCCCCTCGTAAATTCTGTTGTAATAATCATCTTCATTTCCAAATTCTTTAGCTATCGCTTTGCTGTTTGTTTTGCAAACAGCAGGCAGTATTTTCTGAATAGTAAAAAGGAAAAAGCCCTGCTCAGGTGTATCCTTATTCAGCTCGAACAATATCGGCTTTCTGCCCTCACGTTTAATACAGACAGCCGTATAACTTTTATCTGCAAAACGTATTTCTTCTATTTCACCATACGCAAAAGTGTGTGTGCTTTTTTTGTCTTTATAGTAAGCAAGCTGCAGTTCATTTTCTGTAGCTTTTATGTACAAAAAATGCTTAGGATACCGCACAAAAATCTTGCCTGTTATCATTGCAATAAACACAAAAAGTGCTGTCAGAAAATAAAAAATCAGTTCTGCTTTTGCAAAAAATGCAGATAAAAAATACATCGCCAATGCACAAAAAGATGATATCATCACGGCATATTTAAGCTTTGTTAGCTGCTTTTTTAATACCTGAAATTCTTCATCTAATGAACCGTTATCTTCTCGTACCGGGTATTCAAAAAGAATATTCTCCAACGTTTTCACCTCACTTGTTCTGTGACGAAATGGTTATATCACTGCTGCATATCTTCACTGATTTGTCCGTAAAGGTCCTCAGTTCTCCCTTTACAACTACTACACAGCCTTTGTGCAAATGATTTTTTGCAAAGGAGATCGTGCTTGCCTCGTTGGCATATACAGTGAAAACATCATTAAAACCTTGCTCTCCTTTTTTTACTTTTCTCGGTACGGCTATAAGAAATTCTATTGCATAGGCATTGATGATTTTTACTTCTGAAACCAAGAATCCTATGATTCTTATTTTATTTGACGAGTTGTTAAATAGCATTTTTATTACCTCTTTTCTATTCCTTGACGGTCACCATACAGCTTGCCTGCAAGCCCTTATCTTCTGTTACTGCGGATATGATAGCTTTGCCTTTTGCAACTGCTGTGACCCTTCCATTACTATCGACTGTTGCTATGTCTGGACGGTTGCTTTCCCATTTTACGTTTTTATTTACGGCGTTATCGGGTTTGACTTCTGCACGAAGCTGAGTGTGCTCACCTACCTTGATCTGAACGTCATTGTAGTCAAAATCTGTTGCGAGTTTTATGGAATATACCCTTGCCTGTGTTGTGGTGGTTTCAGCATGTGCAGGCTCATTATGTGTTGCTGCTGTGGTTTGCGGTGGTGCATATGCAGGCTCATTATGTGTCGCACCGGTGGTCTGTGGCGGCGCATATGCAGGCTCGTTGTAATCCCTTGTTTCGGCAGGCTTCGTGTTCATTTCTGCTGTTGCAGGCTGTCGTTTCTCCGTGGTAGTCCTGCTCGTTTGAGATGCTTCGGCAGCCTTTTCACTCAGATCATGTGTGGTTGTTGCTGTAGCTTGTGTTGTCACTGCTACAGCTTGTTGGCTCGTGATTTTAGATGTTTCAGAGTTGTATAAACTGCTTGTTGTGTTCGCATTTGAGCTTTCCTCAGAATACCCCGGAACTATTTTCACGGCGTGGGTCTGCATATCTTTTCTGTCTATAGTTACTCTAAGTGTGATAGTTTTCCCTTTTTCGGTGTGCGCCGGTATCTTCTCACCAAACTCGTCATATGCGTCATCATATTTTGTGTCAGGCATAGAAGTTTTAATAACCACACGCATTATTTTGAAATTCGACGGCGGATTTTTTACTGTGATCTTTCTTGAATAATCATCATACTTATTGCCTGATGTGAACTTATGATCTGTAAGGTCATCGTCAAAATTTACAGCCGTAACCTCAGGATATGTAGCTCCAGTGTCAGAACCTGAAAGGCGGCACTTTATGACAAATTCGCATACATTGTCGTAATACGCTGCGTCTGTCACCTTGATATTATAGCCGTTAAGTGACATTGTTTTGTTATAGCCGTTGCTTTTGCTTTTGTATGTAAGTGAGGCTATCCAACTGTTGGATGTGAGAAACAAAACAGCCAGAACAGCAGTAACAATAGTGAATATCTTATATATCTTACTGCTCGCTTTTGGACTTACTACTTTCATTTTGTCGCCTCCGTTCCAGCTGCCTGAAGAAGTTCTTTTATAAGATTATCAACCATTTGAATGATCACAGTGTCGATATATTGGCTTATGTGCTGTTCGATTTTTAGGTAAGAATATGTTTCTGCGAGAAAGCATTTTCTGAAATAATCAGCGTCCATTTTTCTAAGCATAAGACCGTATTCCTGCTTAGTGTGCTCATTGTAATAGAGCGAAAAGCAGTTGTGTATGATCTCGATCCTGTCCTGAGCATTGCCCATATACAATAGCTGCCTTGCTCCGACTATTCTTCTGCAATGGAGCTTATCTCTGTCTGAGTCCAACGACAAAAGCATTTGTCCCGGTTCAAATGCTGTGCTTTCTCTGAGCTCTGCATATGAAAAACGTGGAAAGGCTTGATGAAGAATTTCAATGCTTTCCGGCGATTGTTTGAGTATCATTTTGTACTGGACAAGTGAGAAAATAACCTTGATCGAGCCGGCTGCCGCAAGATTTCCGTCTGGAATAAAGTCAAGTATCGACTGTGTTGCGAACCATAGCCCTGCAAAATATTTTCGTGTACGGCGGCATAGTTTTTCTATAAATTCCGTTACCTGAGGGTATTTTACTGAAATGAAACGGTGTGCTTCATCAATAAGGCACACAACGTTTCGCATATCCCATGGATTGATAACGTTTTGATTATATCCTATGTTTTTGCATATGGTAGCCCACATTATAGTGAGTATGTTGAACAACTGTGCGTTATAAACATTGTCAGCCATTTCACTGATGCTCTTAACATCGAAGATGATAAGATCGTTGCTTTTTACATCAATGTTCGTTGCCCCGTCAAACATACTGGCGTATGCACCCTTGCCGCAAAGCTGCTTTATGTATACTTGTATATTGCAGTATGCGTCATATTTTCTTTTAGGCAGAGAATCCGTTTGTGACAGCTTTTCAGTGACTTTGTTGTTCACATCGGTAAAGCAGGGAAACTTATCAGGCTCTAAAAGTGTTATATCTGTTTCGGGGAAAATGCCCTTGTCAGATAGACATTCTGTCACAAGATCCATGAAGATTTCCATAGTATACATATCTATTTCAGGTATATACATAGACATAAATGTGCGTATTCGTGACATCTCTGTGGCAAAATTCTCTCTTGCCTCGTCCTCAGGTGAGATTTCATCATCAACTCTTGCATCGACTACCTTGCATATTTGAAGGGGATTTATTTTTGAGCTGCTGTTGATTTTTATTGTCTGTCCGCCGTAAACTTTAGCCATAGGCTGATATTCACTTTCGATATCGAGTACCATTACTTTATTGCCCAAAAGCAGCTGATCCTCAAGCATTGATTTGAAAGTAACTGATTTTCCGCCGCCTTTCAGACCGAACGCAAGCAAATCGAATGAGTTACGGTTCTTTGTCCTTTTAAACGTGTTTAGAATATTCAAACCGCCTGTTTCCGTGAATCCAAAGAAAAGTCCTGTATCATCGATATGTGACTGATAATAGAAAGGGAACTGCCTTGACAGTGTATCAAAAACAGGAAACGGTGTCTGAATAGTGTTGCTTTTATCATCGATCACAGAAAGAAACTCATGCTGTGTGGTATTTGTCGGTATATACGCAGACAGACCGCTGAGCTGCAGTTCGTGGATAAGCTCTTTTGAACGCTTGCTCAAAGAGCTAAGTGAGGTGTCTTTCAGAATGTACCTGAGCGTAACATAATATATCTGCTCATTGCCGTTTTTTATGTTCTGATAAATGATCTCAAGCTTTTGATACTCGGTATTTGTATCTATCTTATCGGCAGCGTCTTGAATAATTCCTCCTCGTGACTCTAACTCACGCAGGGATGCACTTATCTCATCTATGACTTTATCCTTTTCAGATATGCTTATATCCCATACTATGGTATCATCAGATTGTATTACCATTTGAGCCAGCTTGAGGTCATCGATTTCCGCTGCATAATCATAAACAACTATCGTCTGTGCGTATACATCATTTACTTTGTAGTAATTAGGTCGAAAAGTTATCTTCTCAGGTAAAATGATCTCATTCAGGCTGCCTTTTTCAGATAGCTGCTGATTTTCTGTATTCAGACAGATAAGCTTGTTAAGCGTGACGATTATTTCATCATCGGAACACCACGATACGTCTATATCTCGCATATGGCTGATAAAACGTTGTGCACCGTTATAGATTTTCTTCTCGTCATCGGAGTATATGAAAAGATACGCCATTCTGTCAAAATGGCTGCTCTCAAAGCTGTCAAACAGCTCGTACTGTTCGTTGAGCAGATATTCGGAATATCTGTTTATGCTTTGCTGACTTTTGTATTTTATAAAAGCTTTTTGGTTAGCAAGATATGGCGTTTTTGATGTGAAAACATACTTGTGACCTGTGCCTATGGATAATGTTGCTTTCGCAAAATTATTGAAAACAGTGTTGCGGTCATAGTCATTAAGGTCAAATATATCCATTCCCGATACCGCAAGCACGCCCATTTTGAGCGGCTTGCCTTTTACTTTCAGCTCGACTATTCCGTTATGTATGCTTTCAAATGACAGACGTGACATTATGCTTGACGGATCATCTTTCAGCTTTTTGGTCTTTTTTTCTCTCGCAAAGCCTTTGGAAGTTTCGATTTTACTTTTCAATGTCGATGACTTCTTTTTCATTATTTTGTTCTCCTTCCTTGTGCTTATGCAGCGTTTTATTTGTCATAAGATAGCTGAGCCACTCAAGCCAAGCCTCTGCAAAGCATTTGCAGGGGTCAGAGGGGCTTTTGCCGCTCATAATAATAAACACTGCGCCACAGAATATGATAAAAGGAATGCCAAGTTTAGAGCTGACCAACATTCCCGATAACTGCGAGGCTACCAAAAGAGTAACTATAAAGCCAACTATTTTGGTAAGGTTTATGTGTCTAAATATACGCTGCTCCGTTTTAGTTTTTTTCGGTACTACTCCCATAGCTTAGTTTTCTCCTTCCTTATTGAAGCCGCTGCCGCTCTTGCTTGCGGCATTGTTGCTATTTTCACCTGATGGTGTTGGGGCGTCAAAGCCGCTGCCACGGGCAGGCTGAGATGTGCCGTTGTTATTTCTGTTATTGCTGCTGTTTTCATTGTTGTTGGCTCTTGTATCAGTTCCATTTGTGCCGTCTTTCCCTGCTGCACCTTGCGCACCTCTGTCACCTTTAGCTCCATTCATGCCGTTAGTGCCATTTAAGCCGTCCTTTCCGTCAGCACCCTTTGAAGCGCTGCCTGCGCCGCCTGATGAAAAGCCCTCTCCTACAGACTCTTTTACGTTATTGGCAATGTTGTCTTTTGCATTTGAGAATGTATCTTTTATTGAGCCTGGATTTGTCATTGCATAAGCTGCCTTTGCTCCTGCATTAGTATGACCGAAAGCTCCACCGACAGCGCCTGTTACAGTTCCAGCAGCCGCTCCGCCTAAAGCCTTTCCTATTTTTCCAGGGGTAGTATCACCGCCGTGTATACCGCCATATATGCCGCCTGCAAAGCCTTTTACTGCTCCTGCTGCGCTGCTTGCGGTATGCTTTGCAACACTTCCTGCCCCATGTACAACGCTGCTTCCTGCACGAGCAAGTCCCATTGTGGCATAACTGCCCATTTGCATTGATTGGTTGATAGCCATCATTGTGGCTGCACCTGACTTAACGCCTGCATCAATGCCGAACAGCTTTGTCAACACCTCTGGACCGTCTATCACAAACTTTGCGCCTGCTATTATAACTATGAGCATTACCGCAAAATTGCTGCCGTATTCCGAACCTTTTATGCCCCATATAACGGCTATGTATATTCTTAAAAGAATTACAACTATCATAAGAATTATGTTTGAAAGCAGCATATTCTGGATAGCTTTTTTAGCTCTGCCTGAGCCGTTAAGGTCTGTTGCTATGATAAAGGGTGTAATGAGCTGTGCAAACATTATTTCAAATAGCGTAGTTGCTATTTTTATTCCGCTGAAAATAAGGCAGATAGCCACTGCAAGCATAAGCACAAAGGTTGACCAGAAGTCGATATGATAATAATATAAACAGTCAACCGTGTAGCCGCTGGTTATATTTCTGCGTATGATCTGCTCTACCGAATTAAGATCATCATAATCTTCCTCGTCAAAAAGAGGAAAAGATTGATATTCTGCATTTACTGGTTCTGCATCTTTGGCGGTATTTGTATTTGCCGCTATGTTAAGCTCCCTTATAACATCATCCTTGATAATGTCAAGTGCTTCCTCAACAGTATGTGCGTTTGCTCCTACCTCCTGCGTTTTTCCAGCCGCAGCTACTGCAGGGTGATTGGCTATGAGGTCACGGATATATGTGTTGAAGTTGCTTACATTAGTTATTCGGCTGCCGTCAGGGTAATGGAGATCGCCTAAGGTCACGCCATAAGGGCAGGCGTCGCCGATAGAGGCTGATAAAAATTTATCATAATCTTTTTCAGACAGAACACTGCCATATATCGAACCTGATGTGCTGTATACTGAACAGTATACCTGCATATTTGCACCATAATCTGCACTGAGTATAAGCTCTCCATTTGCATTCTTTAGAACATTATATTCATTTTCAAGTCCTAAAAGGGACATCATATTCTCTGTGGTTAGACTATTGTACTTTTTCTGCTTAGGATATACGTCATGTATATCTGTAAGATAACGGGTAGTCCAAGGCTTGCTATCGTCAGGCTCAATTCCACCTGTTATCTGAATGTCCTTTACATTTCCTGAACTGCCCACAGTATCGAGGTAAGTCATCATCTTCTTATTATCAACGCTGTTTTCAACGTCATATATTCCCGACGCCAGAAGATCCTTGCCCAATGTTCCGACAGTGACTGTGCCGTCTTTGTCGACCGTTGTCTGTTCAGATTGATCATTGATCTTTATGTTCTGCGCTGTTGTTATACCCTTGCTGCGAAGTGAGTTGCAAGAAGATATGAACGCCGGAAATGCTACAAGCAGTATAGTTGAGACCAAAATACTCATCAAAAAATCAGACACTTTGATCTTATTTCTGAATATCACGAGAGCACACGCTCCAAAAACGAGTGCAAGGCTCATAATAGACAGAATAATCGTTTGCATTTGACTTAGGCTAAACTCATCTGATAGGTAGTCGAAGAAATTGAGTTTGAGTAATGTTTTGACAGCCTTATCAAAGTAATCTATCACATCACAAAGAAAACTCAGTATGTTAAATTCTATATTTATCAACAGATCACGAAAATGGTTCTTTATTGTTACCATTTTCAAAATCTCTGAGGAACACCCTGTATATCCCAGTTCTGCTGCACAAGCCTGTATACTGCCGCAGCCGCTCATAACAATGGCGGTGATGAATATAAGCTGATACCATACCTTTTTGCTTTTCATGTACTTCAAAATAATACTCCTTTCTGTCTATCTGTGTATGCCCGTAAGAACGCTAGGGATAACGCTTTTACGGACACACACAAATATGTGTCCGTGCAGATCAAGCTACATATATTGAGTCTAGGAAAGCGTCACCGAAAACGAGCAGGGCAGCAGCCACGCCAATAGCGATAAGCCAGCCCTTGACTGAGGATATGCCGTTTTTGCCGCTTGCACCGAGGCATATAACAACGCCGACAAGACACAGTCCAAGCAGTGCTTTGGCTGCAATGGAAAGCCCATTTTTGTTTTTGGTGATCCAGGTGGCGACCGAAGCCCATACACCTGAGGTTGCGTCTGTTTCAACATCGGCAAAGGCTGCAATGGCTGATGACAGACAAGCTGTCATAATTCCGAATATACGAGCACTAAGCTTTATGCTCTTTTCTTTGATTTTTTCTTTCAGTTTCATAATTCATTCCTCCGTTTTTGTTTTATCTGTTTGTTTTGAATGTGCTGACACCACAGCCTTGAGTGTATCGTTCCAGTCTTTGCCGTAAGGCGGTATGCTGACTGAAACAGTATACTGCTGTGAATATTTGTTCATAAGCTTTTCCGTTGCCTGCTGTCCTGTTTCGTCATTATCAAGACAAAAGACTATCTGTGTGATACGAGGATCATCAGATAGTCTTTGTTTAAGTGCTATGTCAGAGCAGCCTGAAAGGGATACTCTGTTTATGCCAAGCCAGCAGTCAGGACGGTATTTGTCCCCTTGACCGATAGCTGAGCATTGTTTTCTCATTGAAAGCTGCATTAAAGCGCCGTGTGACAACAGGTCAATGGGAGCCTCAAACACATATATCTTTGCAGGGTCATATCCATAAGAGCCGGGCACTGCGGAAACATAAAAACTATAATCCTTAGTACTGCCTTCAATATTCTGCGGATAGTATTTGTTAAAGGTGTTTGTGATCTTCGCCTCTGCAAATCGCATTTTTCCTGTCTTATCGTAGCCGCAGAATATAGCTCGCTTTTTTACATCAAGATAAATAAGCTTGTTGCTGACGCAGTATGAAATTATATCGGCAGGCAGCTTTCTTGTGATGTTGAGGTAGGCGTAAAGCTCACGGCATTTGCCCTGCATAGGCTGAGGCGGTGTAAGCTCAGCTTTTGGCTTCTTAACTTTTTTTGGATAATGCTGTTCATTGGCTTTTAAATCGGGTGAGGCTCGTATACTGCAGCTATCCCCTATGAGTCGTGCTACAGCATCTTTGAAACCATATCCGTCAACTTTGCAGAGCCAGTCGATAGCACCTTTTCCAAACAGATCTCTTGAATACCAGTGCCAGGTATAGCGGTCTGGATTGATCTTAAGACTGTCATGCTCTATCCCTATATACCAACCGCCTGACGATTTAAAGCTGAAACCCTCGTGGCTTTCGAGAAATGTGACCATATCTGTTCGCCGAGCGGCTTCAAGCTCCTCTTTAGAGTACATGACAAAGCTTTTGCCTGATTCGTATCTTCTGTCTATCATATACCCTCACCTCCTCTCAATGTTTTATAATTTAAGAGCCTTTGGATTAAGTTTTTCCAGTAAGGAATTATTCTTGCTTGTGTCAATTTTGTCACCGTTAAAAACATAGCTGCGAAACTGGTCGCTTTCTTTTTCAGACAGATTATAGACCTTTGTATCTGACGCAGCGATGAGCTTGCCACCCTTTGATACTACATCACACCATTCTGATTTGTCTTTAGTGCCGATCAATGCCTGATATTTGTTATTATGGAATCTAAATTCCACAGCACTTTCAGGAGCATTATTTATACTCTGAGAATTTCCGCTGAGCTGTGCATTGACATATTCAAGACGTTTTGTCTTTTCGGCTAATTCTTGTCCATGTTCAAATGGTTTGAGCATATTTTGCTGAGCTTCTGAGAAATCTTTGTTTGCTTTTTCAAGCTGTTCTTCAAGAGAACATTGCTTCTGATTTATCTGTATTCCTGCAAGATTTTCAATTCTTCTGACATTTCCCACGCCATTATCTGTGGCAATGTCACATGAATAGGTGAGTTCTCCGTGGAGAACAGCGATACAAGGTTTATTATCAAGCTCAAAAAATGTATTTGCTGACGGATTTCGTTCTATTGTGACTTTAAAGCCATGATACGTTCCAAGCTCTATAGGCTCACCTGTGGCAGTACATTTTGCCATTGCCACGGCAATTTGTTCTCCTGCATTTTCTCTCTTATCGTATCTGACGCCGCCTATTGTCATTTCAAACTCCTTGTTCAACGCCTGATTTTTTTGATATTTAGACATATCGTTCCTAGCTTTTGTGAGAAGTTCAGAGTATTGTGTTATCTGTTTCGGCAAAATTTTCTCTGCCAACTCCTGCATTTTGTAAATTGATTTTTTGTGTTCTGCTTCAAGGGTTTTCAGCATTGCAACATCATTGTCAAGCTGTATTTTCTCTTTTATCATAGGATTACCGCTTGCTATAGCCTGCATTTCGGAGTATGTAAGTACCATTTCGTCAACATCTTCTGAAACTCTTGCAGGGCTTTTTGAGGTCAAGATCTGATTTATGAATTTCGCCTTGTTTGTTATAATGCCCATCATGTATGCGTCAAAGGTTTCCTCTGTAAGATAGTGATATATTCCGACTTGCGAAAATCTGTTGCCTTGCCGTATTCCACGTCCGTCCTGCTGAGTGAGGTCAGAGGGCTTCCATGGTATGTCAAGGTGATGAATTGCGCAGATCCTATCCTGAATATTTGCGCCAGTTCCAAGCTTTGAAGTGCTTGCGATGATAAAACGTTTTTCGCCTTTGCGCAGACTTTTGAACATTTCATCCCTTGCCTTATCTGTTTTTGCATCGCCTGCAAAGCAGATTTCTTTTTCTGGTATTCCACGCTCCATAAGTGCCTGTTTTATAGCTTTATACACAGAGAAGTGTGTTTCGTCCTCGTTGATCGCTATATCACAGAAAACGATCTGTACGCCCTTTTCTGTCATGGTTTTTCTGTAATTCTTTTCAAGGTTATCGATAAGCTTCATCACTTTGCTGTCAGGCGCAGGATGAGCATCTTTGAAAATACATCTTGTGTCAAGACCGAGCAAGCGTGCTTCATGAGTTATTTTCAGCATATTGTCTTGCCGTGGGTCGACAGTACCGCTGTGTATCGTTTCAGAACGTGTGGCAAGCTCTTTCATGTATGCTTTTTGACGTTCGTCTGGCTTTGAGGTCACTACTATCGGCTTACCTGTTTCAAGCTTTGGCACAGGAAGTTTCAGCATATCCGCTGTTTGAATATCAGCGAATTCCTTATACATCTGCATAAGCTCAGGTATGTTTACGAATTTGCTGAAACGATTCTTCATTTGAAAGCCGTTTCCTGCAGGCTTTATCTCTAATTGTGATACAACTTCACCAAATGTGCTTGCCCAATCATCAAAATTCTGCAATCCTGCTTTTTCAAGAAGATCTGGTCTGAGATAACGCTGCATGACATAAAACTCGACCATAGAATTGCTTATAGGCGTTCCTGTGGCAAAAAGTATATTGTTGCAGCCGTACTTGTTGTTGAGATACTGAGTTTTCATCAGCATATCCTCTGATTTTTGTGCTGCTGTTGTTTGCACGCCTGCCACATTTGACATTTTTGTAGAAACAAAGCAGTTCTTATAGTTATGTGCTTCATCACATACAAGATAGTCAAAGCCGAGCTTTTCAAAACACAATGATGAGTCTTTTGGAGAAGAAAGCAGCTTTTCAAGCCTTTCCTCTATGTTTTTCTTTTGACGTTCAAGGGCTTTTACTGATGTTTTGTCCTTTGTTCCTGCTTCCGATATTGCACTCATGATATCGTGAAGTTCTTTTTGCATGAACTGCTCTCTATACTCGTCTGACATAGGTATCCTTTCAAACTGAGTAAATGACATTATCACAGCGTCATAGTCACCAGTGACACATCTTGCAATAAAACGCTTTCTATTGGCTTTGGTAAAGTCTTCAGGTTTTGCCACTAGCAGTTTTGCATTTGGATATAGCCGCAGCCACTCACTTGCCATTTGCAATGTAAGGTGCTTTGGAACAACTACGCAGGCTTTATTTATAAGACCAAGACGTTTCTTCTCCATTACAGTTGCAACCATTTCAAAGCTTTTTCCTGCACCAACTTCATGTGCAAATAGCGTGTTTCCACCAAGCTTTGCACGCATTATAGCATTTGATTGGTGTTTCCGCAGCGTTATTGATGTGTTCATGCCTGGAAAGGTTTGATGTGAGCCGTCATACTCTCTGCCCCTTATGGAATTGAACAGATAGTTATACTTTGCAACATATTTTTCACGTCTGCCCATATCTTCCCACAGCCAATTTCTAAACGCTTCTTTCATCAAACGAGCTTTTTCTTTCGCAAGCTGTGTTTCTTTGGTGTTTATCTCATACCATACTTTACTGCCATCCTCTCGTCTGTCACGAACTAAAATATCACGCTGATTAAGAAGATTTTCAAAAATATGATAACTGCTCATTCGGTTTGTACCATATGTTTGATTTGCGGCAATAGAATGGTCTTGATATTTCCCCTCAATCTTATATTCGCCAAGCGTTGTTCTTGTGACAGGGTATAAATATGTGTTTGCGTGTGCATACTCGTTTAAAAACTTGTTATAATCTGCAACATCGACCCAGTTGGCGCCGATCCTTACGGATATCTCGCTGGCTTCAAGGTCTTTTGGCACAACTTTCATTAGAGCTTCTACGTTTTTGTTGTAGCTGCTGTCAATATGCTCCGCATGATCTCTGGCTATTCTCAGCTTATCACGGATATTGCCTGACAGATATTCAGATGACTCCGTATAGCCTGAATATGGGTCATTGTCTTTAACTTTGGCAGGATCTCTGAATATTTCATCACCAAGGTCAGCGATAACCTTTTCAGGCGTAGTGTCTGTGAGCTGTGACATATAGAGAATATCGACCTTGCCCAATCTGTCCATTGACACTTGAAGTGCTTCTAGTGCTGTATCAACTTTTGAAACTGGAATATCTGGAAGTATCGTTCTCTTTGTGAATATTGCAGCCTTTTCAACTGTCTTATTTTCCACGTTGACAACTTCAAGTGCTGCTAAAGTATTGTAGTCATCATCATTAGAAAAGCAGCGTGAATTGGCGCTGTCCGTAATGTTTCCGAACTTTGTTCTGAAATTGTCATATGTGCTGTTGAGCTTCTTCTGAAGCTCTGCAAGCTGTTCATCAGTGCAGCCGTCAGCCTGGGCATTGATAAGCTCCATAGTTGATTGCCTTAGAGTATGAAGCCCTTTCATGCGTTCAAGCGATTTGCCTGTTTCTGTGACCTTGACCATTACTTCATTTTCACGGAAATAAAGATCTCCGTCAACAATGGTATGAGTGAAGTTCCTGACAGTTGGATCAGCAGGGAGTATCTCAGCTGTCCCATTGTCAAGCTCAGTTTCCACAGTATCAATAACGCCGTCTATTTTTGAAATGGCATTTATGAGCTGCTGTGCAAGGGGAGTGTCACTGTTTGCATAGCAGGTCGTTACCTTGCTGTCTGCACCATATTTTCCTCGCATACGCTCGTCCCACGCCATAGTACCAAGTACCATATCAGGGTTATCCACAAAATATTGATTGCAAGGAATGCTGTTGGCTGTTTCTGAAACGTGTACCCAGTTTGGAATAACAGAGGTCATTGTTGTTCTTTTTTTCAGAAAGATAATATCTGTTGTAACACTGTCTGCGTCTTTAAACGTTCCAGAGGGAAGTCTTACTGCGCCTAAAAGGTCACAGCGTTCGGCAAGATACTTTCTTGCTTTATCATTTTTCTTGTCCATTGTGAATTTTGAAGTCACAATGGCAACAATTCCTCCAGGCTTTACCTTATCTACTGCTTTTGCGGCGAAATAGTCATGAATTTTGAAGTGGTATTTGTCATAGGCTTTGTCTGCAATGCCATAATCTCCAAAAGGTATATTACCTATGACCACGTCAAAGCTGTTATTCTTGAATGTTGTTTTTTCAAACCCTTTTATCTGGATATTATCCTCTGGATAGAGCTGCTTGGCTATTCGTCCTGAAATGCTGTCAAGCTCAACTCCGTAAAGTTTTGAATCTGCCCTCATTTCATCAGGCATTTTTGCAAAAAAGTTTCCAACGCCCATGCTAGGCTCTAGGATGTTTCCTCCCTCAAATTGAAATCTTTCCAAAGCAAGATATACGCTGTCTATGACTTCTGGCGGCGTATAGAAGCTTGTCAGTGTTGATGATCTTGCAGCACCATACTCATCAGCGGTCAGAAGCTCTCTTAAGCGAGTCTGCCTTGCTCCCCAACTGTCAGCAGAAACATTCTCATTATCTGCAACAAAAGCTTGAGCAGTTCCGCCCCAACCTGAGTATCTAGCCATTATCTTCTGTTCTTCAGGTGTCGCAAGCCGCTTTTCACTCTCTATTTTCAGCAATGTTTCAATAGCAGCTATATTTGCGTCACAACGAGCAGCAGCTCCGCCCACAACAACATTATCAGGGTCAAAGTGGTATGTGCTTGCTTTGACATTCTTCTTTGGCTTTTCTACCTTTTCAGTTTTGATATCTTCTTGCGGCGTTTCAAAGAGTGATATCTGTTCATCAGATGTAGAAGATATAGGAACGCTTTCAGAAACAGGCGGTGTTGTCTTTTTTTCTTCAGACAGAACATTATCAGCGATTGTAGGCGTTTCATATGGTATAGGTTTTTCGACCTCACCATTTTTTATCGCAAGCATTTTCTTTTCATAATCGTCTATCTGTTCTCTTGTGAAGTAGGCGTTTTCAGGCATTTTCTCATACAGCTCATTGATCTTAGCTATCTGCTTTTCAACTGTTTCTGCCCACAAGTGCTTTTCTGCACCTGTTTTCAGATAGTAATCACAATCAAGCTTAAGCCTGCCCAAAAGCTTGTCTATTTCAGGCTGTGTTTCATTTGTAGGTGTAGGCACTTCATCGACTAGGTTTGCCATATGTGCGGCTTTTGCAGCTTCAAGCTCAGGTACGATCGAGTTGTATATTGAGTATCTTTTCAGAAAATCAATAACGCCGCCGTATCCGTCCCCTGCGTCCTGGCGTTCAGTGATCGTTTGTCCGTCAGGCATATTGATAGTAAACTTGACCTTATCATAGCCCATAAACTGTGAGAATTCGTCATCAGCGTCTGCTTCATACCATGCTTTTGCTGAACCGTACTTCTCTATTGCAGCCTTTGCTCCTGCCACCATTTCACTGTCAGCCTGTTCCATGAGCGTGTCAAATTCTGCAACACTGTAGGTCTTGCCGTCCTCAAAGTAGTTGCTTTCGCTCCATTCACAGGTTATCGTAGGCTCGGATAAAGTAGTGAATGATTTAACATCATTTGAACTTATATCGGCACTATTTTCTTGTTGCTTACCCTTGACAATATTGCGACTTTGGTGTATAATAATATTAGAGTCAAGATTGTTTATCGCCTCAGGCAATTGGAGCCTTTGACACGAGAACAGTGCTTGGCTTTTTTCTTTGTCCCAAAACAGAATATTATTTGATTTTGCAGCACGTTCAACATAGTTTGCAAACCCATTTTCTTTTCCATAAATACTTGTGATAAAGTTTGATGATACATTTTCCATTTCATAAATGCCTTGCCCATTTGGTTTAACACTTACGATTATCGGTGCATTATCATTATCAACGTTATTTAAACAAATTACTATACTTTTATCAGCACTTTTGTTTGGAGAAAGTGAGTCCATTATTATGGCAGGGCTTTCTAAAAGATGTGGGATATTACATATCTGTTCCAGTGTTAAGCCGTGCCAATGTGCATTGTTCGGGGATTTTTCATGTAGAGCGTCTTTTAAATGCCTTTGCGTATACAACATAGGAAGCCGATCACAGCCGATATCCACAAGAATTTGTGGTGTATCACAAACCTTTAGATTTGAGTATTTTGGGAATACGCCATTTAAAACATCATTTATCTGTTCAGCAAATGTTTTTTCACTCTTGACAACTCCAGAGGAGTCTGTTATACTGCTTGTAGAGCTATTAGGAACAGCAGGGCGTAGCTGGTTTTCAGCCAAACCTATAATTCTTGATGGTTCTATTTTTTTGTCCTGTTGAGTAACAGAATTATTCTTGTATTCAATATTTTCCTGCTGCGTACCCTTGACAATATTGCGACTTTGGTGTATAATAATATTAGAGTCAAGAATGTTTAAGCCCTTGGACAATTGTAGCCCAAGCACACTGAACAGTTCTTGGCTTTTTTCTTTGTTGTAATAAAGAACTTTGTTTTGTTCTACGGCACGATTAATTTGATTTTCAAAATTGTTTCTGCCATGAAAACTCATTACAAAGTTGGATTCGACCAATTCTAAATCATATTTAGCTTTGCCATTTGGCTTTATAGCAGCAATGATAGGCATTTTTTCGTTGTCAAGTTCAGATGTTACGATTATTATGCTATCATTTCTCGAAAGGGAATCATATATAATCACGGGATTTTCAAGTAACATGGGCATTTTTTTGATTTGTTCTGCGTTCAATCCGTGGTAATGTATGCTTTCACCTGTATTTCCTTTCGGCTTGAGAGCGTCATGCAAATGCCGTTTCGTATAAAACATTGGAAGTTGCTCACAGCCAACGTCAAGCAATATTTGAGGTGTATCACATACTTTCAAGTCATTGTATCGGTTCGCGTTTCCTGCAAGTACATCATCGACCTGTTCAGCAAATGATTTTTCACCCTTGACAATTCCAATTGAATTTGTGTCAACAGAGTTATCCTGAGCTTCAACCGCTTGAACGTTCTGCTTTGAATGCTCTATTACAGCCTTATCAAGATATATCTGAACATCATGTGGATCTATCTGTCCGTCAACTGCCTGATGAAACATCTCAAAGAATGTTTTTATCTCGTCTACCGTTAGCCGTTCATCGACCTCGTTAAGAACAGTAATGGAAATTCCCTCAGAAAAGCCCTGCTGCAGCATGGATTTTTGTTCATCACTATAATCATGGTGAGATAACATATCTGACAGTTTCAGCCGACCATTGAGCTCATTTACATATGTATAGTAATCATTGAGTATGCCCTTTGGATCGAGTGTTTGCTCAATGACACTCTGAGCATAGTAATCAGATAATAAAGATGATATATGCCGCAGTTCGTCGGGCGAATATCGGACGCTTACCCAATGCCGTATGTTATGTTCACCATTTTGTGCAGCCGCCACAACCGCTTGCTTTAGTGCAAGTATCTGTTCTTGCGAAAACTTAAGCTTTATAAGGTCTTGGAGTATATCATCAACCCTATCAGACGTGCTTTCTTGCTTTGCGGTTTTGGCATTGTCAAGAGCTTCGTTTTTGCGGTCAATTGCGATAACTTCTTTTTCAATTTCAAACAGCGTGTCTTTGGCAGCGTGCTGAACAGCTCTGCTGAAAAGAATCATATCTCTTGCATTTTTGATAAGGTCAAGAGCACTTACATCAACATCGGCATACAGATCTATTTTACCTGAAAGATTACATCTTTGAGAAACAACGAACTGCACCACAGAATCCAGTGAATGGCGGTATACCTCAGCCTGTTTTGCGTCAAGTCCCATTTGAGATATTGCATTTTGTACTGACTCAGCAATAGGCGCAGAATTAATACTGTTTGCTGTCATTGCTTCGATACATTCTTTGACCGATCCTGCGTTTATATTGTATCGGTTATTAAGCGTATTGAGTAGCTCAGGTGTATTGCGGTCAGTAAGTGTCCACATCTCAGGCAACTCTTTGCCGCCTGTCTGAGTGACGTCATATAAATATCTGCAAGTGTGATTTTTGCCAAAAACAGCAACGCCGTGAGAGCCACGTCTTACATATCGCCCCAGACGTCCCCATTTCTTATACTCAGCGATCTTTGTTGCATTCCTATCCTGCTGGAATACTAACACAGCGTCTGAATACGGCTGCTTATACATTTTTGCGGAAAATTTAAGATACTCAATGTAATCCTGCTTATTGTTTCTGAGATGCTCATTGATTTCAAACCATGCTTGTTTTACAACTTCATACTTATCGTGCTTATCCATTTAAGTTTCCCCTCTTTTTATTTTTCGAGAATATTTAATAACTGCTCCAAAAGCGCTTTATTCTTGCCTGTATCTGTCATATCCATGATGTTGAGCGCATATCTTACGCCCTCAACAAATCCTAGATCGTGAGCGTCATCAATTACATTCGCTTGTAGTTCACATTCTTCCTCTTGCAGCTGAATTAATCGCTCTCGCCGCCCTTTGTAGGTTTTCACCCAATGGGTCTGAGCATTGTCTGTTTCGTAATCATCTTGAAAGCTTATCATGATTTCTTCCAAGATATCAAACTTAGTTTTCTTTGGCGTTTCAGTATTCATGTTGTTTCTCCTTTCGCATATAAAAAGAGCGTATGAATTTCTTCACACGCTCAGGTTTACGATTTTAAGTTGTGTGTCACTGTGACACACTTATGTATCTAGGTTACTCTGTTCTTTTAACCTTATCTCCACATATCTTCTTACATACTCCGAATTTCTGTTAGGATAGTCATCACTCTCCATCAAAAAGTGATAGCCGTCCTTTTTCAGCTGTTCTTTGAACTTTTCAACTTCTTCGGGCAAACCCTCTATGCGTACTTTTACCATTTTTATCAGCTCCTATCAAACTTTTATAATAAGGAACGCCACAAAAGTACATATGCAGCTCATCAAATGAGTGTTGCGTATCACTGCGATAGAACTTGTCTGGTATTCTTTATTGTGTGTCATATTGTATATGTTCTTCTTAATGTAGCCTACATTAAAAAGTATAATAACCGCTTTTATCAAAAGCCATATGACAACGACTTTTGTCTTAAGAAGTGTATTGCTTTTAAAATACACTTTAATAAATCCAAGCATTAATGAGTTGATAAACAGTAGGAATATCAGTAGTCTTGAATTTATGGGTGTATGGTTATTCTCGTTCATTTTTAGTATACCTTAATCACTTGACTGGCATTAATTTTATTGTATAATTATAGTTGGAGAGGGGGTGCGTATAGTGTACGAACACATTAAAGATTTATATTCTTTTTCAAAGCAAAACAAATTCGGTGCATGCTTGATTATATTGACATTACATATATGTACATGGGATGACAATTTCCAAATTAAACTAAATCAGCTTCTTTATACTGAATATGATATGTATATCCTTGTAGAGTTGCTAGTTTTTGCTGCGTGCAAATTCATTATTATACTAATCTATGCAAGTGTCCTACTTAAGGGGTTGTTTTATTTGTTTTTTTCAATAGAATTTGAACATAAAAAACCATTTATAAACCAAGTGGGCGAAAAATATCAAAAGTTACTTCACTTTGGTAACACTGCGTTACTCCTTGTGTTACCAAGTTTATTAATAGGATATTTCTTGTTGATAATAATGTCTGTTCATAATTCGTGGGAACATTCTTTGAATTATGTAATAAAACAATTTTCATTTACCAATTTGATTATTTTACTGCTACTCCATTTGCCTTATGTAATGGCATGGGTTTATAATGAAAAGTCAGATAATAGAGCACACTAAAATGTTAGCGCCTGCCCCGTTGCAGGCGCTTTTTTCATGTATGATAAATTGATCCCTTTTTTACTGCCTTTTCAGACAGTATCAATTACCTTTCTTTTCGCTTTCGGCTGAACATCACAGCAGCCGTTCCAAAAGCTCCTTATTCTTTTCTCTTTTCAGCTAATATAAAGATCAATCCCATAAGTGCAGGAAGTATCATGATCGGTAGTATTCTTGCCTTAATATACTCTGACGGAATTGACCAATCTGCTTTGTTATTGACAACAATTATCGAGTTGACTGCATTTGCGATAATAAAAGTGATGTTGTAGAAATTACGCTTGATTAGCTTTTTCATTTGAATATTCTCCAAAATTTTTATATAATAAAAGAGCGTATGAATTTCTTCACACGCTCGTGTTTGCGATTATTATTGCTGTGTGTCATTTATAACTTCGGTGAACTTATATGTTCCAACAGGAAGTCCTTTTATATTGATTACTCCACATTTATCAGCAGAAATATACGGGAACTCCACAACTTTTCCGTCAGAAGATATTCCCTTCAAGTTATACATCTGTGGTCTATCACTATTCCTTTTATGTAGTTTTGCAAGCTTTGAGAAGAAATGTTTTTTGAGTTTTTTCATTGCTTTTACTCCCATTCTATAGTTTTTATTGAATACCCATATTTGCTTAGATACTCCAAACACGCCACATAAGGATTAAGAAAAATATCTTGTGGCAATGCTTTTTCATCAATAGTGATTTTATTTATTTCCTGTATCACATCGTTGAATATCGATTTTAAAATTTTTTTATAGGAAACGATAGCTGCTGTCTTAAACCACAAAAATGTGTTTTCATTTATTAAAAGACCAATTTCTATGCTATTGCCATTTTTAGAATAACAGTTTCTTCGTATTCCGAATACTCTTTGATTACTTTGGGGTCTGTAAAAAATAATCAGGCTTTCTTCGTTTGTTTCGGCGTACACAGCAAGAAACCCATTCTGCTTGAAGTGTTTCTTTAATTTACAAAATAGCTTTTCAGAAAGATTTAATTCCTTTGGCTTAAAAATTCTTATTGTTCTTATGGTATCATATGAACTGCAATTTCTTTCCCATGTTTCTAAATCATCAATAACAAGATCCGCCTGTTCCGCTGATACCGCAAAATCTTTTGGGTACATAGTCAAAAGCATATTAGTAAGCTCACTTGTGCTAAAGCCAACGCCTTCGTTCGCATATTCCTCAAAAAAGAGTCCCATAACATATGTTAGCAAGTATGGTAAACTTACAATATCGTATGAAGTTTTGAGAACAGTTTTTGCCTTGTCACCATTTCTTGAAATGGTAAACCTTAATTGTTTAAGCTTTGACAAGAATCTCATCCTTTCTTTTTAGACACATATTTTGTCTTTATATTGCATAAATTCAAATTATGTGCTATAATATGTGTGATTAATAAACTGTTAATGTGAAAATAGTTTAAAATAATTATTGAGGTGACAAGATATGGTTTTTGAAGAAGCACTCTATATTAATGGATCACAAAGAAAAATGCTGTCTATTGAAGATGTAACTCAGTTAGCAACAAATTCGTTAGATCTATATAATGAAATCAAGAATAATCTTTTCTGCCCTGAATGTGAAAAACCACATTTGACTTATAATTCATGTACAACGAAATCTAACTATTTCTCAACCCGCAATTTAGAAAGTCACGCAGACACTTGTTCTTTTAAATGCAAAAGAGCGACAAATCATCAGTTGGAACTATTGGAAAATGACGAAAAATCACTGGACAGACTTCAAAATAGGCTTAAAGCTGTTATATTATCCTGTTTTTCAGAGAAGAAAGCTGCACGGAATCCTTTTGTTATAGAGAATAAGATATCTAAAGTTTCTACAAATACTGAAAATCAAAGTGAACGCACAGCCGTTAAGTATGCTATTCCTAAAAAACGTATTACAAATGGATTATCTCAGGCTGATGTTGATCAGTTAAAAATCTTTTATGGAAAGGTAAGAGTCCGTTGCAAAAAGCATCGCAATGGTCATAAATTGTATATTTTCAATCTAACACAAAGACAGTTACCAATGATTTGTTCCATATATTTGTCTGAAAAAGTATATGAACACATAAATATAAAGGATAATGATTGTTTCAACTGTTTAATATCATTCTATGTTAAAATGGAAATCAACAAACAGGACGATAAAATATATTACAACTGTATACTAACAGATTCTAGGAAAATGTTCTTTTGGAAAATCGACTGATAGTGCGTAACATCTTCTGTGATTTTTCCCCTGAAAAGAGTTTTTTTATTCTGTTAATATCGGTGTACATATATCCATCACTTTCACAATAGCCGCCCTCATCAATAAGGTCATAGTATGTATAAGGTGTATCAGGATTAGTGTTGAGGTCAAAAGCTGTAATATGTTCCTTCCTGACACTAAAGCCATACATGGTTACAAGCTTGTCTACGATATCATCAACGGACGCTGCATTGTAAAAGTAGATAACGTATCCTACAAGAAGCAGCATATCTTCGCCTTTTATTTCATTACTGAAAATTAGAGTTCCTGTTTTGTTATCGTCTGCTATAAAGTATCTATACTCATTCATTTTTTGCTCCATAATCTTTTTCCTTTGTCACGACTATGACATTAGACATAGGGTCAACAACTATCAGCTTTTTGCTTTCATTGCATAAACGCTTTGGCTTAATACAAAGGCAGCGTCCCATACCGTTGTAGCGACCTTGACGGCGTTTTCTGCAAGACCTATTGATCCTGATCTTCATCAAGCATTACCTCCACATATCTTCTTACATACTCCGAATTTCTGTTCGGATAGTCATCACTCTCCATCAAAAAGTGATAGCCGTCCTTTTTCAGCTGTTCGGAAAACTTCTCGACCTCATCGGGTAAACCCTGTATTCTTAGTTTTATCATTCTTATCAGCTCCTCATTCATGTGTTCTGTGGCTTTTTGTTCTTTTATCACTTTTATTTCCTTTTTATCACTTTTTCTTAGTTTAAACAAGCCGACAAAATTGTACAATTCAAATACAACGAATAAGATATCGAGTATCTTCATGATTTCACCTTGAAACGCTTTCCTTTTTTCTTAATAATTTCGATTGGTTTTCGCCAAATATATAGAGGGTCACCAGTGTATATTGACCACAACAAAGACCAAGATCCTATTACAAGTACATAGCATATAATCAAAAAAAGTGTGCTCACATTATCCTACCTCCCAGCACCTGCCCAGTTGCAGAAGCTCCTTCTATTTTAAATGCTTGCAATATGCGCATAAACATGCTATACTTTTATCAAATAATACCCATTATCTTTCAAATACGTCATTATAACTTCCTTTTGATTTTCAAAAAACAGCTCCAATGAATTGTCTATCCAATAAGTATCTGAGTCGGGGTCATAAAAGATTGTAAACCTATAGTCCTCAGCTACCTTATCTACGCCTTTCATTTTCGCTATCATTGTATCAAAGTTGTTATCACAAACGTCATAGAACGGAACACCTAACTTTTCATCATCACCTTTTTCAAGGCAACCAAGTTCAAAACACTTAGAATCATCGCTTTTATGTATGACGTATATCTTTGTGCTTTTATAATTTGGATAAAATAACAGCAGCTGTTCATGCTCATTAGCCGCATGATATGTCAAGTAGCTCTTACTTTTATAGTGATTTTCCAATCTTTTAAATATGCTCATTCTTTTACTTCTCTAATTATAATTTCTTTTAAGGTGTATTTTCCTGTTAAAACTCTTAAACACATCAATATTTGTGAAATGAAAAATACAACGAATAGAAGTACTATTAATACATTGTTTTTTTGAGATATAGACCATCCGTTTTCAGCAAGAAAGCATAATGTTGCAGCTGTGATAATACTTTGAACAAGAATATTCAACTCATCTATTAAAATGGACTTTACCGCATATAAAATTTTTTCCTTTTTGCTAGGATACCTGATTTTAAAAGTTACATCATGGAGTTCATTTTCATTATTCATATTACTACCTCCCTAGCCCCTGCCCAGTTACAGGGGCTTTCTTCATGTATAGATAAATTGATCCCCTTTAGCTATCTTTTTCAGACAGCATCAATTATCTTTCTTCTTTTTGCTGAACACAAAAAATGCAGCCCCTGCGAGAATTATCGCAATGCTGCCAAGTGCTGTTCTGCCGTCAATGTCATTGTCGGAAGAACCAGTGTTAGGCGTGTCAGGCACTTTCTGATTGAACATATCTGTATCAATAGTCTGAGCATATGTTACAGTGACCTGTTTTGAGTCTGCTACCAAATAGCCGTATGGCACTGTTGAGCCGTCCTCTGTGATAGTGTATGTGCCAACTGGAACGCCCTCAAACTTCGCAAGTCCGTCCTTGTCGGTGACGGCTTCAATGCGTATCTCTCTGCCAGTATCGGAAACTCCCGAAAGAATAAAACGAATGCCCTCAACGTTAGTCATATCAGCAGTTTTCTTGTGTACCTTTATAGAGCCTGTCTGCTCGTTGTTGAGTATCGTTGCGTCAATTGTCTGAGCATACTCGACCTTGACTTCCTTCTCGTCAGCCACAAGATATCCATATGGAACTGTTTCCTTATCCTCGATAATTTTGTATGTACCCACTGGTACGTTCTCAAAAACTGCTACGCCGTCCTTATCGGTAGTCGCAGGAATGTTTATCTCACGTCCAGTGTCTGATGTACCCTTGAGGTAGAATGTGATACCTGAAATATTCAGATCACCCTCTGTTCTCTTATGTACCTTGATACTACCTGTCTGCTCGTTGTTGAGTATCTCTGCGTCAACAGTTTCCGCATAGATAACAGTGACCTCTTTTTCATCGGCAACAAGATAGCCGTAAGGAACGGTTTCCTCGTCCTCGATAACCATGTATGTACCTACCGGTACGTTCTCAAAGACTGCTACGCCGTCTTTATCGGTAGTTGCAGGAATGTTTATCTCTCTGCCGCTGTCTGATGTACCCTTGAGATAGAATGTGATACCCTCAACATTCTTCTGACCCTCAGTCCTTTTCTGAACCTTGATAGAGCCTGTCTTTTCCTCGTTAGTGACCTTGACTTCTGCGGTTGTGTTATACTCAACAGTGACTTCCTGCTCATCAGCAACAAGATACGCTGAAGGAACTGTGCTGCCGTCCTCTGTTACTGTGTACTTACCGATAGGGAGATTTTCAAAGAGTGCTTCGCCGTTTTCATCGGTGAAAAGCTCACGCTCGATGTCGCTGTTCGTGTCGGAGATACCCTTGACAACGAATCGTATATCCTTAATGTTGAGGTTGCCTGTTGTTGTCTTTGTGACCTTGATAGAACCCTCTTTAAGGTAGTTCGTCATTTTGGCATAAACCGATACGCCCTCTTCGGTTATCTCAAAAGGATAGAGAGTATCGTCAATGATATACTCTTCAGGTGCTGCGATCTCGTGGTAGAAATACTTGCCGTAGCCAAGTGAGAACGTTGCAATGCCGTTTTCATCAGTAATGCCTGTCGTTATCTGACGCTCGTTTTCGTCCAAAATCTCAAACTCGCAGTTCGGCAGCAGCTCACCGCCGAGGTTTTTCTTGGTGATGATGAAAGGTGCTGTCCAAGGTGAGTTCTTAACAGACACTTCTGATCCAAAATCAGCAGTATCTGTTGCTATCTTCACGGTCTGAGGCTCGCTGTTCAGCGAATAGCCTTTAGGTGCTTCTATCTCTGTAACAGTGTAGCTATAGCCCTGATAGATGTCCTTTGTAATAACAGCTTTTCCGTTTTCATCGGTTGTAACTGTGTCGATAATGTCGCCCTTTTTGCGTATCGTTATGCCGCCGCTTACTACTATATCTTCGGCTGCTGTTATCTCAAACTTGGCTCCGCTGAGATATTTTTTGCCGCTTTCGTCAGTTTTGTAGATAACAAGCTCGCCCTTGTCTACAGATGTTCTCTGATTATCTACTACTGTTTTGCTTGTTTTATCAGCCTCAACAGTTACGTCTGTTTTGGTTTTCAGTGCATAGCCATTAGCTGTAGTTGTTTCCTTCCAGTAATAGCTGCCCTGCGGCAGACCTGAAACGTGGATATTTCCGTCAGCGTCAAGTGTCATATCTGTAGCGTTAGCCTGTGAAACAGTTGAGCTGAATGTATACTTGCCGTCGCTGCCTGTTGCCTTGATGAATAGATCGCTGTCGCCGTTCTTCATAACAAGGTTGAATTTAACAGCTTTCAGCTTGTCGGCAACGTTTGTTTCCTCGTTTCCGAAGAAATCAATGAAGTTCTTTTCAAGGTCAGCGTTGCCTGTAGGCATATCAATTTTCAGCTTGAAATATGCCTGCACAGGGTCTTTGCCTGAAATGTAACCGACTTTCATCTGCGATTTAGTCGAGTTGTCCTTAGTCTGAAAAACAAGTGGCACGCAATCTTCGATCTTACCGCTGTTCTTTGCCTTGGTCTTTGTCATCGTGATAGTGTGAGTGCCGACCTTAGCTTTTGCTGTTGCTGTGACTTTGATATTGTTTCCGCTTTTCTGGAATGTCACACCGTCAAGAGTGGAAAAATCAAACTGAGCAAGGTTGCTGTCTGACTTAATTGTGCCCTCGAACTTGTTGTTGGAAGGGTTGTATTTCAGCTCATATGTAGGGGCTGTTCTTGATTGAATACTTGTTCCACTTGGTATTTTCAAGTGACTAAGTATATCACCCTTCATTTTTTTGTAGCAATTAATAAGGTCTTTATGCTTGCCATTTGTAGGAGCGATTATGTGACCTAGCAGTGAGCTTTCGTTTGTGGAAAGGCTTTCTGAACTGCTGTCAAAGTAACCGCCCGAAACAGCCCATATCATAGCCTGTGAAGCTACCAATTCCACATTCCCACTGTATCCGTATTTTGATTTGCCTTTATAGGCATAAATTGTAGCTGCTCTTACTCGTTCACGTTGATTTCTGTCACTATAGAGTTTTACCATAGCATTATCATTAAATGTTATGGAACTCATCACAGCACTGTCCTCATGGTCTGTGCCTAGCTGTACGCAGTAACAGTAGTTTCCGTTGCTGTCTGTCCAATAGAAAAACTCCTGCGCCCATTTGTAATTAAAGGCATCGTTTGTCTTTTCTCCTGTGAGTGGGTCATAAGCATTGGCAAGTCCCGAATTGCTGAAGTTGTAGCCCCAGCCGTACAGAATGTGTTCTGTGTTCCTGCTGTCAGCGGCAAAGCTTACAAGTCCATCTGAAAAAACAGACACAGCCATGAGCATTACAATAAGCAGGGAACTCAGTCTTTTAAAAATGCTTTTCTTCTTCATTTTAACATCGTCCTTTCTGAATTTTCTCTATGTCAAATCCTTGCGGATATTATTTTTTAGGCACAAAAAAAGACGATTGATTTTTAATTTCAATCGTCTTAATTATTCTCTATATTTTAATATCATACGGCAAAGTATATCTCGTAGCAGAAGTTTCCATTGTAATCTGTTGAAGTATCACAAAGAATAACAACTTGACTTACCTCATAGTCTAACCAATCATTATAGGCAAAATTAACTTCTGCCTTGCAATTTGAAAGAACGTCTTTATAATTGTCTGTTGGATATACGATCTGAGGTGAGAACCAAGTGCTGTTATCTATTGTAATGCTTGAAATGTCATTCAAAAAATCATCAACTGATGAATAACCGTTTTCAGCATAAATTTTTTCAACTCTTGGTCTTGCAATTTTGTTGCTATATTCCTGCAATTCTTTCTGAAGTCTGTCTATATCACTCTGAGTAAGGTTTACCTTTGGTTTAGCCGTTGTAGTTGTAGTCGGCTTTGGCTTCGGGGCTTGCGTTTTCTTTGCCGTTGTTGTCTGCCTTGTAGTCGTTGTCTGACGCTCTGTCTGTCTTTCTGTCTGATGTTCGGTCTGAGGAGCTTGTGTTTCCGCAGGCTGATAGTTGTAGTTGCCGTTTCCGTTGTTGGTGGTGTTTCCGCTGTAGCTCTGACCGCCGTTGTTTACTGTTCCGCCATTACTAGCCTTAGAGCTGTTCGCCTTTGCAGTGTTCTTTGGAGCAGTCGATGATTTAGAACTGCTTGTGCTTTTTGTGCTTGCAGACGTTCCCGTTGTGGTAGCCGAAAAAGTTGTTTCCTCACACTGAGAGGTCAGTGTGGCTTCTGTTGTGGTAGTTGCCGAAGCTTCTGTGCTTGAAGCCGTTGTGGTTGCCTTTGGAGGGGCTGATGATGTGTTGTCTGTGTTGCCACAGGCGGTTATGCTTATCATTGTCGCACTGATTATCAAGGCGGCTATGGCTTTCATTGTGTTCTTCATATGGTTTTCCTCCTTTTTTAGACTTGACATATAGTTTAAAAAGTAGTATACTAGAAAAAAGAAAAGGTAAACCGTATAGACGGTTGTCCTCAGTTTTTGATTATGTAAAAAATAACCGCAACTTTTGGTCGAGGGCGGTTATTTTTTTATGCTTTTTATCAGCTCGTTGAGAGCGACAATCAGCACGATAGTCAAGACAAAGAAAGCTAAGTCAATTCTATCACCTCCCGAATATCCTATTTTGCCTGAGCCTTTCGGCTGACAATATTCAGACCATTCCGTGTGGGAGGACACCGCCTACCGTTTAAGGTTACCTTTTCCAAACTAGATTATATCACAATTGATTTGTGATGTCAAATATTGCTGTTTAATTTTGAGCGTTTATCGCATTGATGATATCCTTGATGAGCTCTGTTTTATTTCCATTGCTTAGGTCATAGTATTTATAATCGCCTAATGACGGCATGATGTTATTTACATCTACATCGTCTATTTTAACTATGTACCAGCCTTTTTTCTTGTTTGTTAGCGCTGACATTATTGTTTTAAGTTCCAACTGTCCGTAATTTGATGACAGTGTCGCATTACTAAGAAAGAGAATGGCAAAATCACTTTCTTCTATACCTGCAAGGATTGATTCCAGCAGGTGAGAACCTACGCTTATGTCTTTTTTGTCTATCCAAAGATCAATGCCGCTGTATTCAAGGGCTTCTGTTATTTCATAGACCAATTCCTTGTTAGCGTGGCAGTATGATATAAATACTTTTTTCCTCCTAATATGAGTATTAAAGTTGTATCCCTTCTTGGTGAGATCGGATTTTGAACAGAAGAAATAAGTGTCACTGAATATTTGCGTTATATCTGCTTTGCTGCAACCAGGTGGAATATTCGCCATATTGAATTTTCTGTTGCAAAATTCCATGAACAGTTCGTTGATCCCCAACGATGACTCTTTTCTCAAATCATATTTCTTGATAATGTTTTCAATAAGCTGTCCCTCATTTTGTTTCGCTTCAATTGAAAGATAAGAAACAAGGTTATATGGAATATTACATACAAATAAAATGATACAGCCATTGGAAGATACGATTTGGTTTATTTCATTCACTGCGTCAATGTAGGCTTCTCGATTTTCGTAGGGTATTAAAATGGTAGCATAGTATTTCATTTTCGTTCCTTTATATATTATGATCTGTTTGCTGTCAACGTCAGCAAACGCTTTGACGTTTAGTTCGATTTGAAATAGAGCTGCATACCATTTATAAAATTTTAACGGCTCATCAGATATTGCTGAGAATGGTATCGATATGAGTGAACTATTTTTCTTGTCATATCTGTTATACAGCTCTTTTAACTGAGATGTATTGAGTAACATCGTACACACTCCATTCTACCATATTATTCATCATGTGTCAATTATCTGCTATTCTCCACTGAGTATTTTATGATAAACAAACAATGTTGCAAAACAATCCGCAAGGCTATTATGTGCTTCAATTCCTTTCACGTTCCACTCATAATCATAGTACGCCGCTGCTGTTGTGAGTTTCTGCCATTTATAATCCTCATGATACACACTGTATTCACCGTAAATTTCAGCAAATTGTATCATCACATCTTCAGTACGAAATGCATTGTACTCATCATCTGTTATGATATCGCTTCCCATGAGAAATCTCAAATCAAAATCAACGTTATAGCCGATTATCCAATGTGCCTGCGATAATATCGCATATAGTTCAGCGGCTTTCTCGTTTATATATGGTGCGTCAGCTACCATTTTAGGCGAGATATGATTAACGCTTTCTGCTTTTGACCATTCTTTGTGCCTGAGTGGCTTGAAGTAGCTGTCAAAAAGAACGTTTCCCTCCTCGTCAATGATAGATACCTGCAATAGCTCATCACGAAAAGGGTCAAGTCCTGTGGTTTCGGTATCTATCACTATTGTTTGTGGATACTCTTTTTTCGGATAAAGCTCTTTGGTCTTCTCAGTTAATTTCCATATCAATTTTCGATAAGGCAATAAGGCAGCTTCGACCGCTTCATCAAATATCTTCTTCTGTTCCTCTTGGCGTTTCTTTTCCTCGGCTTCTTTACGCCACTTGCGGTTAAGTCTTGCCAGCTTATTTTTTCTGTCCCTCTCAGGCTGAAAAAAATCCTGCAACTCTTTTTCTGTTGCAGGCTCTACATCATCAGGGCTGTAGTACACATATGAAGCTTGGCAATTCTTATTCGCCCAAAGTTCAACGCCTTTAGTGTCCTTTTTCGGTAGCTGTCCTAAGAGCGCCCACTGACGTATGGTTTTGTATTCTTCAAATTCAGGACAATAGTTCTTGACTTTCATACCATTACCTCCATTTCATTACTTACATGAAAATCTCGAACCTTATTCTTAGAGCTTCCATATAAAATGGCGTATAGTTGCAGTTAAAGATATTGTTTGGCGCATAATACTTGCTCGGTATATATGCTTTCTCTCCGTTCTTGTCGATATAGGTTTCAGGGGGATCAGAATCATACACAGTGCCGCTCCAAAGATTAAATGCAAGGCGTGTTGTTTTCAAGCTCGTATGCGTCTGAAAAGGCTTGCTCAAGCCCTCGAAAATAATCACATCTTTTTTAACGTCATATAGTGCGCCAATATGGTCACGCAAAACAGTGTCCAATGTGAGGAGGTAAGCAAGTGACATATGAAAGTTATCGAGATATGGCATTTCCTTGCACAACTTATTGAACATTTTCTCGTGTTCTTTATCTTGAAAAATCATTTTTCTTTCCTGCCTTTCTTGAAAAGTCTGTATTTCTCAGGAATAAATTCTCTGATTATTGCCCAAATTCCTGTTATACAAAGACTTGCACCCAGTGAAATGTAAAATATTCTTTCCATGGTCTAATTACTCCTTTTTATAAAAAAAGGACACCTGAGATTTCAAGTGTCCTTAAGGTTGTATTCGATTTTTGTTCACGGACAAAATTACTTTGCAGCTTTGAACTTGTTATATGCTTCCTCGTCAAGCTCTGCAAGCTTCAAAGCTTCGGATAGCTTACAACCTTTTGCCAAAAGGTTGTCGATTATTTTCATCTGCATTTTGATATTAGCTTGAGTTTGTTCCAGTTTCTCTCTTGACTTTTCTACAGATTCATTCGAGCTATGTACTTCTTTCTCATTTATATCGCCTTTTATCATTTCCATCGTAATATCTTTGCCATCGTTATATTTATCAATCCAGTATCCTTTTATTTCACAAACAAGGGTGGCGACAATGTTACTTATCAGAAGTGGAAGAAACAAATAATCTAAAGTTGCCTGTGCTACACCTTTGGGTGTATATCCTAATGTGATAAAAAAATCATTTGAGTCGTATCTTTGGAATAAACTATCAGGTAATACGTCAAATATAGCGTCTTTAATATATATTAGTAATCCTACAACAGTTGTTAAAATGATATTGGTTAATTTAGCTACTTTATTATTAGCAAAGCAACTAACAATAGACCAGGAAACGGTTATTGCTAACGTTATCAGTATATATTGTATGATATTAGTATATATAGTGTTTTCGTTAGGCATAACTTGGTGAATGAGTAAGATTAATGTTACCACAATTATAAATTCGGTAAATATACCATCTACTAGGAACGATCTTAATGAAGTAGTGATTTGATTCAAAGACTTTGCTAATTCAGTTAATAAAAAGCAGATAGAGATTATGGCTGATACAACCATTAAACAATGACTGTCAAATATTGCGGATAATGAAAGCGTAGCAAACAATAGGTATACTGTTATTCTATTTGCTTTTTTAATCAAGTTTCTATGTGTAAATAAGCATCTGTGAAATTTTAGTTTGTATTCAAATATAATTTTAAGTAAGTTCATAAATCCACTTCCAACATAGAAAAATTAAAAGAAAATTGGTTATACTCAATAAAATTATTTTCTGTGTCTTAGATAAAGGACTGCAGTATTTTTCACTAAAAACAAAATATATATCCATTAGTAAGGTAACCATCAGTTGGGGAATAAGCCGTTTAGTAAGTTTTGTTGACATAACATATAAGGCTAATAAGCAAAACTTATCAATAATAGATGTTACTAATTCGCTGCTGTTCTTCTTGTTATTTGCAATGTACAATATTCCAAACAGAAATATGATTATAAATATAGTATACCAAATCATTCCTCATTCTCCCATTTTATCATTTAAAGTGACATTTGTCAACAAAAAAAGGACACCTGAACCTTCAAGTGTCCTTTACCTGTTTTCTGTTGCGTTTTCAACGTGCCATGTGTTCCTTATTGAGCCTATTCACGGAGCTTATAAACGATCTCCTCCATTACCTGATGTTCGAGCGTCATGAGCCTTTCCTTTTCCCACTTGCGTATAGCATTGAACTCTGTAGGACGTGGGTGATCTTTTCTGTAGATCTCGTCAAGCTCGTTAAACCTCTCCTCGGCTTCGATATCTATTTCTCTCGGAATGATCTGCCAACGGCATTCGCACACGAGAATGTCAACGTCTGCTGGGTATTCTGCTTCCATCCATTTCATCCATGCACGTCCCCATCTGCGGATAGGCTTCTTAAGCAGCTTTTCTTCTTCGGGGTCACTTGTGTATGCTATCTTCGGGACGTATGTACCCTCTGGAGTAAGCTCATACTCAAAAAGATCGCAGCCAACATCTTCTGGTCCTGCCTGCTCGATTTCAAAATCTTCGTTAAAATTCCTGTTTTCGTTCATAATGGTCCTCCTCTTTCAATTACAAACTTTTATGTTTTTGAGTGATGTTATCTGAGTGTGTCACCGTGACACATTGTTCTTTGATGTTTTCTTCTGCTTTGGAGCTGTCAAAGCACTTGTGAAGTCTATCACTGTAGCTTTTTGCCTGTGATATGCGGTCAAAGTATTCAATGCTCGAATAGTCTATTACATTGTTTACTTCATCAAGAAACGGCTTCGCAGCCACCGCAAACATATTATTAAACGCCGCCATTACAGCACAATCATTGTCTATTGATACTATCTCATACAGCCGTTTGTCTTTAGCCATATACAAGGCGGTTTGATGATTGCTGCCAAATGTTTTTATGACACCGCTACTCATTGACCTGCTCCGCCTTTTTCTTGCTGTCAGTTTTTATCTCAGCTGATTTTCTGAGATATTCCTGAACCTTTTTCGGAACGGTCTTGCTGTAAAGCCTGTTCACAACATTTTCTGCGGCTTTGGTTATCTCCTCATTGAGCAACTCTTCGATGTTTCCGTCTGGCATATAGCAGCGGATAGCTTCAACTTTTCTGCGGTCTATGTCTATTTTGAACGTCATGTTCATTACTTTTCCTCCTGTGCTATGATTATATCATATTATTTTTCGTTTGTGGTAACTTTTTTTGTACTCTTGAAATTATTTTCAAGATATTTATCAAGCAACTCATACACTATCTTGTCAAGCTCACTTTCGGTCATGTTCTGCATACATAACGGCTTTTTGATATACATCTCATTGTATAAGCTGTTCTTGTATGGCTCTTTTTTCTTTTCAGACAGATTTCTTATAGCTTTCATGATATCATAGATATTACTGCTTCCACTGTCTGTCATTTGCTCTATGACCAACGTCAGCTCTTTTGAACTGATCCGTTCGTCATAATTGTAATAGTCTGCTATGGCTTTCTGTTGCTCAGGACTGAGCTTTGCAAGCGGCTCAATGAACTTTATCTGAATAGATTTGCTGTCTATCAGCTCTGCTAACCCAATATTAAGATTTGAGATATTTGCATAGCGGTAAATGGTTTTTCTGGATATACCGAACATATTGCTTATCTCATTTACTGTCAGGTCGGCTGAAACGTTTTTCCTCAGACTTAAGTATGTATTGAACATTTTTGAAAGCTCGCTTGGACGTGGCTCTTTTCGCTGTATGTTTGCCTGGCAGACTATATCGAAAGCCACGTTATCATCAGTGACCTCTATAACAACGGCGTCAATGTCAAGGTGCATAAGCTTTTTGCAAGCGGCGTATCTTTTATGACCGCTGAGTATCTGATAGCTGTTGCTGCTAATGCTGCGAACTATTATCGGTGTGATAAGTCCACACTTTGAAATAGAGTCAGCAAGTGCAGATATCTCATTTTCATCTATTGCAAAGGGCTGTGGATCACCATTAAAGCTGAAAGGCTCAATTTTTGACATAGGCAGTGAAACCACCTTTTGCTTATCCATGAGAAGCTCCTCAAAGTTATTTGAGAAGTTAGCTCTTGGACGATTTGCGGAGCGTTTTATATCTATCATACTGAAACCTCCTTAGTGTGTCACCGTGACACACTCTATTTTGTCAGCTATAACACGATACTCGTCTGCGAGCATATTCTTGTATTTATTTGTGCTGCTGATTTTATAGTTGCAAAGGGCGATGCCCTCACGGCTGCTGTCCTGAGCTGCTTTTGACTTACTTATGCTGCCAAGGTATTTATCATTGAATGCGGCTTTTATTGACTCAATTACTTCAGCTGACATTGTGTTGTTTTTCTCTGTCCATGTTGCGAATACTCCGAGTATTTCAAGGTCAGGGTTAGCATACTCATGGATATCGTCAATGCTGTCAAGAAGAAGCGGTATTCCGCTCAATGCCATTTCCTGAGCAAGCACAGGTATCAAGACCATATCTGCGGCGGAAAGCGCATTGTAGAGCAAGTTGCTTAGTGACGGAGGGCAATCTATGATGATGTAGTCATAGCAGCCGATGTAATTACTAATGACACGCTTCAGCACCATTTCGCAGCAGCGTGTTCTGCACAGGTCAACTTCAATTCCTGAAAGTGTTATAGTCGCAGGAATATAGTCAATGTTGTTCGGCTCGTTGTGGTGTACAGCCGTCTTGAAATCAACGGTTTTCTTATTTATGATAGATGACATAAGCTCAGTGATAGTGATATCGTCAGGGTCATATTCGTACTTCATACACGATACTGACAAGCTGCTCTGAGGGTCAAGGTCTATCATAAGGACTTTTTTCTCTCGCTGTGCAAGAATAGCGGCAATATTAAATGCCGATGTTGTTTTTGCGACGCCGCCTTTCTGATTTGCAACGGCTACGATCTTTGTTTTTGTGTTCTCCATTAAAAACACCCTTTCTGAAAATGTTTAAGTTCTCCGTATTAAGCACAGAAAAAGCGGCAGGGGAGAACGTCCTGCCGCTCAGGGAGCTACCCTGTCTATGCTTGATGATATGTGTAAATATCATCAAAAAAGCTGCCAAAGTCTTAGCAGCCATTTTCATGATATTTTGTTTAACTGAAAGAAATTTGTGGTTTTATTTTTGGATAGAGTGACTGGCTACGAACCAGTAGGTCGGGGGTTCGAGTCCCTTCTGGCGCACCAGCGTATTTACGCACTTTGCGAGCTTGCAGGGTGCGTTTTTTGTTGCCCATTTTGCCCGAATAATTCAATAATAGTTCAACTATTCTGAAAAAATAAAAAAATCAGCAGGCTTGATTTCGGTCAAAGCCTGCTTTTGTTTTATTCTGCTTTTTCTCACATGGGTCTGTTTTCGGTCTTAAAATAACATTCGCAATGCACTCAGCCGATTGCTTGTCAGCCTCTTTCATGATGTGGCTGTAAATATCTGTTGTTGTGCTTACTTTGCTGTGTCCTAATCTTTTGCTTATGCTGATACTATCCACTTTGTTGAAATACAGCACGCTTGCCATTGTGTGGCGGAATGCGTGTGGGTTTATGTGTGGCAAGTGGTAACGCTCCGAAAATCTGTCAAGATAGCCGTTTATTGTGTCGGGGTGCATTGGCTTGCCTGCATTGCCTGTTTTCTCTTGGAAGAAAAGATAATTTGTGTTGTGCCATTGGTCGCCATAATTGCTTGCCTGAACAAGATACCATTTGCGGTACTCTTTCAAAAGCTCCATTGTTTCTGCTGGCAATGTTACAAAGCGGTCGCTTTCCTCTGTTTTGGTGGCCTCCTCGTAAATGCCACGATCGGGAGCATAAAGCAAGTTGTTTTGTATATGTATACGGCTGTTTCTCCAGTCTATCACGTCCCACTTTAGCCCTGCTATCTCTCCACGCCTTGCACCTGAGATAAACAGAAGATGAACGAAAGTGCGCCATTTCAGTGGCTCAAGCTCCAGACAATCACGAATGCGCTCAACGTCCTCTATCTGAAAATAATTTGCGGTATGTGGCTTTTGCTTTGGCGGAGTGGCTTTCCGTGCAGGGTTAAAAGGTATGAGCATTTCTTTGTCTGCCTGCTCCAATACAACGGAGATAAAATGATGATATTCAAGTATCGTCTTATTTGACAGCGGTGTGTTATCACGCTTTATATTGAAAAGCTTTGACATTGGCATTTCAAGCAGATTTGCTATTGTCTGCGCTTTGCTTTCGGCTATATTTCCGCCATTGCATACTGTTGAGAGCGTGTTATTGCCTACACCTGCAAGCTCAGCGGCTTTCTTTATAGTCAAGCCACGCTGTTTGAGCATAGCTTTTATATCACGCTTGGCTGTTGCTCTGCCCTGTGTACGCCTTATGCCGTTTTTAGAAAGCGTTTCATAGAAGTTATTAAGGTGCTGAGGGCGTATTTCTGCAAGCTTTAAATGCCCGATACTCTCCACAGTAAGAGGCATAAACGAACGATAGCTCAGTATCGTCTTATGCTTTGCGCCTGCACGCTCTTTCAAGCCGATAACATACTCAGCGTATTCTGCAAAGGTCTGACGGCTGTCAGCTACAAGTCCGCTCCTGCACTTCTCCTCAAAGTCAACGGCAAACTTATTCAGAGCTTTCTCGTTCTGTCTGTCGGTCTTATTGGGGTCGGGCTTGAATGAAGCGGTATAGGGTTTAAGCTGTGAGCCGTCTGGAGCATAGCCCTTGAATACTCTCACGGAATACGAAATAATATTGCCGTCCTTGTCCTTTCTCGGCTGAATGTATGCCATTGTATCAAGTCCTTTCTGATAGTGTATTAAAATGGTACGCCGTTGTCTGCCATGATTTCAACAAAATCATCAAGCGTTATCGTCACATTGTCATTATCTCCGATTATTTCAAAAAAACCTTTTTCTCTATCAAAAGAATAATAGTTTTGGCGGTCAAGTTTCATATCAATAAAGCGGCACTCAAAAGCGTTCATTATAGTGGTTTTGATATCTTCGTAATATTCTGTGCTTCGATTTACCTCAATCGTTGAGAGTGCATTGTTATATTCCTGTGCAAAATAAGCAAGACCTGTGTCGCTTATCGTGATGTTCAAGTTAACTATATCATCATCAAAAGAGGCATTTCGCTTTGATAGTCTAATTTGTGATTTATCAAGGTCTAACAACGTCTTAATTGCATTTAAAATTTTGTTTTTGATATCTTGTTCATTGCTTTCCGCTGGACGTGCATTTATACCACATATTTCATCAAGAGAAAGATTTAATGCCCTTGCTACCCCTGCTATTAATGCAATGTTTCCACCGTTTTGTTTTTCACCTTTTTCTATATCGACAATTGTCGTTTTTGTCGTTTCTGCTTTATCTGCAAGTTGCTGTTGTGTTAAGCCTGCTTTAGCTCGTGCGAGCTTTATTTTATTACCCATATCCTTGACGTTGAGTTGATAATCATTCATAAAATGCTGACCTCTCTTTTATTGTTGTTGCTTTTATTATACCACGTTCAAGATATCTTGTCAATAACAGTTCTATGATACAATACACATTGTATGGTAAAGATATCTTGACTTTTGTTTCAAGGCTTATTGTATTGCAAAAGCAATTCTAATAAAAGAAAATTTATATTGACTTTACTAAAATATGGTTATATACTTAAATCAGCAACAACGAAACGAGGTGAAACGAAATGACAGGAGCAGAGGCAAAACAGCTCATAGTGTCGGCAGGCTTAAAGTGCTGGCAAGTTGCTGAGCTGTGGGGAGTGAATGACGGCAATTTCAGCCGCAGACTTCGTAAGCCGTTCAATGATAGTGAGGTCAAGAAGCTCAAGACTATTATCAAACAGCTTTCAGCCCAAAAAGAAAAGCCGTCCGAGTGATACCAGCACCCGAACGGCGAAGCAGGCTTTAATTCCTGCATATGAAAACACACACGTTTCCGCTCCTATTATACCACGCAATGGAGTGGAAAAGCAAGACCTATGCGTGGAGAATTGGAGTTTATTTTGAAAAACATAGATATTACAAGACCTGTTCCCAGAATGAGAACAATTCCGCAGGTGAAGAAAGAGTTCCCCGATCTACAGCTTTCAGAACGTTATCTGCGCTCATTGGTGCGTGAACACAAGGTGGTTTGCGTTCAGGTCGGTGTCAAGACCCTCATAAACCTTGACAGCTTGTTTGCGTTTCTTAATGGGCAGGGGGCATAAGACTTGGGCAAGGAAAAGGGCTGGATAAGCTTGTCCAGGAGCATTGTTGACAATTGGGTCTGGGATAATGGCGAACAATTTTCACGAGGTCAAGCATGGATAGATTTGTTACTTTCAGCCAATCACGAAGATAGAAAAATCATGTTTGACGGCAAGCCGCTCTTAGTAAAACGAGGCAGTTTTGTTACCTCTCAACACAAGCTTGCTGACAAGTGGCACTGGGGCAGGCATAAGGTGAGTTTATTTCTTAAAGCGCTGCAATCAGACCAAATGATTGACACAATCGTGAACCACCAGCAAACCGCCATTATTGTACGCAACTACGCCAAATTTCAAGCCCCTACAAATGGCAAAGGAACCAGCGAAGAACCAGCAATGAACCACTGCCGAACCACTGACGGACAAGTGAGGGACATAAACAATAATGGTAATAAGCTTAACAAGAAAAATAATATGGCTGCTTCCACAGCGACACAAGTAAACGTTGTGCGCACGGACAGACAAGGATACACCAATTTTTAAAGGAGAATTTATGAGCTACAAACTGCAAACACATGATATCTATGGCTTTGCCAACTCAATAGGCGCAGAAACTCACCGCAAGGGTGATGAACTATTCTTTAAGCTTTGCCCTTATTGCGGTGGCGACGGCCACGATAAAGATACATTCTCAATCAACCTCAGCTCGGGTGCTTTCAAGTGCTTTAGATCCAGCTGTGACAAAAGCGGACATTTTGTGCAACTAGCTAGAGATTTTGGCTATAAGCTCGAGTTTGAGGATGATAAACCAAAACGATATCGCAAACTCCCTCAGACAGCTATTGAGGTGCGTGACAATGCGGTTGCCTATATGAAGTCGAGGGGCATATCCGAAGCGACCACACGCAAGTATAAGGTCACTACACGAAAAGATCGTAATAATGTTTTGGTCTTTCCATTCTTTGATGAGCATGGCGTTTTGACTTGTGTCAAATACCGCAAGACAGACTACTCACCTGACAAGGACACTTGCAAGGAATGGTTTGAAAAAGATACAAAGCCGATACTTTTCGGCATAGCTCAATGCACGAAAAATCATGGGCGGCTTATCATCACCGAGGGACAAATCGACAGCTTATCTGTTGCAGATTGTCAGATAGAAAATGCAGTGTCCGTTCCCACAGGACAAGGCGGCAGAACATGGGTACAGCATTGCTATGATTTTGTTAACGGCTTTGATGAGATCATAGTCTTTGGCGATCATGAAAACGGACACGTTACTTTGGTCGACCAGATTACCGCTTCTTTTCCCGTTAAGAAAATCAAAGTGGTGCGTTCCAAAGATTACCTTGGAGAAAAGGACGCAAATGCTATTTACTGCAAGTATGGCGCAACTGCAATACATGATTGTATAAATAATGCCACTGAGATACCGCTTAAGGCCGTCAAGAAGCTGTCTGACGTTAAATCAGTTAATCTGGAACGCCTTGAACATATTGCAACAGGTATTTATGGCTTGGATAAGATAATTGGCGGCCTTTATATGGGGCAAGTCACTGTCATCACAGGCAAACGTGGCGACGGCAAATCAACATTAGCGTCGCAAATAATCGCAAATGCGTTAGATCAGCAAGACCCTGCCGGCGACCCTTATTCCGTTTTTATCTATTCTGGAGAACTACCAGACTATCACTTCAAGCGTTGGCTTGACCTGCAAATCGCAGGCAGAGAGCATATTGATGAGGCTGTCAATGTTTACGGAGATTACACTTATGACCTCTCAGACAACGTGGTCGATAAGGTAAACTTGTGGTATGATGATAGAGCATACATATTTGATAATACTGCTGTGACCGCTGAATTAAGCGTCGGGGGAGATAAAGCCGTGAGGACTGATAAAATTTCCTTACTTGGAACTATAGAACAGGCCATATGCCGCTTTAATGTTAAATTGGTACTGATCGACAACTTAATGACAGCACTAGACGTTGATTTATCTCACGACTTATATAGGGCGCAATCCGACTTTGTGAATGCAGTCAAGCGTATAGCAGTAAAGTACAATGTGGCTGTGTTACTTATTGCTCACCCGAGAAAATCAGCTGACGGCACAGAACTTAACGCCGACAGTGTCAGCGGTTCGGGTGACATTACAAACCGAGTTGACCTTGTCTTGACTTATGGCAAAAACATGGACAGCGACAAAGATATATATCAAAGCAAGATCGCCGTTGTTAAAAACCGCCTTACAGGCAAGCTGACGAACAGTATTAAGGTGCTCTTCAGCCAGGCAAGCAAACGCATTGGCTGCAACAACATGGAATGTACGAGGGTTTACAGCTGTTTCAAAGACGGCTTTGACGCTTCTGAGCCACATGATATGCCGCCATTTTGAAAATTTAGGTGGTGGGTCGAATTTTGCCCCTCCCCCCTCACTTTCAAGCCCTCTTTCCGCAAGGAGTACCGAGTGGGCAGAGGTCATTCTTTACGGCTCATAAAATCATATAGAGGGGTATTGCAAATTATTGTCAGATATATACAAGCATAGAGAGGTGTTGCAATGACTAATGAAGAATTAGCGGTCGCTATCAAGCAAGGCGGTGCAGATGATCTAAAGCCTGCTTTGTGGGACAGGGTAAAGTACTTGATGTTCAAGCTTGCAGGGCAATATTACAGCAGCTATGAGGAGCGTTTCACGTCTTGTGGGGCTGAGCTTGCAGACTTTCGGCAAGAGTGCTATCCTGCTTTTATAAAGGCTCTTGAGGCGTACAGTCCCGAAAAGGGCTATGCTTTCACAAGCTATCTTGAATATCACATACGCAATGCAGGTGCGGAGCTGTTGGGCATACGCAACGCTGACCGAGAGAATAACAAGCCTCTTGACAACTGCACAAGCCTTGATAAGCCCCTTGATACAGGCGACAGCAAAGAGCTGTGCTTAGCTGATATTATCCCCGACAGCAACTCACAAGAGGGCTTTGAACAGGCTTTACAGACCATTGCAGACGAACACACAAGAGAGGTATTGCACAAGGCTCTTGGCCGCTTAGACAAGCCCCTGCGTGATGTGATAGTGCTTTATTACTTTGAGAATATGACACAAGAGCAGATAGCAAAGCGTGAGGGCGTGAGCGGTGAGTGTATCAGACAACGCAAGGCAAAGGCTCTTAGAAAGCTCCGTTGTATGGCTGAACTGCGAATACTGCGAGAAGAACAGAACATTGAAAGCCGCCTGCATTTTGACAGCCGCACCAACACGAGGGCTTACTTCAAAGCTCAACAGCGTATCTCAGAGATAATAAAGCGTGGCTCATACCTCAGCTACGGACAGCGGCAAGCTATAATATATGACTGCGAGATAGAACAGCTTGCAGAGGACAATGCAGAGTATCAAGCAATGACACGCTTTGAACAGCTTTGTGCTGAGTATAACGTTTGGGAAAAATAAAAGAGAGCAAGCCTTTAACGCTCACTCTCCAATAATATTCACGGCTGGATATTTACATTTTGCCTGCCAAAGCCATTGCATAAATAAAGCCTTTGATAAAGCCGTCATGATAGCTTGCTCCCTGCGAATTGCCGCAAATCGTATCAAATTCAAACGCAAGCTTTTCATTATACTCAGACTTCAACTTGTCAAAAAATCTCTTTGTGTCCTCATTCATCTCCATTATGTAATCACTTTCGTACTGCTCCAAAGCTTGACCGAATTCACAATGGTTATAGTTTTTGAAGATGTTTTCTACAAGCTCCAGCTGTTTCTTATTAAGTTCCATGATTTTTTACCTCCGATTTTGTTTTAGGTTATTAATTTCTTATCGTAATTACATTATAGCATAGGTACACACCTATATCAAGCGGCATTATAAACAAATTTGTATATCTGAATTTATCTATTTTATATACTTGCTCACCTATTGCCGTTGTGCTATAATAAAACGAAAGAGGGTGATATATATGACAAAGCCTGCTACCATAGCCAAAAATAAATACAATGCAAAGGCTTATGATAGAATAGCATTGCAGGTCAAAAAGGGCGAAAAGGACAAGATAAAAGACCACGCCCAGAGTAAAGGTGAAAGTCTCAACGGCTTTATCAATAGGGCTATCCACGAAACTATGAGCAGAGATAAAACCGAATAA